CCTCCTGCCGTTTATCGTTATCATTTTTACTTGGATTTGCTAAAACGACACTGTAATATGCGGTTAGCCCCGCCTTTTTTACTTATTTGCGCCGTTTTTTGCATAAACCTGAGTTTTCTACTCAGAATTCTACTGTTTCCAATGATTGCAGATCAAATGAGTACTGTTGATACTTCATTATGATCTTCCGTGCCGACAGGCGACCGATTAACTCCTCGCTAGCGCTCGTCGTTAATAATGCTCGCTCGCTTCGCTCGCTCGTTGTTCAGATGTATATACTATTCAGATGATTTAGTTTACAGTTTGTTGTATGTGCTATATATGTGAGAGCATTAACTGTAAAGCTAAGCGCTATTCAGAGCGCGCACATGTAAATTCGTAAGCGACAGCTTTTTAAAAGCACGAGAGACATAGAGCCTCCCGTACTGTTATGTAATTATGCAAATGCTTTGATGTTTTCTATGTCAATTTGAAACTCTACGTCCTTTAATGCTTCTTCAAGTCTTTCTAGTCTATGATTAGCTTCACCTTTAATATATGCTTCTTTAATTAAACTTTCTAAGAACATTTTCTTTACAAATAATGATTCTAATTTTTTCATATCAATTCCCCCTAGTAAAAATAATATTATTCACAAAAATGTAAAGTATTGATGCGCGACAGCGCACACATTCCATAGCGACAGCTTTTAAAAAAAAGAGAGCAGGCCTAAGCCCACTCCCTGTACTGACTATTCTAATACGAAGCTATCAGGTGCAGAAGCTCTTTGTACTGGACATATCTTGTCCATAGCTTCCCAAGTTCTAGCAAGTATCTTTTGAAGTCTTTCAGAACCATATCTTCTACCTTCATATTCTCTAGGTCTTACAGAATAACTAGATAATACAGATACTCTATCACCAAGTTGTTCACATATACTATGTATAACTTTGATGTTTTCTAAGAATTCAGGTTCTAATACTTTATCGCCTGCTTTAGTCTTACCAGTATCTAACCATATTTGTCTATTTTCTGCTTTGTCTATACCTATCATGCTTCTATTTAATATGAAGATATATTTTTTATCTGTATCAGCTTCTTCAGCAACTTTTTCTAATTGTGATGCTAATAGATATGTCATGTAACCTCTAATATCTTCTACATTAGAGTATTTTTTGCATTTACCTGTTTCAGTATTAGATACTAAAACTATGTCTTTTCTGTTAACCATACATATTATAGTTTCTTTTGAATATTTAGCCATTTTTATACCTCTTTCTGTGCATAATGCACAATTGCATGCTCGACGACATGCTACCAATTAATTATTATATGGAGGGGTTAACCTCTCACAAAAATGTAAAGTCTTTGTGCGCGACAGCGCATATACAAATTAACAAGGACCAGAGTGTACATGTACAATGCTCCAGTCCTTATTATTATTTATATGTTACTTCTATAAGCTTCTAGACATGATAGAAGTTTGTTTTTTGTCACCATGGATTAGTCTTTTAAAACCTGCAACTGCTCTTTTAGCTGGTTCATATTCTGTAAACTCTTCACGAGTTATATTAGAGAATACTTCATCAGCAAATGTAGCACCAGCTTTATAAGTGGCTTTAACTGCAGTAGAAGTAGTTAAACCAGCATATTTACCAGCACATTCTGCTAAAGGAGTTACGATATCGTTAGCTACTATCTTAGCACTAGAATAACCAGTAGTAGTAGCAGATTGAACTAGCTTTTTAGTTTTAAGACCAACTGATTTCATAGAAGTAGTTCTATTTAAAAGTTTTATTTGGTCTTCTGTTAAACCTACTGCTAGTAATGATATCTTGCAGAAAGTGAACATATCAGGAGCTACTGGTTTCATAGATACATGGACGTTATAAACACCAGCTGATTTAAATACATCATCTATGATTTCTTTAGCTCTTGCTTCATTTTCTACTGTTATTTCGAAGCTACCAAGTAATAATTCACTACTACCATCAAGTACTTCGAAGTTTTGAGTTAGTTCTTCATTAGCATAAATGTTTTCAAGTAGACCATCAGCTTTTCTGTTATATAATAAAGCTTCGATTATTCTTGCTTGGTTGAAAGTTAAAGATTCTAAATCATATTTGATTAATTTATTTGGGTCATTATCTAAAACTTCTACACCTTCAAGTTCTTCACCTAATACAGGTTTGAAAACATTATCTAATATTTCTTGCATTGTATTGATATTACCAATCATAATTCTTAACATAAAAATTACCTCCTAAAATATATAAAAATTTATTACACAAAACTGTTGAGTTTTCGTGTACGACAGTACACAGTATTCGGTCCCGACAGGGGCTACTTGAGAGCAACTATTCAGAAAGCCCCGCAGGGGACTAGCGAGAGCCACTACTCAGTACCAATCCTCTATATTATTCGTGGACGACAGTACATCACGAATAATACCCCGAAGGCACTACATAGCTTCTCTTATACTATCAAGAGAACATTTAGCTTCAAGGGACCAACCTTGCGGTGTTCTACGTATTATTGTCTTGATCCCTCTTCTGCTTAATACTACAGCTATTCCCTTCAATGATTCAAAAGATTCAGAAAAAATAAAATTACTATACATACTATTTCTCCCCCTTATTTTTTATCAATTCTTTTTAAAATACCATCGGTGTCAATCACGAAACCGTTTTCATATAGAACGGCTTCTGTTTGTCTAATAGCTTCATAACATTTTTCTTTCAGTTGATTATCACTATATCTGTCAGGATTTAATAGCATGTCTGATTCAAGATTCATAATATTATTATACAGTTTCATTATATCTTCCATGAGCGACAGCTCCCCTTTCTATTAAATAATAAAAAAAGATGCCCCGAAGGGCACCTATTAAACGAATAATGTTTCGACTGTATCTAGTAGATTAGAATCATGTAGGTCAGCTACTAAATGATGGTAATCTTCGTCGTCTTCATTATCAATTATTCATAATAATACCTCCTAATAATAAAATAATTTTTTATATATCCCATGGTGGTATACCACAGTAATCTTCCATTTCAAAGTCGCTCATAGAATCTGTTCCATATACTTTTTCGTATATTTCATTTTGTCTTTTTAAATATTCGAATTCATATTTTTTTATAAATTCATGAGCTTCTTGTTTAGTTCTACCTTCAAATTTTACACACAAACATCTACAAATGTTATTTATATAATTCAGTTGTTTGTGTGTAGCTAGACTGTTGTATTCATCTATATGCTGTTTTATAAACTCGCTAGCTTCTTGCTTTGTAGAATAGAACATATCAAATTCTAAATCTAGTCTGCTACATATTTTACTTATAAGTCCAGACTGTTTAGCTGTTATTAAATCTTCCATGCAAATACACCTCCTATAAATAAAAAGGAGTGCTTAAATGCACTCCTTGTAAAAATGCATACAATCTTTTACAAGATCATATACATTAGTTATATAATTTACATAGAATATCTTTTCTGTCTTGAAATCCTTTGAGTCTATGCAAGACTCAAAGAATACATATCTATCTGATTCATCTGGAATAATGATAGATGGCTCACCATTGTCTTTAACAGTATAAAAACAGATAAACTTATCATCTACATCTACTGCTCTAGTACCAAAAGAATTAACACTAACTATTACTTGTTTCATAACAATACCTCCTATACAGTTTCTATAAAATTATATTCTCTATCGTATCTGTATTCATAAGTGTATCCATCGTCATAAGTACAGAATTCAATTAGATCATCATGATAATTACCATACTTATCTTCGTATTGTTCTCTAACCTCTAATGTTCTGTGATCATACACCCATTCACATGCAGAAGTCATAATATATAATGTCTTTCCTGTTTTACTGTCATATTCTTCTGATACATAATATGGATGTATTATGCCTCTTGGTTCACTTACTCTTCTGAATTTAGCTCCATATTTAAGCTCTGCATATTTCATTGCGTCTTTTCTATTATCGAAATGTCTTACACCTTTTATTAAAGATGGTCTTTCTAATCCTTTTGTATTTAATTTATAATCCATATCATTTCCTCCCCGATTTAAAGTCTCTCGACTATAGTATATAATGGTAAGGAGCTTTAAGGGTAAACTCCTGAACCCACACATTATTGCCATCATGTGTGAGGATGGTCTTGTTTCTAGTATTCAGACATTTGTCCAGTTGGACAGTCTTCATATTCTGTACATTGATGACAGTTGCCACCAATGCAATGTCCATCAGATGATGGTCTAACTTCATCAGGCATTACAGGTTCATCTTCGACTCTAAAGTCTTTAGATACCATTTTGTCTATTGCTTGTTTAAAGTTAGCTATATAATACATAGTAGCATTAAAGAAGTTACGTGTCCATGTATTATGTAATAAGAATACTTTAGATACTTTGGCGAATATTTTGAATTTAATGCTATTCCATTCGCCATTCATGTTATTATAAGCTCTATTTAAAGATTTAGCTGCGTCTTCAGTTTCGTCTAATATAAAGTTAGTTCTCATGAAGAATTCTACTACATCAGTTTCTTTGAATTCTGGATTATCAAGTTTAGCTCTAATGTCATTTAAAACTTTAACGTCTTCTTCATCACAAAGAACTTCTATTTTATCTAAGAATTCACACATACCTGCTTTTTCTCTTTCACTCATTACTATTTTCATATAAACATACCTCCTATAGGTTAATAATATAATATAGTTGAGAGAAGACTACCACAATTGATAGTCTAATCTCTCACAAAATTGTATTGTATTCGTGTCTGACAAGACACTCTTTCTAGAATGGAATTTCTTCGTCAAAACCAGCAAATGGATCTTCGCCAGAATTATTAAAGTCATCAGTGAAATCATCTGCATTAAAATCTACTACTTCAGATTCAATTACTTGTGATTGTATAGGTTGAGATTTAGGAGCTGAAGTAGATACAGGTTGTTCTACTGGTTCTACAGCTGGTTCAACAATTTGTTGTGCTACTGGTTCAACTACTGGCTCAACAATTGGTTGTTGTACTGGTGCTGGATTACCCATAACACTTGCTAATGCTTGTGCTACTGCATTTTGTATCATAGCATTAACTTGTTCTTGAGTAAAACCTTGTACAGGTTGAGATGCAGGTTGAGATTGAGTTTGACTATCTTCAACTTGTACTTTATATAGTACATCTAAAGCTCTTTGTTTAATCTTGACCATTTCTTCATCGACACTAGCTAGAGATAAACTATATATATTTACATTGAAGTTTCTGTCATTATATGCTTTAACTACATGTTTCATTTTATCTAGCATATAGACAGGAATGATATCGCCAGAACCTACAAATTTTTGAGTACGTATATATTGTCTGAAGCTGGCACCGAATACACCTTTAATACAATTAGGTATACCGATATCAATAACTAATTCAGATATTGTATCATTAGTAGGACATTTTTCTAGGACATAGTCTAACGCTTCAAGTGAATTCATAATAGCGTTTTTATTATGATTAGAAAATCTTCTGAATCTGTGTTTGTCAGACATTAGTATTGCTATACCATTGCCTGCTACAAGAGCGTATCTCTTTCTGTTACTATCTAAAGTAACACTTGATTTTTTATTATTATTATAAGTTGCCATAATAAGTACCTCCTAAAAAATAAAAATAATAGGTTACAAAAAACCTTCACAAAACTGTAAAGTATTCATGTGCGACAGCACATGCCACTAGTGAGAGCCAATATTCAGTAACGGCCCCGCAGGGGAGTAATCACAAAAATATACTACTGATATTATGATTACATATAATACTTCACAATACAGTTAAGTATTCATACACGACAGTACAAATAGAATAGAGCCCGAAGGCCCTATCTATTATTTATGTTGCATGATTTCAAAAGGAGAAATGTAGAATTTCTTTCTCTTGTAATCAGCGTATGTAACTGTGCGCAACTGCCAGTATATCTTGATATGTGGCTTTGAATCTGGTATTGTATACCAGATGTATTTAACTCTGTTGCGCCAGTAAGGTTGTGTTCGATATTCTTGCCCTCTTTCAAGGTAATATCGAACTCCCTGTGGTACTTGTGATAAATCGTATTCAATGTAAGCGCCGTAATCTCCGATTACTAGTCGCTCAAATGAAGTAGCGATTAATTTGCCATCATGTGTATATAATGGCTTGCTAGCGTCCAAATGGAGAAAATCAGTGTATTCTTTGTAAATAGCTCTGATTTGCTCACTTCTTCCAGAAGCTAACTTTTTGTAATTTTTAGGATTCTCAAAGTCAAATTCATCTTTGAGTCTGTAAATCATATCTCGCTTAATGCAAGATATCTTTTGAGAATCTGTAGCTGGGCAAGGAGTAGGGCAATCATAGTTGAAGCATTCCTCGCAAATTTTTATATCGATCATACAGAAAACACCTCCGATAAAAAATAAAAAATTCATATAACTGTATAGTCTTCCCACGCGACAGCGTGAGAAGAAGTAACAAACAACAAACACAGGTAATTAAATACCTGCGTCTATTATAAGTTTATCATCACCATATCTATTCATGGCATAATTTATACAGTTATAAGTGCCACCTTTGCGGACACCATCGAATACAGTGACAATATATTTACTATTATCAACCATATAACGATTACGTCTGTCAAGAACGTCTGCTACTCTACAATTTTTATTTGGGAACAATCCAAATATTTGGTCTATATATATAACACCATCAGAAGCTTTAAGCATACGATTATATCTATCTATACTTTCAGCGTTCCAACGTTTTTCTTGACCGCAAAATGGTACAACGACATAATTTTTTACTGGTATACCTTTAGATTTGACATACTCTATTGCAAAGAAAGCAATTGTATCGGCACCAAGAGCACCGCCAGTAAAAAATGTGTCAACATCATATTTAGTATATAAAGTATATGCTATCTTTGCTAATTTATGAGCTAACACTTGATATTTATTATTACTAAGATCGTAACCATATAATCTTTGTGGTCTATGACCTGTAAAACAACAACTTTTGTACATATCTAATTTAATCATAAAATATCAACCTCCTTGAAAATAAAATATAATGAGCAGTTAAAAGCATGCTCAGGCTATATATGAATTAAACTAATTGATACATTTTGTTATCTTTAACTGTTACCATATCAGGCATCCAGTATATGAACTCTGTGTTTTTGAATGTATCAATTAGTTTTTGAATAAGGCCTCTACGTTGTTTTGCTAGAAATATAAGTTGTAAATTGTTAAGGCTATATTCATAGTTATTACCAAGGATACTACGTAGAGATTCTATTTGTTTTTGAGTGCAACCTCTACGATCACGAGTATCTTTGATAAATGAACATTGTATATCGATAAATCTGTCATCGATAATAATGTCATGTATAACTTTATTAATGATGTAATCTGTATTATCACGATTTTTATCATAGATATATACAGTTTTATGATTGAATAATTCAGTAAAGTCGCTATCATCTAATAACTCTGGATTAACGACTAAATAATTTTTATACACAAACATACTACTTTCTAACACTTTAATCATAACGATACCTCCTAAAAAATATAAATTCACAAAAATGTGTAATATTCGTGGCGACAGCCACAGCGACAGCTTACAGATAGAACAAACAAACTACGGCCCCGCAGGGGGGGCTATTAAAGAACAGTAATAGTATAGCCCCTAGCTACATTGGTGTTAATTATGTCACCTCTACTCATATTATCACCTCCTTAAAAATCACTTTCGTCAAATTCTACGTTGTCTTGTAATTCTTCTAATGCAATATTATTACTAGCTATATCGTCAAGTTGTTTGTCAATTGCATCACTTAATTGTTTGTCTACATTGTAGATTAGTTTTAATACGATTTCTCTCAATTTATTTGCGTCTGTGCCTGTTGATGGTCTTGCATTGTATTTATTAACTGAGAAGATGAATCTTACGTTTTTATATACTATTGCTACATTTAGACCTTTTTTGTATGCTACGAATGCATGGTTAGTCACGTAACCTAGATACTTTTCTTCACCTTTGGCTGTCATGCTAGGAGCTTTATATATTAAAAGACCTTTACTAAGATAGTCATAGTAGTATCTTTTTTCATATACAGGAGATGTAGGTCTGCCTGTTAACACAACTGGTTCTCTGTTTGGTCTCATATGAGACTGAATAGCAGCACTTATTTTGTCAAGTTCTTCAAGAGTGCCTTTGAAACCATATATAGTTGCACGAGCTATTCTTTCACTTGCCATGAAGCTATAAGCATAGTTGTTAAATCTAACTACGCCATAATATTTAACTGTATTTGGTATTCTATACATGTTAAGTATAGAGTTTCTTCCTCTGTTTTCACCAACAACAGCTAATTTAGATTTCATTTCATATTTATTCATATCATTTACCTCCAGTAATTTATTTAATATAATAAAAAAAAGAGAGACCATTTCTGATCTCTCTGCATTGCACAAACTATCTAACTCTAGCTAATAAAGTATAATACATAAAAGTTATGTATCTTTCTTTATCTTTAACAGGCACGTCTGTTTCGTCTTTAGCCATTAACTCTACCTTTTCTAATGATAAATTATCAAATATGTTAGTGTAAGCTAACTTACCTGATTTATTTGGTGCTATTGTAGATGTTACTACAGCTATTTTATTATCTTTAGTCATAACAGCCATTCTAGAGCTTTTGACTTTTATTGCTTTACTACTATTAAGAGCTTTGATATTGTTAGCGCAAGCAAGTCTGTCATCACTTAATCTCTTAGTAGCAGGATTAAAGAAGCTGCAAACAGGTATTGCTACATATTCATCACTTATTTGATCATAAGGATTGTAGCTAGCAACAAGTTTGCCATCAACTACTGTAACTTCGCCTGTGAAGTTTTCTTCGACACATAATTCAAAGTCATCAGTAGCGCCATCTTCTAACATGTATACATTACCATCTGCGAAATCTTTAGGTTTGTCAGTTACAGTTAGAGGAACTTCTAAGTGGCCACCATTATATTCATAGACAGCAATATCGCCAAATATTCTGTCCATTATACTCAAGGCTTTATTTACGTCAGGCACATGTGAGTTTATGTCTTTGCTATTATAATAGTTGCCCTTTCTGTTTAAGAAACATATTTCGACTGCTAATTTGTATACGTCTCTATCATTCATGCCTTCTAATCTAGCAGTACCATATATGGCGTCTCTTATACGGCCATAAAACTTATCTGAATAGTATGTTTTAACTATATTTTTATCTGGGTTGTCTTTTCTTTCTAGCCAAACTATTCTTTCTAACACGTTTTTTGTAACAGGATATTTTTCATTTAAGTTAGAAAGCAATCTGTTGTAATTGTCATATGAATAATATCTTGTTTCTTTTAGCTTTTCATTGATACAATCTTCAAGTTTATCTTTGACTGCCATTTTAATGTCACCGATTGCATCTTGGAAAGCGTCATCAAATTCTTTAGGTAATATCATTTGATAACCATAGCCACAGCTGATAACGTTGGCACCTCTATCATATAGATTAGATGTCAAGCATTTAGTTTTGTCTCTACCTGATTTGATGTTGCCTATACAAGCAGAGCCTTTGCCAACGAACCCATGGATGTTTCTACTAAAGTGTCTATCTCTATGTTTCTTTACGTCTATAGAGCTTTCACCTAGGGCTCTGACGATATTGACAAAGTCATTAATAAATATGTCATATTCTTCTGCTGTCGTACTCATGTTAAACTTTTGAATTTGTTCAACACAAGCTTGGATTTCAGCTTCTGATATTAAACTTAGTTGTCTTTTCATGCCAAAACGATTAGTCATAGTTACTTGATTGTCTTTGTTATATATAGTAGTTATCTTGCCTCCTTTTAATGCTTTAACTGAACTTACTTTTTTCATTTTGGCAAGTTCTTTTAGTGGTATCAGCATTTCTGCTAATAGATTTAAACCTATTTCTGTCATGCTTCCTTTTTCGTCAAATATTTGGTTCTTGTTTAACATCAATACGTTAGAGCCTCTGATTATAGTGATACCTATTTCAGACCCTAATATAGTAGTAGATATTAATAAGCTAAGCTTATCATCTACACAATCTATATTTATTGCTAACTTTCTTTCGGCCCAATCTTCATATACATTATTTGATAAACCTCTAACATCTAACACTTTAACTATGTCTTTATCTTGCATTTCATAACTATTGTATTTCATACTAATACCTCCTAATATAATTTTGTATAATAAAAAAAGAGAGACTATTTACTAGCCTCTCTACAGGAACAATCTATTTATAGCTTATTATAGCTGCTTGACCTACGTTGTTATTCTTAATTGCATATTTTCTAACAGCTAAACTAGTGAAGCCTGGTATATGACAATTAACTTCACCAGTTTCTTCATTTAATTCTTCGAATAAGCCATAATGTACTAGCTCATCATTGTCATCATATTCTACTTCTTCAAAATATAAAGTAAAATCATCACCATCGAAGTCTGAACCTGCGCATTGATTCTTCCAAGTATTATCTGCAGGAACCATTACGCAGTTATTTGGACAAGTTTCATAAAACTCGATTAAATCTTGTTTTAATTCATCATCCACAGGTAGTTTTGCTATTCTACCTTTAATTTCTTCTAAGCTTATACATTTAAGAACTGCATATTCGTCTGTACCTTGAGATGGATATTTAATACCTACACACATTCTTAATGTATCAGCTAACATGTTGTCATATTGTTTAGTGCTATGCATTTCTTCAAATGCTGGACAATAGATTTCTAATGCATGCACTTTATATGGGTCCATGCCACCTGGTTCGATAAAATCAACCCAAGTTGCACCCAATACAGAAGTACCACCAGTTAGTATAATACTGTCATCTGGAGTTAGTCTTAAATACATACTATTAACTGGTATATTTGCAGACGCTGTCATACTTCTTACAAAGCTGTCGTCTGCTTTTATGATTGATTCGCCTATATGTCTATCTTTGCTTGCTATTTCTTTAGCTGCTGCAAGTTTATTTTCATAAATTTGACCAGCTAATTTTAAATAGCCTTTTTTGTTGTCAAATCTTAAAGTGTATTCACATTTTTTATTGTTATATGCTTTAATAGCAGCTTTGATAGCAAAAGCTTGGATTTCATTTGGATATTCTTTTGCTACCTTTGATAATGCTTGATTTGATAAGTTACTTGTTGTCATGTTTGTCATTGCTACAGCATATAAGTTGCAACCGTCTTTGATTTTAGACATGTTGACAGCTTTAAATTCATCCTTAGTACCAACTAAGTCGACGTTTCTAAGCATTGCATCTAATTTATCTGTTGGCAATTTCTTAAGTGCTTTACCACTTATCATTTTGCCATTGTAAATTAAATGACATTTGTCAAGATTTTGAGCCATCATGATTTTGCAATATCTTGCTATCATTCTGCCTCTGAAAAAGCGGCCATGAGCTTTCATAAGTAGAGTGTCACATCTACCTTGAAGAGAAAGCCCAAACATCATCCAAGGTTTTAGTCTTGGATATATAGCTTTGTATAATGGATATATTGTTTCGCCATTAAAGCGAACAGATCCATCAGCAAAGTTAGTGCCTATTTCAGCACTGATGCTGTTATTTTCTTCATAGTCAGAACCATAATTTAATTCTGCATCCATGAAGAAAATGTTATTTAAGTGACCTATTGGCATCATTGGAGTAGTAGTACAGATGCCTAATCTGTCTGCAATTTTACTTATATCATCTATAGTAACATTGCCTTTCTTTAACATCTGTTTATATTTATAAGATAGAGAACCGCCAGATAATTCATCTATCTCATTGAATCTTTTTATTGCTTCTGATAAAAGATTCTTTTTATCAACGACAGCATAATATATTCTGCTGCCCTTGATAAGTGAAGGTGATTCTGCATAAGGCATCATAACTATTTGAGCTCTTCTTAGATCATCTTCTAATATAAAGTAGTTACTTTCAGCTCTAAAGCCTAAAAATATTCTACTTCTTATGTCTTCTGCTATACTGTCACCAACTTTAGGGTTTATAGTACCTCTAAAGTCTATCATAAATAGACCTTTAACATAATTAGCGTCGGCTTCTTGACAATTGCCTGTGACGTATTTACGTTTACTTATGATTTTGCCTTCGTCGTCGTATTTAGTTGCTAATATAGTATGTCTATCTTCGTCGACTTCGAAGTTTTTTAGTATATTTAACATACCTATAGATTCATAGCATCTAGTAGCTGTTATATATACTTCTTCATCTTCTAATTTGAAACTGTTGATTACATTTGTAGTATTGTTAAGTGGTGCCATGATGCCTTCTTGAATCTTTCTTTGCTGACTTACAGATAATGTTTTCATAAAAATTACCTCCTACTAGGAAAATATAGTTAAGCCTTTTTAGGGCATGCTTAGGCCCATGAACTACTCAGCTAATCTGGTTTATCTAAATAAAAAAAGAAACTTATGTTTATGCTCTGTTATAACGGCATAAATGCATATAAGCTTCTTTTAATATTTTTTCTCTTTTTTTATTGCTCATAGTGTAGACTTTCATATGCGCATAACGTCTAGCATCCTTTTCACAAGGTTGCTTTCTGTAAGCTGCATAATTTATAGATGAGCTTATGTATTTCTCATTATTATAGATACTATTATCATTTTGCCATGCGTGTCTAAGTTCATGGCATATAGTGTCTAATAATATATTAAGATCTGATACCGATCTTTTTTGTCTTATAGCTCTATCTATATAGAAGCTATTTATGTAGACATAATCGTCTACGTAATTATAGCTTCCTAAACTACATTCATCTTTTCCATAGGCGATTGTAGATATTTTTCTACCTATTACGTCTTTTGCTAAAGTCGTAACTATTGATATAGCTACTTCTTGCATAGCTTCTTCCTTGCTGTCAAATTTTATTATTTCAGCTCTAATCAATTGTTTTAATGTCATTATGCCAATGTTTTCTTTTTGAAGTCTTGCAGATACTTTTTTACACATTAGCTTGCTTATTTCGTCTAATTCCTCAGCTGTCTCGTCGCTCATAGCGACTGCGAATATTGCTAAACTTGTCATTAAACCTGCTAATACTAACAACATCATTCCTATTATCTTTAACATACTCATTACCCCCTTGGTTATATACTATTATTGTTTGAATATGCACTCCCACACAATCATGTCTACATATGTATGGAGTGCATATAGCTTATATATGTAAACAATACAAATAGTTTACTTATTATGTTTCATTTTCTTTGATGCTTTCTTCATAAACCATTTCCCTACTTTTATCATACTGTCATACCATTTCATGACTAGTATGCTTGATGTAGGCTTAATGCTATAATCAACAAAGTGACCACACTTATTGTATTTATAACTATCTCCTACAAACTTGATCACTGCAGCTTTATCTAATTCATATAGTTCTTGATCAGTTAAGAACCACATGTGATCTATTTTGTCCATTAAGTTACCATTCTTATTAAAGACATGGACATTCTCTAATAAGTATGTAGGTTGATCATTCCAACCATCCCAATCGATAGTTGTTAACTTACCTATAACTGTTACATCTTTCTTGTTCTTTAATATTTCTCTCATGATATCCCCCAAAGCAGCTGGTATGACGTTGCATATTACTCCAATACTGCTCATATACACTACTCACCCAGGTCTAAGTACCCTGGGGCAACAATTCTATTGTTTGAGGAGTATATATATAAAGGTGGTACTGCTCGCAATTTTTGAAAAAATTTTTCCCCCCTTATACTGACATCGCATATATTTCAAGGACGCTCATAGTTCTATTGACATCAGACGCGCGTAATATATTTATAACTATAGGTAATAAGAATAGAGATAGGAGATGGTTATATGGCTCAAGTAAAAATTAATAAAGAGAGATTTGTTGAAGGTAGATTTACAGTTAAACAAAGAGTTGTCGATACTGACGAAATGATAATAGATGAAAATGGTAATGAAGTACCTAAACAAGAAATAGTCATTCACGGTATATTTTCAACTCATGACTATATCGAAGAACTCGATACTTTAGAATCAGAACGTTATTTAATACAAGGCGTACATGTATTTGAAGAAACATTCGGTACTAACGATTATGAAATAACATATGAATTTACTGCTGATTCTTTTACTGTTAAAAAGGATTATGTTCCAGATAAAGTCAAAGTAATTGTTGAAGCTAATCTGTATCAAGATGAAAATACAGAATACTTCCATAGTGTTAACTGGAATATAGCTGAAGAAATCTACGACGATATTATTAACGGAGGGAAGGAGGTATTAGAAGATGGCGAACAAGAGTAATAAACAAGTAAGCGAATATGAATTCGAAGTAGATCAAGAAATAAGTCATGAACTTGTCGCTGATGAAGTTAAACGACAAGAAGTAGTAGAAAACAGAAAACGTCTAGAAAATGATTTAATTGCCGCTGATAATCCATGGGGATATTCTCCTGCAGGATTAGAATCTAAAAGTGCAGCTATGGCTATGTTATCTACTAAGTCTGGACTTTATGCAAGAATTCCGATTACATGTAAAGGCGATTGTTGTCCATACAGTGAATCTTGTATGTTATTAAAATATGATATGGCTCCAGAAGGCGAAAAATGTGCTCTCGAAACTGCTTTAATAGAAAAGAACTTAGAGGGTTATAAACGTGATTTTGACCTAGATCCTAGTTCTTCATTTGTAGACTTCACATATGTTAAAGAACTGATAAATACAGATATAATGATAGAACGAGCTCAAGCTTTATTAACACAAGAAGGTATAGCTGTAGAAGAAGTTTATACTGGTTCTAATGAAAGAACAGGAGATGACTTCTTCAGAAAAGAAGTATCGAAAGCTCTCGAAATATATGAAAAACATTGCAGACGTAGAGATAAGATACTTGATAATATGCTAGCTACACGTAAAGCTAAAGCACAAATGAAACAAGGTGACGAAAAATCTATTTACGATATGATTCAAGAAAATATGAATATGGATTACGTAATAGAAGAAGTCCCTGAAGAATTCCAAGAAGAATATAGTACCAACAACGATACTAATAATGAAGAGGAGTGATATATATGGCTGTTGGAGATATAGGAAAAAAAGCAATACAATTTGGTAGAAACGTAGCATATGGTTTAAAAGGTTCAACTGTAGGATGGGCCGAAGGTATAGGTATACGTCAAATACAAGCCAATATGACTGCAGACCAAAAGAAACATTTACTTGAATATGGTAAAAAAGCTGAACAAGCAGCTTTAAAAAGTGGTAAAACTGCTAAACAAGCTAAAGACATATCACGTAATGCTAGAAGAGAATTAGGAGAACGTATACTTGCTAAACAAACTACAGGTTATCAAGTAGGAGATTTTCTAGGCTATGGCGTACGTAATATATACAAAAATAAAAAAGATGGGATGCCATTTGATAGAGCAGTACAAAAAGCATTTACTAAGACTGTTAAAGATGATAAAGGCAATCTTGTTAAACAACTTAATGCTAAAGCTATAGCTGGTACAGCAGTAACAACTGGTATGGCTGCGAGAGTAGTATCAGGTGGAGGTCTATACAAAGACCGTAACGGTAATACAAACTTACCTGTTATTCCATTTATTTAGGAGTGTGATATATAAATGAAGATTCCAGGACTAGGTTTTGTAGGAAAACGAATAGGTAAAGTTATAAATCAATCTGGAGGGCCTGAAGCCAGTGCGCTTAAAGTTATTGGAAAAGCTGGAGCTTTTGTAGGTAAAGGTATAACAAAAGGATTTAGGGTAGGTGCAAGTGCTGCTGCTAAAGTTATTGGATTAACAGAAGAGGCTGCAGATGGAAGAACTATCTTTGAGATGGGTAAAGACATCGGCAAGGCTGCTGGTAAAAAAATAGGTAAAGCAGGAGCATATGTAGCTGCAGAAGGAGGGGCTCAGTTAAATTACGCTAACTTTATTGCACAACAATTAACTGGTAAAGCACCAATAACTAGTTCCCTACTAGGAACTAATCATCCAGTAACAAAAGTTATGAAAGCCATGGCTCCATTAAGACCTTCTGATAAAAGTTTAATAGGATACAAATTAAGCAAGACAGGTAAAGGTTTAGTAATTGGTGGAGCTATAATGGCTGGAGTAAAAGACGGAGCCGTTGCTTTTAATAACTCTAGAATTGGTACTAATGACGGTACTGTTTATAACAACTTATTACAATCTAATGGTCAAGGTAATACTTGGCAAAGTATGCAACACAATTATTTAAATAATGCAGGAGCTACAGGAGATCTTGGTTTTGCATTACATGACTTGCATCATTCTCCATATTATTAGAATTAAAGGAGGTGAGAATAGATGCCAAAAAAGCCAGATAATGAATATTACAGACAACGTATAATAAATGATATGTGGAATAATATGGATCCAAATATGACTATCGGTGACGTACAACAATCGTTTGCTTCAGCTGGTATTGAACCTGTTAAGCCAGGTGAAATAAATCCACAGCAAGCTTATCGAGATATGGTTAATAGGAGACAACAAATACAGATAAATGACGCATGGAAAAATGCAAATAATAACATGAGTGTAGAGAATTTCATGGATCAATTTGTCGGCGTTGATGGACAAACGCAATTAGATATAAACGAACAAAAACTTCGTATGCGCGGTATTCAAAACAGAAATGCTGGTATACCTGAACAAGAAATCGGAGGAGATATATGGGATTACATTAATAGAAATAATATAGATACTACTATAGGAGACGTTCAAAAATCATTTGAGGCTGCAGGTGTACAGCCTGTCAATTCAGGAGATATCGATGTTCAACAAGCACATCAAGAAATGATAGGTCGTAAACAACAATCACAAATAGAAGATGCATATAAAAATATAGATAAAAATACAACTGTTGAAGAATTCATGGATCGCTTTGTAGGTATAGATGGACAAACACAACAAGACATAGATGCTATGAAGCTTTCTAATAGAGTAAAACAAAACAAAGCTGCTGGATTGTCAGAACAAGAATCTATAGACGATATGTGGAACTATGTAAATAGCAACAATATAAATGCTTCTCTAGAAGATGTACAAAAATCATTTGAGGCTGCAGGTGTAGAAGCTGTTAAGCCTGGAGAAGTTAATACTCAACAAGCTGTTTCAGAATTACGAGCTCATAGAGATCAATCTCAAATCGATGATATATATAAAAACCTTGACCCTAACATGACAATAGAAGACTTTATGGATCAATTCGTAGGTGTCGATGGACAGACTCAACAAGATATCGATGCTATGAAATTATCTAATAGAGTTAAACAGAATAAACGTGCTGGGTTATCTGAACAAGAATCAATAGATGACATGTGGAATTATATTAAGGATAATAACTTAAACGCATCTATCGAGGATGTTCAGAAATCATTCGAAGTAACAAGAGGTATAAGACCTGAATCTGATCTTCGTAGAGTTACTGAAGAGGCCGCTTTAGCTTATGACGGTATCCCTGAAAGTGTAACAAAGCAATTCGATATGTTCAAGCCTACTGTTAAAACATTAGAAGATGGTTCAAGAATCGAAACTATAGATCTAGGTAATGACATGTTTACGAATGTCAAATTCGATAAAGACAATAATATTTTAAGCAAAGGTTACACAAAAGGTAAAGACGCTTATAATGTTTATTATAATACAGAAGGAGATATTATATCTGAAGCATATAAACATAATAAGATAGCTAATAATATTGTTGAGTACAATAAAAAGCTTGAACCTACGGACATAATGACAACAGAAAAATTTGATTTAGAAACTGCTAAAGGGCTTAAATCAGAAGCTAGTAAATTATGGGAACAATTTCAATATGGTGGAGTTAATGATCAAATACCTTATGTTCATTATAAAAATCATAATCAACCAATTAATCCGAATCCGAACCCAAATCCACAACAACCACAACCAAAGCCTGAGCCTGAGCCAAAAACTAAGCCAGGTCCACAACCTGAACCAAATACTTTCAATCCAGAGCAACCAGACCCTACATTACATTTTAATCAACCAGATTATAAAAAATATAAAATGCATGATGTTGTAGCTGATGAATTCACACCTACTCCATTAAGTAATTATGATAGACGAATGAAGGAGTATAGTGATTACATAAAAGAATATAAAAGAATGCAAAAAATGGCTCAAGAGTCTGCTCTTACTTCTGAAGCAGGAGCTCGTAATTATGAAAAGAATAAAGATGCACTTGAAAAATTCTTTGGTAAAGATAAATTCAGTTCTGAAGACGCTGCATTAAAATATGAAGAAGCTAAACTTTATGGACCTCATAGAGACAATCCTAATGATCCATTACGAAGAAATAGTAAAGCTTGGTGGGATGAACGTGAAGAACTTCTTCGTAAACGTAGAGCATGGAGCAAGAACAAACAAAGCTTTATTAATAGTGAAAAAGCTGCGCGAGAACTTGCTGATACTAAATTCTTACATGAAGTAGCTGCTAACAGAGATATTTATGATTTACTTAGAACTCAACCTACTAATTATCTTGGTACACCAGAAGTTCTCAAATCAATAACTGATGCTGATAAATGGCTAAAAGACGAAGAGAATATAGCTCGTTACAATAGCATACCAGAAGAATTTAGGAATCAGGTCGAAGGAGACATCAAAAAGAAAAGATTCGAACTTAATAAAGCTAGACGTAACGCTAAGCTTGACGCTGATTACGCTAACTTTAGATCTAATTATGAATCTTTAACAGCATCACAAAAAGAACAAATGAGACGTTTACGTAGATTAGAGTCTAGATACAGAAAAGTTAACGATCCTACTAGACGTACAGATATCTTAGATGAAATAAATCAAACTAAAGGTAAAATCAAAGATTTAAAGAGTCAAAGAAAAAGTACTAAAAAAGATATGAAGCGTACAAACGCTAAAACGCGTGATAGAGCTAGTAATATCAAAGAAGAAATAGGAAATATAAAAAATGAAATAAATGATAACAGAATATTTGGTTCAATTCAAGAAGCATTCGAAAAAGAAAGAGCTGCCAATCCTTCATTAACTATGGAACAGTATTTAAAAGATAACTTTAAGAATACTCGATTCGAAAACTTCAAGCCTAAAGCTGATTACGAAATAGAACAACTTAAAGATAAGTTACAATTCCATAAGGATTTATTAAAAGAAAAGGCTGATATAGATATAGCTAAAGAAGAAGGAGATATAGTAGAAAGAGGTCTGTCTAAACTTAAGAAAGCTAGCAAGCTTGATATAGCAATGTCAAGTATCGGTGCTATCAGTAAATATAAAGATTCACGTAAACAAGGACGTGGAGTTATGTCTTCTGTAGCACGTGCTGGTGTTGACTTCGCCGCATCTCAATTAATGGGTACAGGACTATATATGGGTCTTGCCGCATTTAGAGCAGCTCCTAAAGCACTCGTTACTGGTGCAATGTATCTACAAAATGAAGTACGACAAATGAATACAGCTTCTAGATTCAGAGTATTTGGTGATGCTAGTTTCCAAGATTCAGATCAATTAGCTACAATGAGACAATCTGGTATGGAAATGGCTAAGATGGCTAACTACAATCTAGAACAAACATTAATGGGCAACGAAGCTCGTTATTTACATAAGTAAATAATATATTAATTAATAGAAAGGAGGAAATAGTGTATGGCGAATGTTTTGCCAAAAGCTCAACAGCTAAAATTAAAAAATGTAATGAATGACCCCGTTAAATGGGCTCAAACGTTTTTAATAAGTTACGACAAGAATTTGAAAAAAGATACGCCATGGACTGCACGTTGGTATCAAGTACAGATGCTCCGCGATAAATCTCTTAAAAAGGTTTATCGTTGTGGGCGTCGTACTGGCAAATCCGAGGTTATGGTTATAGAAGCACTATATAATGCGACCACTAACAGAAACTACAGGGTTCTATTAATAACACCGTATGAAGCGCAAGTACGTTTATTATTCATGAGACTTAACGAATTGAAAAACTCTAGTCCGTTGCTTGCCAGTCTTATTTCATCGACTACTAAGAATCCATATAAAATGGAATTTAAAAATGGTAGCTGTATAATGGGATTTACAACAGGAGCATCTTCTGGTTCTTCAGGGGCTTCTATTCGTGGTCAAGCTGCAGACTTACTAATATTAGATGAATGTGACTATATGGCCGATGGTGACTTCGATTCAATAATCATGATAGCAGGTGAAAGACCTGACATACGTGTTATAATGAGTTCTACTCCAACTGGTAGACGTGGTAACTTTTATAACTGTTGTACTAATAAAGCAACAGGTTATGTTGAACATTATCATCCATCTACTCACAACCCTCAATGGTGCGAAAAGATGGAAGCAGAAATGAGAGCTATGCTTTCTGAACAAGGTTATATTCACGAAGTTTTGGCTGAATTTGGAGATCAAGATACAGGTGTATTCAATAAAGATAGACTTGATGAAGCATTGACATTCTACGACTATTCATACAGAGAACTTGATTGTTATCAAAAAATGAGATGTGAAGAAAGTGGTAAATGGCCAGAAATGTTAATATATGATGAAACTAATCCAGCTCCACCTAATATGTTCCGTACAATGGGTGTTGACTGGGATAAATACGGAGCGTCATCATCTATACTGATATTAGAATACAATATGGAATTACAAAAATTTATGGTTCTATTGCGATATGAAATGCCAAAAGCCGAATACTCATATGATGAAGCAGTTAACACTATTATAAGACTTAATAGAATATACAATCCATCATTTATCTATTGTGATAGAGGTGCAGGTGAATATCAAATAGAAAGATTACATATTTATGGAGACGAACATCCTGAAAGTGGTTTGAAACAAAAAGTAGTTGGTTGGTCATTCAGTAATAAATTAACAGTACATGACCCTGTTACTGGTGAAGAAGATAGTAAACCAATGAAACCATTTATGGTATCACAATTACAAATAGCTTTCGAAAGAAACAATTTAGCTTTATCTCCATATGATGAAGTATTATTCAAACAATTAATAGACTACGAAGTAGAAAGAATGGGAGCTAATGGAATCCCTACTTTCACTAGTAAAGAAGAACACTTTATAGACGCACTTGGACTTGCTTATTTAGCAATGACTTTACGTTTTAAACAATTAACAGGAGTAATGCAAGACCTAGAAGTATCTTCTAATTTCGTTACATCTAATGTTAATTTAGCTCGTAAAGATGATACTCGTGCAATGGGTCTTGGAAGAACTGGTAAGGTAGCACCAGAAGTACAAGAGTTCTATGAAAACTACCAATATGATGAACATCCAGACGAGCAACAAAAATGGGTTAAAACTAATTTTAGTAGCAGTTATTATAATAATAACTCTTTCTACAATAGTTCAAGTAGGTCTACATGGGGCTCAAGGTCTGGAGGACTAGGGAATTTTAGAAGGTGATAAATAAATGGCTGACGATAAACAACGCTTAGGCTATACGCCACAGATAAAGTATACAGAAGATTATTATTCAGACTATAATCCGCCTGCTACTACTCAGACATCAAATGTATCTACAACATCATCTCTTGCACAGGCTGCTAATAGAATAGACAGCTTAATAGATGGTTTACCATCAGAGTTAGCTAATGCAATACGAGATATTTATAATCCTATAATAGATATGATCTACACTCCTTTTTTAAAAGATAAAACTATACCCGATAAATCAATTCAAAAAGAATTAATAATTAAAATAAATAAAGATAACACACCACCAGGTCCTAATCCTAAACCACCAGGCGGAGATCCAGATAATCCTCCAGGTAAACCATCTGGTCCTGGTGGAGGTGGAGGTGACAAGGATCCTGATAAGCCACCTGTTAATCCGCCAGGTCCAAATCCTGGTGGTGGAGATGATAAACCGAGTATAATTAATGTGCAATCTATCTATTTAGATAATAGAAGTATTTTTATTAATGTAGGCAAATATAGAAAATTAAACGCTACGATCGTACCATCAAATGCTACAGATAAAACTGTTTATTGGTCAAGTGATGATGAATCTATTGCTACAGTAGACCAAGATGGTAATGTATATGGTGTTGCTCTTGGTAAATGTAGTGTTTATGCAAGAACGTCAGATAGACGTAAATATGCAAAGTGTAGAGTCAGAGTATTAAAAAATGGTGGTTCAGGTACTGATGAGCCTGAAAAGCCAAAACCTACTCCTGGCGGAGACGATGATAAAGATATACATGTATTAAGAGTAGAGGTTGAACCTAAATATCATGCTATGAACAAATATAAAAAAGTACAACTTACAGCAACAATATATCCAGATAACGCCAGTAATAAAGAAGTCATATGGTATTCTTCTGATACGAATATATGTACTGTAGATGAGTACGGTGTTGTTAATAGTCATGATGAAGTAGGACAATGTAAGATTTATGTAGAATCAGTTGATACACATAAGAAAGCTGTATGTTATATAAATGTAGTATCAGATGATGAAAATCCAGATGATAAGCCAGGTGATGGTTCGCATCCTGGTCCTGGTCCTAATCCTAAACCAACACCTGGTGGTAATCCTGATGATGATCCATCAAAAGATAACCCTGATGGTTCTGATCCAGATGACGACGATGGATTATGGGATACAGACGATTTACCAGAGCTTATAGTAAAAAGAGAAGATATACGTGATGTAATAGAAAATGAATTTATTAGAAATATATCTGATTTGCTAGATTACTATTTTAATAGATTAATCAAGCAATTAAGTGGCTATTATTATAATAATTTAAGCGCACTTATGGGACTTGATACTCCTAGCGTTAAAAAACTTGTAGGTAATATAGAAGATTTAACAGTAAAGCTTGATTCTCAGCATTTAAAAGATTTAGCTTTACGTCAAGAAAAAATATCAAACGTTAAATTAAGCTTCTTTGAAAATAACTTTAACGTACATCAAACTACACGTCATATACAATCATTCTTAGTTACTTACGAATTAAAGAAACGTTACGTAAATATACAATTCGGTAATAGCAAAACTAATGAAGGTTCGTTATCTAATACAGTTCTTAAAGGAGCTCGTCAATCTTACGATAAGCAATATGAAGATACATATATAGATTTATTTAAATATTTAAATTCATCTATTAAGATTTCAGATGATCTTTTTGATGAAATAGCAAGAGGTTATAAGATGAAAGAATTAATGATTAAGAAAGGTGGAACACGATAATGAATATTAAACCAGCTAGAGGAAGAGTAGTACTTAGATTACCTAGAGAAGAAAGAAAAGAAGAAAAAACTTCTTCAGGTATAATCATACCTAAAAATAGTAAAAGTGATGCTGAAGCTAGAAAAGACTTTGCTGAAGTATATGCAGTAGGGGAAGGTAAAATATTAAGCAACGGTGTCATAATGCCTATGGAATATGAACCTGGGCAAATAGTATTATTTAATAAATATGCAGGTATGCAAGTAATAGATGCTAGCGAACCTAACTATAAGTATTTAATAATAAGAGATACAGATATAGAAGGTATTATATCAGAATAGGAAGTGGTTACACATGAATATAATAGACCGCCTATTTCCGCCAAGCAAAAAAGACAAAATTGATCCTGTAGAAAAAGAATTAATAAAAACTGTTCAAGAGGGATTGGCTAATTCCTCTCCCCTTGAATTTAAAGAAGTAAGAGTAGACGAAGGCATATCTTTTACTAAAAAGGTAAGCAGCTTATTTAATCCTAAAGCGATAAGCAATTTTGCTGTTAAATCTGTAGGATTTTTAACTTCTCAAGTATATCGTAGAGAAATATTTAGTAGACCAGAGTACAACCTAGAAGAAATAAGAGATGCTAGTGAATCTGATTCATACATTAAGATTTCATTCTCTAAATATTCATATTTAATATTTAAAGCAGGATGGACGTTTAAAAGTGATAATCAGGAAGCTATAGACTATCTTAATAAGAGATTTAAACTTATGTCTTATTGTACAGGCAAACCTATGGATATACTTTTACAGGAAATAGCTGATGACTTTACTAGATATTCAAACGTTATTCTATTAAAATCTAGAGTCGATTCTATACCTGGAGTAAAAGCTACTCCGTTTGACAGTGATCAAGTCGTAGGTGGATATTGTAGGGTAGATCCAGCTTCAGTAAAAATCAAAAGAGATAAATATGGTAATGTAATTAAATATGAACAGGGACATGGGGCTAATAAAAAACAATTCTTCCCACGTGATGTTATTCATATGTATTACGATAAAGATGCCAACAATGCTTTTGGTACACCAAGAATAATAGCAGCATTAGATGATGTTAAATTATTAAGAAAAATAGAAGGTAATATAGTAGCATTGATACACAGATTTTCTATGCCACTATATCAATGGAAGATAGGTATACCAGAAGTAGGATTTCAAGGTACTGATGCTGAAATAAATCGTGCTAAACGTGAAGTAGAATCAAGTTCGCTTGATGGACTTATTATTACAAATGAAAAGACAGAAATAAAAGCTATAGGAGCTGAAGGTCATGCTCTTAATGCAGAACCTTATTTAAGATATTTTGAAGATAGAGTTTTCTCTGCTCTTGGTGTATCTGCTTCTCAAATGGGTAGAGGTGGAGCTAAACAAGACGCAGACTCTATGGAAGCTCAAATACATGATACAGTTAAGTTTATACAAAGAACTATATCTACATGGATAAAAGAAACTGTAATAACTGAGTTATTATTAGAAGGTGGATTTAATCCATTTGATGGTTCAGCAGATGTAGAATTTGCATTTGAAGAAATCTCACTTGAAACTAAACTTAAAAAAGAAAATCATGAAATGCTTAAATATCAATCTAATGTTACTACATTTGAAGAAGCAAGAAGAAAAATGGGTATGAAAGATACAGTAGAAGATGAAGATAGATTATATCAACGCATGATAGCAGATAAATCTAGTATTGATCAAATAGATAGAAATGGAGAATGGCAAGAAAGATTAGCTAAAATAAATGCAGCTAAGACTGCAGCTAATAATAGTTCAAGTTCTTCATCATCAAATTCTTCTAGTAAATCATCTGTTAGTACTAGTAAATCTAAAACAAGAAACGCTAGTGGTCAAAAGCAACCAAATAAGGCTGCTACTAATAACAACAGACCACAAAATCAACACGGCACTTCTAGTGTAAAAGTTAAAGAGCTATCAGATTTAGTATTAGACTTTGTATTAGACTTACAGGAAGATAGTATTTCTAATGAAACTGTAATAAATCTGTATGAAAATACAATATATGACTACTTTATAAGAGAGCTAAACAGAATAAGCCTTAGAGCCATTAACGAAGCTACAATCGAAATCAATTCAGTTGACGAATCTTATCACTTACTTCCTAATAAGAAAATTGATATTTCTAGTCAAAATAAAGAATTACAAAAAAATATTCGTACAATCCTTGAAGATATGAATGATTCTAGTAGTAATAATAAAGATGATATCAGTAGTTTATCTAATTACTGTACATATCGTTTAAAACTACTATTAGAACAGCATACGAAAACTACATATGATTTTTCTTATATCAAAGCAGGTTCTTTATTAGGAATGAAGGAAGTCTATATTAAACAAGGAAATGAAATTGAAAATATAGATATTAATTTTGTAGAAAGTTTAAATGATGTAGAAGTTTTTAATAACTATACAATCACTTACGATAAGAGAGGTGATAATGAATAATGGCTATAGAAATTAGAGAAGAGGTTGATGCTCAAATAAAGTTTGTTCCTAACTATATACCAAGTAAAGATCTTAATGAATCTTTAAGTGTAAATCCAATAAGTGAGGATTCAATAATGGTAGATATAGAAGGTATACATTCTGTTATTACAAGAAATCTAAATTATTACGAGCCACACTGTTTAGAAATAAGTGTTCCTAGATGGACAGAACCTTATGAACGACCTTTAATTATGCATCATAAAGAACAAGATGGCGTAACTATAGGAAGAATTAAACAGTGTACATATGTTGATTCATGCGAAAGAACAAAAGGCCCAGGATTAGTATTCACATGTAATGTAGGTAATAAAGATGGTATAGAAGGTATTAAGAATGGTACTTTAGTTACTACTAGCATAGGTGTTATGGTTCGAGACTTACGTTGTTCTATATGTGGTAAGAATCTAGCTGAAGAAGGCGAATGTGAACATGTTAAAGGACAAAGATATGATGGCAAATTATGTTTTTGGATTATAAAAGATATGGAACCTAAAGAATTGTCATATGTAATTGTTCCTAGTGACAAATATGCTCATAATGTAAAGATTTATAAGCCTGATGCAAAGATGCTAGGAGTATCAGAATCTTATAATAATGAAGATGAGGTGAATGAATTGTCAATTAAAGATTTGTATTACGACGAAATCTCTAAGAGCTTAGCGATGAAAGAAGCTAAAGCATTAGAAGAAGATGGCGAAAAACCAGAGGATAAACAAGTCCCTGATCAGCCTAAACCTGAAGGTGATGAACCTAAAGACGATAAAGCTGTAGAAGACAAAAAGCCTGAAGATGACAAACCTGAAGGCGAAGATCCAAAAGGTAAAGATGAGCCAAAGGATGACCCAGATAATGGTGATGCTGCTAAAGATGAAGGCAAAGACGATAAAGCTAAAAAAGAAAATGAAGCGTTAAAAGCCGAAGTAGCAGAACTTAAAAAAGAAATAGCTAAATTGAAAAAAGAAGTTGTTGATCTTCAAGGTGAACGCGATAAAGAAAAAGAAACTAGAGAAGCAGTTGAATTAAAATATCTTGAAGTAAAGAAACAACAAAGAATTGCATTGGCTGAAAAGGTTAATGAAATGAGAACATCTCTTGGCCTTGAAGGTGAAAATATTGAGATATTGTCTAAATCTACTGAAGAAGCACTTAATACAAAAATAGAAGTATTAAAAGAATTCATGTGCAGTGGTCCTGAATTAGCTAAGGCATTACCAAAAGTTAATTCTAAAATATCTATAGATGAAAGTGCTGATAACACAATTAAGCAAAATAATAAGCACAAAAAAGATAGTAATAATAACATTGAAATGCAAATGAAAGAAAAATACAACAATCTATTAAGAAGATAAAAAGAGGAAGGTGAAGCGGTATGGCACTAATGCCTTATACAAATATGTCTCAAGATTTTATGCAACCTGGTGCATATGGAGAGATGTTTATAAATGATGGAATACCAGGACATAGACGTGATGGGCAAAGAATAAACAGAAGCAATAACTCTTTAAACATAAACGACCATGACGTTCTAAATTTTAAATATGGTTTAGACCCTAGACTACCTGATCAATTTAGATATGGTTGGGCTTATGGTTACAATGCAATGGTTATACCTAAAGGTAGAATAGTTGCAGCTGACCCTTATTTAATGGTAATGGATACAGATACTAATCACTATTTAAATGCTGTTACTATAGCTAATGGTGGTAAAAATGTAAGATTAGCACAACCTGCTGACTTTGAAGCTGGTGGAAGTTTAGAAAAATACACTGGTGTTGCTGATTTCCTAATCGGAAAAATATGGGTTGAACTTGATGGCGAAATAAATGAAGATGAAGATTTCTTAAAAGCTAACGGCGGTAACGTAGGTGTTGGCGGTGTAGCTAGAAGAGATGTAAGACCTGGTAACGTACCAGTTGGTATATTAGAAAGAAATGAATATACTAGATTCGCTGATGCTTTCAATGGTATAACTTTTGGTCCTATCAGAACTGATGCAATAGTTGAATTACCTTGGTTTATAGAAGGAGAAAAAGCTCTTAAAAATCCATGGGGTTCAGTTGTAGGTAATGTAAAACCTGGTGATGAAGTATGTTCTGATGAAAATGGTAGATTTGTATTATCACCATTATCTAAGAGACATCCTGATCATGCAGCAGTTATGGCTGATATAGAATTATACGAAGAAGCAAGAAGACAAGTTGTAGGTGAAGTATATGCTACAGATGCATCACTATTACCAGAAGGTGCTGCTAGATTTGCTCAATGGGCTTTAGACGACAGATTAAGATTCAATGATTACAATCCTTACATATATCCAACTTCTAATAGAGCTGGTGAAGATTTCGTAGAAAATCCTCCAACTTTATATCAATCAGATTTTAGATATCCTGGATATCCTTATGATAGAACTCCAATGATGAATGATTTACATATGTTAGCTTCTTCAAGAGAAGGATTATATAGCAGCAGATTTGATGAAGCTCACAGATTAGATAGAGGGGTTCCTGGTCTATTAGATGGTACTAACGCAGTAATAAAAGCTTATGGTTCATCTGAAAAATCTGGAGATATAGAATTAGCAGGAGATCCTTTATTAAAAGTATCTACTATAGGTGTATTAGCTGAACAAGCTGACATAGACGATCCAGAAAGAAGAGAAATACCTATTATATTCCCAAGCACTAAATTAGAAGCTTTAAAAGTACAAATAGGTAAAGATACTGCAGATAGTTGTATCATAACTGAAACTTTAGCACCAGGTGCTGTATTAGAATGTGGTAAATTCGATATAGTTTACGCTGACTTACATAAAGGTTTAATAATGATAAAACAAAGAGAAGTAGCTGACAAAGCTGACATGAAATGTCCAGTTTACGGTGCATATGTTAAACGTGGCGAAGCAGGTGTTCCAACTAATTTAGACTGGGACGGATGCAAAGGTACAGTAAGAATATTAATGACTAAATAGAAACAGATAGGAGGATTTTGATATGAGTTTAAATAGTTTTTTAAATGAAATAAACGAGCTTAAACAAGACGTAAAAGAAGCTGTTTCTGAAGGTGTAGCGCCCGTAGTTACTAAAGAAGGTTTCGAGTCTATGGAAAAAATGGTTAGAAACGCTTATGGAGATTATTCTAAAGGTGCTATGACTATAAAAGAAGCAATAACTACTACAGATACAATAAAATTAATACCTAAAGTAATAGAAGGAAAATTAAGAGAAGCTATGGAACCTACTTATTTAGGTACACAGTTTTTCCAAAAAGTAAGAGTAGATGGTGGTTCATCAGCTGTATATGTAATTCCAGTAGTTGGGGAATTAATAGCTTATGAAGTTGGTGAAGGTACTAAGTACCAAGAATCAAGAGCAGACGTTAACACTTTAGAAAACGCAACTCTTGAAATCAGAGTTAAAAAATTCGGTGTAAGAGTTTCAATGACTGAAGAAGCTATAAACGATTCTTCTTGGGATATACTTGGTATAAACTTAAGAAAAATGGGTCAAGCAATGGGAAGAATAAAAGAAGAACAAATATTCAATAACTTCTCTCAACATGGTAAACCTATTTTTGATAACAATTTAAGACAACAATTACCTGAAGCTGGTACTACTGGTTTAGGTAAAGATGGTAACTATAACGACACATTAGCTGTTGAAGATTTATTAGATTTAGCAATGGCTTTATTAGGCCAAGGATTTAATCCTACAGATGTTATAATGCATCCACTTGTTTGGGTTGTATTTGCTAGAAATAACATGATAGGTAATGGTTTAACTTATGGTGCATTAGGTGGTAACTATGTACATCCAAATGGTGCTATACAAGGTACACCTGCTGCATTTGGTATGGCTAATAACGGTGACGGTCAAAAATTTATAATGAGACCTGATCAAATACAAGGTAGAATACCTGTAATGGGATTAACAGTAAGCTTCTCTCCATGGATTCATTTTGATAAAATGGGCAAAAAATTTGATATGTATTGCTTAGATAGAGAAGAAGTTGGTATAATCGCACAACGTGAAGAATTAAGTATGGACGACTGGGTAGATCCAGAAAGAGATATCAAATTACTTAAATGTAAAGAAAGATATGGTATAGGATTATTAAATAATGGTAGAGCTATAACAGTAGCTAAGAATATAGCAGTAGCTCCATCTTATCCAGCTCAACCTGTTATAAATGTAAGAGCTACAGAATCAGGTATAGGATATCCAGATAGACCTACTAATTAATTATAGAAATTGAGGTGATACAATGAAACGAGCTATAGCTAAAATCAGATTAGCTCCTGGCAACGCTGGTTGGTTTGATCCTCTAACTAATATATATTTAACTTTATCTGAAAAAGAATGCTTTGTATATAATGACCAAGATACTTCAAATATACGTAAAGCAATTAAAGAAAATAAACTGGAATTGAAGGAAGGACGACTTCCTTCTCCAGTTTCTAAAGACAAAAAAGAAGTGGTTAAAAAAAAGTCTATAAATAAACTGGAAGAACCAGAAAAAGTTAAAGATAAAGTTATAGAAAAGATAGAGGTTATAGAAGAAAAGAAGGAAGAAGTAAAGGCCGAAAGACCTAGAAAAAAAGTTAAAAGAAAACCAGATGATTCTAATAAGCTACCAAAACAAGAAGAGGAAGTAAAGAAAGAAGAAACAAAAAAAGAAGAAGTTTCTGATGAAAGTCCACTTGCTAAAGTAGCAGAGCTTATTAAAGAAAAAGATAAGGCTGAAGAAAATAACAATGGCTAATGTTCAAAATGTATTTTGTATTACTGGAATAGATACTAATTTTTCTAAAAAAACAATAATTATCGAAACTAATTTTCATGTTGATGCAAATACTGTAGATTTAGATACAGTTAGAGTTTATAGTATAAACAACGAAGTTGATATTGAATTACCACAGACAATTAAAACAAGAGGTAAAAAAATATATGTATGTTTAGAAGATTTTCCTGCTCCTAATGAATCTTATTATTTAATAGTAAGAAACATAAAGGATAAACTAGGAAGAGTATTAGCAGATGCTTTTGACAAACGTATTTATTTCGATTTTGGATCTATGGGTGAACTTAAAATAATATCACCTAAAGATCAATATTTGCACACAATTAAAGACGAGCCTATAAGGATTAAATTAGCTATATCTAACGAAGATACTGAAACTAAATATAGATTCGAGATTTCGTCTGATATAGCTTTTTTTAATAAAGAAACGATTCTAATTAGTGATAGTAAAGCTATAGAAATGCCTAAAAATTCTATGTATAAATTAGGAAATGTATCAAAGGAAAATATAGTATATGCAACAGACGAAAAAGGGAATGTTCTTGTTGATGAAAATGGTACACGTGTTATTGAATCTAGTGAAGTTATAGTTAACTTATTTATTAAGAAAAATGAGATATTCTACTTAAGAGCTAGATTAGAAAAGACTGAAAATTACTTCAGTGATTGGAGTGAGGTAGTACAATTCCAGACTTGTTATACAGCTCCATTAGACGATGAATCTGGTTATTTAGATGATAATGTTATATCTAACAGAGAAGCTTTTGAAGATTTTTTATCTTATGAAGATATGTTTGCTGAAGAAGATGAAGTAGCTCCTGAAATAGTGAACAAATCTGAAATAGGTAAAACAAATCAAGAGTTTTATGTTGAATACAATAAAAATATTAAATTCAAGAAAACTGATGAATCACAGTTTACTGAAGATGGTTTATTATATATAGGAAAAACATTTATGACAAGGAGGGATTTATAATGGCTCAATTTGAATTTCCAGATGACAAACCTAGAGTGCTAGCTGGACGTGAAAAGATACCTGTGTATATGTTTATTGATCCAGATGAGCCTAATATTGTATATTTCCAACATAACGATCAAGTAAAGATACTTGATAATAGCGAATATACATTAAACGTTCCTTCTTTTGAATTTGAAGATGGTACTACTAGTACTAAAGAAAGTATAAAAGTAACAACTGAATTAAAACCAATGTATGTATCAATACAAGATGTGAAGAGTTTAGCTGGAGGGCTTCCATTAGAAGATTCAGATATTGCTTATCATATAAGACAAGCTAGTTTAATAGCTGAATACTGGTCATGTAAAGATTCTGAACTTGTACCAGAAAAGTTAGCCGATATATTTGGAACTACAGAACAAATAAAAGAGGATTATTATCCTTTTCATATGTTCATTAAATATCAAGCCGTAGTTGATTGCGTACGTGAATTTTATATAGCAGCGGTAGCAAGACCTTCTGAATATCATGATGTATTATCAGATTTAGAGAGAAAAGAAAAGATGGATCTTGGCGCTATTAAAGATTTATTAGATGCTTTAACTGGAGAAGCTGAAGATTGGTTAACATATGTAGTAACAATTACTGCAGATCCTCAATGGGCATTACGTGGTAAATACTCATATGCTATTACTAACAAATCTTATAGACCTTATCACCCTACTCTACTTGATAGAGGCGGATGGGACAGGGGGTATTAGAATATGAGAACAGACGAAATTAATGAAAAAACTGTCCGATTGTTACTTAATAGATATGGATATTATTTCTATATTATAAAAAAGATACCTAATACTAGATGTACGTGTGTAGATCCTACAACTAAAGATCCCGATTTATCATGTAAAAAATGTCTAGGATTAGGCACAAGAGTTAAAATAAAAAAAGTATTTGGTGTAATTCGTGAATCACGAGAACGTGAAACTAGCGTTGCACAAAATATATCTTCTACTCCTAAAATAGTATATATAGATGGATTAGAATATGTAAATAAAGATGATGTCGTCATAGATTCTGAAAATGTATATAATGTATTGCATATACAATATCACAGAGGAGGTAAAGGTAGTCAACAATTTACCAGACTAGTATGTCCTAATAGAAAAAGTAATACTGCTAAATTTGCTAAGAATTTTAAAGAGGTTTTACATGATCATAAATTACGAAAAAAATAATATCAATTATAAATCTAGTATTAACATAAATTACAATGAAATGAGCATTGTTCTATTAGGCCCAGCAGATACCATGAATGAAAAATGTAATATTATAAATCCTATGAGTCTAAATAATGCGATAATATTATATGGCGAAGATTCTGATTTAGCACAAGCTTATAAACAGGCTTACGCTATAACAGATACTCTTAACATATTTACAGTTAATTGTCAAACGGTATCTGATTATATAAATATTATAGATGACTTAATACAATATGATTTTACATTTATAGTTCCTATTGGTATATATCTTAGTGATACATTCTATGACTCATCAACACAAAGAACACGAAGTTTTGTATTTTATTATCTTGAAACTTTAAAAAATGTTAATAGTTTAGCTACTTTAATCATGACAGATAAGCATGCTGAACTATATGAAGATATCGATGATTATCTAACAAAGATGAAGAAAGTATTGAATACTATAAAGCGCAGAACAGGCTTTATGTCTTTATTAACGAACTATGGTTCTAACTTATTAATAACTCTTAATATGCTAAAAGATATTAAATATAGCAATGTTATATTGAGCGCACTTCTAGCATCCTGTGACTTACCTAATTATCCTAAATCTATAAATTATACGCCAGTCTATGATTTAGATATTAACGATCTAACAGGTCTTAGCGATTTCATTTATTTTAAATATAATTACATGACTGAAAGCACAAATATAGAAAATCTAGTTAACTGTAGAACAACTAGAGATATCTATAAAAATGCAATAATAGACATGATAATTAAAAAAGTTATTAAAGTAATGGACTTAAATGAATATAAAGGTAAGTTATATAATGCCTATACTAAGCTGCAAATCTCAAATAAAATTACTAACGTTTTAAAACCGTATATCAATAAACTTTTCAAATCATATGAATTAATAAATATCGGATTTGTTAAAACAGGTCCTAGCTTTGGTTATATATATATAGAACTATCTATTATTCCATTCGGATCAATTGAAGAATTAAAAGTTGTAATGGAGGTTTAGGATATGAAACAAGACGATTTTAAACAACTTGAAGACATATTAACCACATTAGATGTTACTCTATTAAATCGACACTCATACATACAAAATGAATTTGATAGCGTGCCAACAAGTGATTTAGAAACAAAGAAAAAAAGATTAAGAGCTCAAGGTAATGCTCAAGTCAGAGATTTTGTATCAATGGTAGGGTTAATAGTGGAGTCGATATTTGAAGATCAACATGTCGAATATTTGCCATATGAAAAAACATATAGCGTACGTGAAGATATGGATCAAACTATAACACATCCTTATATAGCATGGAGAATAGTTCACAGAGAGTATAGAGATAAATCAGCTTTGGGTCCTTATATCAGAGATACATTAATAGATGATGAAGGACGTACAGGAGAGGTAAGTTCAGAGTGTTTTCAAACTAGGGTTAGATTTTACATAATTAATACAGAAATGAATTTATGTTGGGATTTAATGGACGAGTTTGAAGATATGTTAATTGAATATAAACCACATATTAAGAAACAGGGTATAGTTAATTATTATTTTGATCAACAACTAGAAGATGATTTTGCACAGGACTTCAGAGATATCGTCTCTATCTTAACCCTTGACTATATAATATTAACAGAAAAAAATAGGGTAATATTTAGAGAGAATACAAAAAGTATTTTGCTTCGTGGAGAAGCTGTTAACGAAGATGGTTCACCAATAACAGCTAGCGGTAAAGTATATACCGATAATGAAGAAGAAGTAATAGCTTCATTAAAAAATAATACTGATATTAATAGAAAATAAATACATAAGGAGGATAAAACCTATGAGTATGACTTTATTTGATGATGAATTGACACTTCCTGGTGTCATAACTCAGGTAGTTCCAGATTATTCTAGTGGATATGATACAAGTGCTTGGGGTACTACTGAATCTGTAACAATAATAGGTACAGCATTCAATGGTCCTGTAGGTAAGCCAGTACAAATTGCTACTCCTGAACAAGCTAAATATATATTTGGTGACAGTTTTGATGCTGCAACTAAAAGAGAAGCTACATTAGTAGCTGAAGTATACGATGCTTGGCAAAGAGGATGTAGAACTATATATGCAGTCAGAGTATCTGGAGACGAAATGTATAAAGACTACGACTTAGCAGTTGAGTCTAATTTAAAATTAAGAATTAGTGGATTATTCCCTTCTAATGGTAATAAAGCTTGCTACATGACTTTTGCTTGTAAACAAGGTTCAAGTACAGCTTTTGGTGATGAAGAAGGTATAATCAAAATCTATAAACCTGGCGATAAAACAACTATAGATGAAAAAATAGCTGGTGTTGTAGATTCAATTGACGAATTATTAGTTACTACTATAAATTTAGATGAAAATGGATTTGAACGTGGATCAAGATTAAGCGACTTATTAGATACTATAAATAATAATAGTCATAATAATGTTTTACGTGTAGATTTAGTTGATAAAGATGGTGTGCCAAGAACTAATTCAGATCCTGAAGTTCAACAATTAACTGTAGCAGCTATGTTCCCAGGCATATATACTATATGTAGAGATAAAACAGCTGAAGGTGTAACATTGACTACTGACGTTAAAGTTGTTGCTGATCAAACTTTATCTGGTGCTGAATCAGAACCAGTATGGAAACACTTAATAGCTAATACAAATCCTGACAAACCATATCCTATATTCGCAGAAAACATTTCTACATTTGATAAATTACTTCCAAGCGGAATAGTAGTTGATGCAAACTTCGATTTCTTAAACGATACAGGTGTAATAGATAGAATATTAGTAGCTGATAATGTAGATTACGAAGGTGTAGATGTTACTGGATTTGAACTATACAAAAAATTAGGTTCTGGATATGCTAGAACAGCTTGCTTAAAGAAATTAGGAGACAAATTAGTAAGTGGCTCAGTAGAAGAAGGAAATGCAGTATATGAACCTAGATATAAAGTTATAGCTTCTCCTGATGGTGATAAATACAAAGTAGTAGGAATAAACGATGGTATTTATTCTGTATTACAAATGCATGAATCAGATTATCTTGTATTAGCAGCTGCTACTGCAGAAACTGATTTAAGTGCTAAATTACCTAAGAAAAAAGATTTCTTATTCGTTGAGTCTAATGACGGTATAGCTGTAAATGACGCAGAACAAAATAAAATAATGAATATAAGCTGCAAGATAGATAAAGAAGATTTAAATGCTATGCCATGCAAATACGATATAAAATTAGCTTCATATCCTGGTGATGAAGATGTTAAATCTAAATTAATGGATGAACAAATCTTAAGATTACCTTGTGTAACTAAAGACGCTGCATTCGACCATGGTGTTGAAAAAGGACAATTAGCATTTGTTTTAGCTGACGGTATAATTCAAAAATTTGATGGTAAAAAATTCGTTGATGCTGAAGCAGGTATAGTTGAATTATCTAGAGTACTTGTAGAAGATAGTGGCGAATTAAAAGTATACGAAAAAGGAACAGAAACAACTGATAGTGGAGCTGCTAAGTTTACTGTTGTAGCTGATCCATTTACTAGTGATTCTGGCACTTACGAATATTTAGTTGCTTTCTGTGATGATGAAGCATTCGTTTATAAAAAAGATAATAATAAGATAGTACCATTTATGTCATTAAAGAACTTAGCAGATAACTTAATAGATACTGAAGACTTTATGTTGGTAGCTGCTGAACCAGATATCCCAGTATTAGATTGCAATAATATAACATTTATACATATCTATTCTGATATGATGGATTACTGTACAGTAGAAGAATTTGTTAAAGAACTTAATGAATGTGAAATGTTAAATGACAGATTTACTTTTGAATGTGTTGAAGGTAAAGACCAAGATGAATTAGAAGGATTAGTATTAACTGGTTCTGGAACTAATTTAGCATTAGATGAAAAAGGTAACGTAGTTACTGCATACGATACTACTTTACATATACCATATACTACTACAGATAACTTTGCAAGACACCTTGCTCAACATTGTTTATATACTTCATTAAAATCTTATCCAACTCATGGTGTTATAGGTTGCGACAGATTACAAGGTATATCATTAAACAATATAGCTGATAGAGTAAATGAAATATGTAACTTAGATTTAGATATGTATGCTAAGAAATCTAATGGACGTAACATGTATGATGCTAATAATGAACCACATCCAATAGGACGTTGTTTATCAGTTACATTTATGCAATATACAGTTACTACTGGTAATGGTTACTATTATATCTCTTCTGGTGCAGCTGGATATGCTGGTATGATATCTACATTAGATCCAGATAGATCTTCAACTAATCAACCTTTCAATATAGACTCATTACAATATACATTATCAAATGCTCAATTAACTAAGTTAAATACAATTGGTATAGTATGCTGTAAAGAATCTCCTACTCTAGGAATAGTTGTAGTAGATGGTGTAACTCAAGCTCCTGCAACTTCAGTATACAGAAGATTATCTACTACTAAGATAATAAATGCAATAGGTAGAATATTAAAAGAAGTTATCGAACCATTCATCGGTAAACCAAGAACATTATCTAACTTAAATGCTATGGAAACAGCTATAAAATCTGCTTTAAATAAAATAGTAGGTGTATTAATCAACGACTATTCATTTGAAATAGTTACAGATAGTGCTTCTGCTAGATTAGGTGTCGTTAAGATAGATTATGCTATATATCCAGCTTACGAAATCAGAGAAGTAAGAAATACTATAACTGTTACTGAAAATGCTATAAACGAATAATTTCCTACTAGGAATTATAAAATAATAAAGGAGGAATTTAACTATGGCTAATATGACAACTGAGCAATATACTAGTACATATTCAAGTTTTGGTGGTTGTGATATAACTTGTACATTTAATGGTAAAGTTATCGGAGAATTACAAGCTATAAGTTATTCTATAAATAGAGAAAAAGTTGCAATCTATACTTTAGGTTCAGCAGAACCAAGATCTTTCTCAAGAGGTAAAAGAAGTATAGCTGGTAACTTAGTATTCGTATCTTTCGATAGAGATGCACTATTAGCTGAACTAGGTACAGAACAAAAAATCTCTAAATTCAAAGCAAATGATGCTTATGCTTTTATGAGTAATGATGAACCTAGATTCATGAGCGTAGAAGATTGGGACAAATACATGTCAGAATTAGCTTCACCTAATGGATTCACAGGTGGAGGAGAAACTGGCGGTACTTCTTCTGATATGGTTAATGATAGTGCCACTCCAGTTTACGCAGACGAATTACTTCCATTCGATATCACAATAACATTAGCTAATGAATATGGACAAAAAGCTAGCATAGTATTATACGGAGTTGAACTATTAAATGAAGGCATGGGATTCTCTGTAGACTCATTAACTACTGAAAAAGCTTATACATTTATATGCAGATCAGTAGATACTATGAAAGCTATAGATGAAAATAATGCAGGTAAAATTTATAGTACTTGGTAGAATATATACATTGATAAGTAATATATTATAGAAAAGAGGGATAGTTTTATCCCTCTTTTTTAATACGCGAAGGTGGTGAAAAAATGGCTACGTATTTTAATATAGACGGGTATAATAGCTATTCTGGTTGTGATGCTATAGTTACTGCTCAATTGGCTAATATAGACGAAGATAGCTCTATCAGTAAGAACTGTTATATTCTAGGCTCTTTACAAACTCTGAGTACATCTACACATCAAGATAAAGTTCCTGTACGTAATATAGGGAATATTAATGCTGTAGAATATACAATGGGTCAAAGAACAATAGCAGGGTCTATGGTATTTGCAGTATTTGACAGACATTTTGCTGATGAGATATTTAACGACTTAAAAGAATATACTAACGATACTGTTATATTAGCAGATGAAATACCAGCTCTCAACCTTACAATTACTTTGGCCAATGAGTATGGCTCTAGAAGCAGAATGGCTTTATACGGAGTAAAATTTGTAGATGAAGGACAAGTATTAAGTATAAACGATTTATACACAGAAAATACATTCCAATTTGTTGCTGTAGGAATGGATCCGTTAACAGCTGAAAAGACGGAATGGGCTAAAAGTACATCTAAACCGAAAAAGAATAAAACATATATCTCTAAAGATAATATACCTTTCCCTTCATATGATGGTAAAAGCTATCCTGGAAGTAGTGGGAAACCATCAGGTGGTGGAGGCAAACCACAAGGTCCTAGCGATACTAATAAATATCAACCTGATGACGATGGAAAAAAAGAGCCATATTACAGAATAAATCAGCCTTTAGTTCCTGGCAATAAAGGAATAATATCTGTCGATTTAAATAATCATCCTGACGTAACAGTTACAATAACAGATATAAACACAAACAAATCTTATAATTCAGTTGGAGCTAATTTAAGTAATAATATATGGTATGTAGAATTAAGTGAAGGTAATTACAATATTAAATTCTTTGATAGGAAAAACAATAAAGAATTAGGTTCTGAATACTTTAGCGTAAATTCGAAATTAGGTAATTTAGAGTCATCAAACAATGATTATCCGATTATAATAAATATGACTCATAACAGTGTTGAAATAGAAGCAAATAATTCTAGACATGATGAAGCTGTATTAATCGACAGAACTAATCAAATAGTTTATGATCATATACCTTTAACTAAAAGTACTGTAACATTAAATGAAGAAAGTATTGGAGCTAATTTAATTAGTGGTAATGTATATGAATTATATACAATTAATTCAAAAGAAGGATATTCTAGTAAGAGTAAATCTATTATGTTTTCTCCATTAGAAAGACAAGATTATGATGTTGAGTTGTTAGAAGGCTACGTTAAATCTAATAAAAAGTTATGGGTCAATAATCTTGATGAATTCGATTATCATGCTTTATATAATAATGAGGATGATAATAATCTTATAGATAAGGTATTAAACGCACCTACTGCTACTACTAGAATGGCAAGAAGTTTTGCAACTTATGCAGCCGCTCCTATTGATAGAGCTACTCCTACTGATAAAGAAGCAATTAAACAAGAAGTGCTTCTATACGCAATTAAGCTACAGAATCAATTAGCATTAATATACAATAATGCAATAGCAGGAAACTCTATTTATAATAACAACATTCTTAATCTTGACATACAGATAAATGATGCTATAAACAGAATCAATCTATATAAGATTAAAGGACACAAAGCTTATTACATGTATTCTGTTAAGGAACAAGACGAAATGAAGTTTTACGGTACTCCTAATGTAAGATATTATCTACAACCTATATTCAATCAATGTAAAGGCATATCTTACAATTATTGTTGTTTTAATAACGATGCTAAAGAGAATCTAGATGTTTATGGCGATATAAATAATCTGTACGCATATGATTTTAACAATTATAAAACTAAATATGCTAAATATTCTAAAGATTTCTTATATGCTTTAATTGCTCGTGATAATTTCTATTCTGATAAATATATGATAGACGGCCCATACTGTTATTATGAAAACAATATATTATACGCTGATGTTGATTATTCTGAAACATTACAAAAGGGCGATTACTATTTATGTATAGCTTCTATATATGAAGTACTAGATCATACTCCTATCAGAAAATATAAGTTTAGTACAGATGATAAACATCTTGAATTAGATAATTACAAGACTTCAATTATAAAAGATAATTATTATTTGACATGGATAGAAGATGATGAATTTAATAGTATATGCAAACCTACTATTCTTTGTACTTATGAAGATAATTCAGATTTAGTAGATTTCGAATCTTCACTTATAAAGAATTACTTAAAGAGCAGAATCGATTCTATCAAAGCACGCTATTCTTATTCAGGAGTACTAGAATCTATTTACTTATCTCTTATATCAGAAACATTATCATTTAAAAATACTATGTATAGATTACAACAAGAATTTATCAGTCAATTTGATGAATCGTCTTATTTTTTATATCTTGATGAAATATTCTATGATTTAATCAGACAAGATTATGAATCATATAGTTTAGTATGTAATGTGCAACAAAAAAATAAAGTATTTAATTTTAGTAGTAATATGAATGATACTCACCTAGTTTTAATAGATTACAAGATAGGAGAAGATTTACCAACTAAGTCTACGCTTTATGATACAAACACTGTCGACTTAACAGATAGAAATAGTGATTATACATTAATCTATATGATAGATAAAACTATGGTTTACAGATCAGGCTTCTTACTAATAAATAACGTAACTAATAAAGTTTATAATTACAACATGTCTTTGGAGGTGATTAAGTAATGGCTACTAGAGATTATTATACATACGGTACCAATCTTAGTGATAGAGAGTTCTTCACAACTACTGTTAACACTCCTTATGGCATTAAAAGATATTTTTCAAATGTTGATTCTGAAATATACTTTGGCAATGTATTAATGGAAGATATTTATAAGTTTGATTTTACTGTAGAGGAAAAGAAACTACCTATATATGGCTATAACTGTTTCCATGCAGATATTATAGTTCCTGGCCAAAGATTTGTAAGCGGCTCTTTTGTTCTTAACTACACTAATAGTGCGCATATAAACGATGTACTATCTAAGATTGATGATTCTATTATGAATAAAACAGTATTAGAATCAGAAGTTTATAATCCTGGTGATAAAGAACGCGATAAGCCATTATGGTCTAAGAACTTTGATATCATGCTAGGATATGGTTATTACAAATCAGATTTACCAACTTATAATGCAAATTGTCAAACCATTTGTGGAGTACAAATATCTGGTATGCAAACAGTACTTGATACTACAGGCCAGCCTATAATGGAAGTATATAGTTTCGTTGCTAAGGATTTTATAGAAGGCGATGGAACAGGAATGACTCCATCTAAAGATAACAATACCAAGAAAGACGATAAAAAGGACGATAAAGGCTCTACAAGTAAAACTGATTCATCTACTGATAAAGTAATATGTGCAGATGCAAATGACAGTGACGATTACAATAAAAAATATCTTGAATATCAAAAATCTGATGGAAGTGATATAGGCGTAGTTCATAGCATATTGTATGCTGATGACGAAAATAGTTATTACTATATCAAAGTCAATATAAAAGATTTCGATGGTAATGTATTAAATATAAGCGACTTCAAACTTATTATCGACGATCAGAGAATAGAATCTAACATACAATTCACTGGTAAACAAGATAATAATGGAATCATATATGTATCTTTATTAGATCATCCTACAATAAGTAAATACATAAATAAGATATTATATGATAAAGACGAAACTGATCCTAAAATTGCTTGTACGCTTAAGTATACACTTACGCACAATAAAAAGAAATACGATATCCTTTACGAAGGAAATATGTATTTAGCAAAACAATAAAAAATATGGAGGTTATATAAATGAAAGTTAATGAAAAAGCTAAAATTACAGAAGAGGAAATAAAAGAAGTAGAAGAAATGGATACAGAAGAAATAGCTGTACAAAAAATAATCGATAAATTCAAAAAGCAATATAAAAGAATTTACGAAACAGATGTTGCAGGAGAAAGAATAATATGGAGACCTATAAAACGTTCTGAATACAGAGAAATAATGGCCTATGAAGATAAAGAATTATCTGATAGAGAAATAGTTTATGTCAGAGAAGAAATGATGGCTAAGAAAGTCATATTGTATCCTAAAACTGAAGATATAATAGAAGAATTTGCGGGAGTAGCAGAAGTTATAGCTGATGAATGTATGTATTATTCAGGATTCATGCCAAATGGAATAAAACCTACAAAACAATTATAAGATGAAAACTAACGGCAAAGACTATAATCAAGTTGCATTTGATGCTATCGTAGAGAAGTTATCAAATGAATATGATAGCATCATCTATACTGAGATTATGGGTGAAATATTTATTTACCGCCCTATTACTAGATATGAATACAAAAATATAATGATGGCCGATGTAGAAGATATTGAAAAACAAGATTTAATATGCGATACTTGTGTATTGTATCCTGATAATTATGATTGGGATGATTGCATTGGTGGTATACCAAATGAATTATGTACTGAAATATTAGACAAATCTTGCGTATCATTAGAAGATATGGGTATTCTATTAGAAATGTATAGGGAGGAAATGCACGAATTAGAAAACCAAATGACATGTATCATAACTAAAGCTTTCCCTGCTTATAAATTAGAAGAAATAGAAAAAATGGATACTATTAAGTTTACTAAACTATTTACGAGGGCTGAATGGATTTTAGAAAATCTTGATGGTCTAGAAGTTAATACAGATGTAGTTGAAGTTATTAATAATGCTTTAGGCAAATCTAAAAAAGCAATTAATGAGAATAAAGAAGCTGAAGAAGTTACTGCTGAAACTAGTGACGAAGAAGTTAAAACTGAACAACCACAGAAATCTAATAGACCAGCTATGTCTCCTGAACAATACAGACAATATCAGGAATTCTGTAAGAAATTCCCTGAATTTGATATGCGTACTGATTACGCTTTTACTGGTGATACAGGTATGAATGCTAGTACCGTTAACCCAGCACAAAGAGTAGGTTGGGGTATATCTGATAGATATTCAAGTAGGTGATAATTAAATGGCAAGAAAAAGAAGAGATAAGAAACGTGATCCTTCAACTCTGGAAAGATTAAGTAAAGTAAGTGTAACTGCTCTGGCTGTTGGTGCTGGAGCAGTTTTTTTAAATCGTAATAAATCTGTTAATAAGTTTTTGACAGATACTGCCTCTCCTTTACTTAAAAGTACAAAAGGATTTAAAAAAGATTTAATAGGTCGTGATAAGAAAAATCTTATGACTTATTACAGAGCTTATCAAAAGAACTTTGGTAAGAATAGATCTAAGCTTATAGATGAAATTAAGAGAAGAAAAACTAGCCCTTTAACTCTTAATGTAAAGAATTCAAAAGCTATACGTGAAGCTCTGGAACACAAACAATTTATTTCTAAGACTGGATACAAAGCATTAGAAAAGAACAAGAGAATTGCTGGTAAGATATTAGCACGACAAGAGCTTTATAAATATTTCTTGCAAAGCAAAAAGTACAAACATCTTACTGAAGATAACGCAAGACAAATAGTAAAAAACGTATACGATAAATTAGACGACGAAGCTATTGCAAGTAAGATAATAGATGAAATGATACCGAAGACCATGGAAGGTATAGGTATAGAAAGAACAGACTTTAATGAAATATTCACTCTTATCAATGAAGTTAAAAAGAAAAGTAGTCCAAAGACTAATTCATTAGATCCTTATTTACGAAAGAACAAGGATTTATTCGATAGCTTAAAAGGGCATAGAACTCGTGAAGAAAGCGCATTTGATAAAGTCGATAAGCTTTTTAAGAAATTCTTAGATGTGGATGTGAACTCTGAAAAGTTTATAACAGGCTCTAAGGCTGCAACCATCGGAGATTTAGAAGATAATTTAGATAAGTTTGATTTTGAATCTCCTCTGTATGAAAAGATGAATGTTACAGCTAAAAAACCTTCATCTAGATCTAAACGTAAAGAATTTGATTACGATACATTTATCCAAACATTGAAAGATATGTATGGTGAAGAAGACTACAGAAATGTAGTATTGGATCCTTCTATAAGAATAAGAGATGGAGCCAACGGTCCTGAGTTTTTCTCTATAGAAGAAATGTCAGAGACTGCAAAGAATATTAAAAATGAATTTAAAGATACTTTGCCTGGTCAAATATTAGCAAAAGGTTTCGACGATAAACGTGGAATGCCTGACATAGCTATTATACCAGCAGATACTAAATCAGCATTTGCTAGAGCTAGAACATTTGATATAGATGAAGTAGGGCAAGCATTTAAAGAAGATAGAGAGAGAAACATATCATCAACTCCATCTTTATATATGGATGGCTATTTATATGATATGAGAGAAAATACTGATGGTAAGATAACTATAGATTTTGATAGCGGCCAAAGAGTTAAAATGGTTAGTGGCTATAAGCGTAGAGTATTAAATGAATTATTAGGTACTACTGACGAATATAAACCAGAAGCTTTCCATAGCGAACTTGCTAAGAAGCTTGGATTAGTGCAAGATGGTAAGTTTAATCCTATTAATCATCTTATGAGATCGCTAACAAAATTTGAAGATCCTAATTGGGAATTTAATCAAATTGAATCCATAGAAAGTATTTATTTATCTACCGCATCTCCTGCTGATACTGTAAAAGATATGAGATCTCTTGGTACAGCTGAGACAGAAATTAGTAAATATAAATCTAGATTACATAGAAATGAAGAAACAGTAGCTGCATTACTTAATAAAAAGCTTACTGGTATAACAGACGAAACTATGGAAGCTATCATTGATAGTGGAAATATAACAGAAAAGCAAAGAGATATGTTACAAGCTTTAATGGATGGGGATATAACATTCTATATTAAAGCTGCTGCTTTTGACGAAGCTGGTAATTATAATCTTAAAGATATTAAGAACGATAAGCTTAGAAGTATAGTTGATAACTTAATAACTGATACTAAAGCTACATTAGATTCTACAGAAACATTATATAAAAAGGGCGCAGCGTTACCTATATTAGAATTAGAGTTTGATTCTTCTACTAAACTTAATCTTGAAGGTCAATTAAGAATAGAAACAGTTAAAGATATCTTACTTAATAAACAAGGCACAGATGATGCTATGTTTAACTGGATAGATGAATTGAATGTTAATGATATTCCTATTACTAGTAAAGATAATGCTATGCTAAAGAGTATGGGTACATTAGCTGTATTTGAAGATAGAACTCATTTAGGAACTGTATCTAATTTTACTAGTGCAGTTAATTCTTTATATGAAAACACTGATCATACTTTAAATACTGAATTAGAGCTTAATCCTCAAATGAAAAATATATTTGAAAATGATTTAGGCTCTATTAAAAGTGATTTCGGCCTATTCTCTATAGGATATAATAAAAATCTAAATGAAGAATATGGTACAGACTATACTAAATATGGATTAATCCATATGTCTAGTGCATCTCAAATATTAACATATAATATAAATGAGGGTATTAAGTTTAATGCACAAGCGTTAAAAGATACTGTACGCGAACTTAATGCTGGACGTAATGACCCTGAACATATAACTGAGCTTACAATAAATCTACAATATTTATTATCTAGATTAAGCTACGGTATTGAAGGCGAAGGTCTTGGTTTAAGTGCAAATGATATGGGTAGCCCTCTTGAAACTGTAAAGAATATAGCACTTAAAAGATTATTGCCTGCAGCCGCTATATATCAAGGCTATAATGTATTAAATTATGAATCACAGAAATTGACTGGAACTTCTATACCTGGCGCTTTTGCTAACTCTTTAGCTAACATAGATATAGCAGGCAGAAGATTAATAGAACATACACCTTTATATGGTGCATTAAATTCATTAGCTGAGTCTTCTGTAATCCATGAATACTATTTCGGTGATCGTCATTTCAATACAGCTGAAGAAGAACAAGAATATTATGAAACAGGTTATTCTCCAGTACGTAAAGGTAGATTCTGGAGTTTTGGTTCTGCTTCTGAATATAGAGGTGGAAGCATCACTTATTGGGAACCTAACTATTTAAAAAGAGCTAATAGTGACTGGAAAGATGCTGGTGTTTATGGAAGCATAGATAATAGATGGGCTCATAGTTGGATACCAACTCCACAACATCCATTGGCTCCTATTAGAAGATTATTAAACCCATACTGGTTAGAAAAATATCATTTAAAAGAAAATGATAGACCTTATCCTTTAACTGGTAAAATGTTTACTGAAGGTACAGCCTGGGGTGCAGTACTTAACCCTACTATTGGACAAATATTAAAACCAGTTAAAATGCTACCTCAAGTCAAACGTCGTTTAGGTAGAGACGGTAGAGATTCTGTAGCTATAATAGAAAACTTAAATAATAGAATTAAACAACGTGCTAAAGAAAATGATGACTTAATGGTAGTTAACGGTACAGATATAAGAAATGCTGAGTACGTTCCATACGGTAATCCAGATGATGATGAACTTAATGTAACTATTTCAAATGGACATGCAACTGTACAAGGCATGAATTATATGGACCAAGTTAAGAACATAAGAGAGTATGAGCCTCCAGATGGAGTAACTTATACAAATGATACTATAGATTATAATAGTGGTACAGTTAGCAGGAAACAACAATACATAGTAAGCAAAGCTGAAAAATTTGTAAATGAATTAAATAGAAGCAGCTACAATGCTACTAGTGTAACTGAAAGTGCTACTAATATAATTAAAAAAGTTAATACAGCAATTAAGCGTAAGAGTAAACATGCTAGACGAATAGATAATTCTACTTTAATGCCAGACAAACGCGAAGGTACTTTTGTATATCGTAACTTAGCAAATGAAAGGCTTAATTATGATAATCAATACTATTCAGACCATGAAATTAAAAAGATGGTTGACCGTAGCGTTTATAAAGATTATGCCAGAGATGCTAAACACAGTATAAAAGATCTTACTGGTATATATGGATTCCTTAGTGATCAGATATTTGGTACAGATACATATACTTATCGTTTTGCTAATGCTGGTGAAATGACAAGTTTCAGCCGTGGGTTCTGGGATTCTAATATCGGCGGTTTAGGTGGAGAACTTATGGAAATTGCTAGACGTTTCTTCCCTAATACTGATAAGTCTAGAGTAAGCTATAATCCATTAAGAAATAATATGCCAGACTGGATACCAGATACATATCATTATGGCGATCCTTATGTAGAAATACCTAAAGGTGAAATGAGACTTCCTGGTAAGGGTTATGAAGCTATGTATGATTTGCATCCTGACCAATTTGGTAAATACGGTGCATTCGATAGATATAAAATCTTAGCAGACATTGCTCCTAATAGTACTGAATTTAAGAAATGGAAAAACATAGCTAAGAACACAGTAACAGATCCTAATTTAGTTAAAGAGATGGAAGACATTGGCGTGCGTGCATCTAAGATGAGTGGTAATCACGAATTCTTTGATTATAAGTACATACGTAATAACCTTGAATATAGAAAAGGTAGAGTTCAAGGAATAAGTAATGGCCAAATTATATTAGCTGGTGGTGAAACATTAACATTAGCTGGACTTAATGTAAATAATCAAACTACTGAAGCATTAAAAGAATACTTAAAACCTGGGCAAAAGATTACTTATCGTACATATAAAGATAAGAAAATAGATTTAGAAAATACTCAAAGAATAACAGAAGCTGTAGTATACAGCGGACCATCAAACATAAATGAGAGATTGTTAAATGAAGGATATGCTGAAAAGAATAAAGAAGACAATTCGGCTCTTGGTATAGCTGGTACACAATCTGGTTCTCAAGAAGTCATGGGAGGCATTCAAGAAGTTATAGCACACGCTCCTTTACCATACGTACACAGTAAATTCTTAAAAGTAGAAACTCCTCTTGAATCTTACAAGAACGAATTATATTATGGACATCCATTTAATACATGGGATCATCCTATTAAAGGATTCGTAACTCCTGCATTTAATAAAAATAGTGGCAAGAGTCTTGCAGGTGAAGCAGTAGCATTAGGATATGCTTATTTACATTTTAGTAAAATAGCAGGTAAAACTAACAGTAAATTATTGAGTAATGTTAGTACATTTACTATGGCTACATTGAATCCTGCATCATTCCTTGGTATAGCTTTAGGTTATGCTACTAGATTAAGTAATGGTAAGATAGAAGGTAATGGCGGAAGCTCTTTAACTAATGCACAAAAAGGAGCAGCTATTACTACTGCTATTAGTGCCGTTAAATATGGTTGGGATAACGCAGACAATCCTCTTAAAGCAGCTACTACATTTGCATTTGCTGGTAGTATAATATCTCATAATTTAAAAGGTGTAAATGAATTTGCAAGAGAAGCATTTAATAAAGAACTTAACTTTTTGCCTGGTGATTTTAAAGCTGGTGCTAAGATAGGAGCTCTTGTAGGTTTAGGAGTCTCAGCTATAAAGAACTCTCATTTTGACAAAGATAAAATATTCTCAACTAAATTTGTTCCTAAAGAAACAAAGAAAAGATGGGACATAGACGAATATTATGACAGAATGGAATATGTTAAATATATGGGATTATACAGAAAAGCAGCTAGAAAGGCTGAGCTTTTTGAACATTCTAATATAAGAAGTACATTTAAAGAGTTAGACAAGAATAAAGAAAAGATAGCTAAGCTTGATAGAAAAGCTACTAAACTTGCAACAAAGAATTCTACTAATGAAAAGATACAAAGTAAGTTAGCTGAAATTCAACAACAAAGACAGGCTCTTGAAGAACAAAATAATATGTTCTTTAAAGGTGGTAAATATACACAATCTGCTGTAGCTTATAAAAAGAAAGCAGAATCTACATTATATGGATTAAGCCCTACATCTACTAAAGATGAATTACTAGCTGCAGTTCCAGATGAATATAAAGATCACTTCCAAGCATTTATGGACGTTACAAACAAACATGAACAAAAACAAATATTAAAATATATGCCAGATTATTTAAAACGTCCATTGCAAATATCATGGGGACAAAAACCCGATAAGATGAAATCTAATTACAGATATTTTAAAAGAAAGAAAATGCCTTCTATGTTCTGGAAAGGTTGGAAACCTAATGTGAATCTTAAATACGTTAAAATGAAAACTATTCAAAATGAAGGTATGATGTTATCTGATTTTGGTTACTATGAATCTGAAAAAGCTAAACCTATGTATGAGGCAGCTCCTAGTATAGATGATTACAATAATAATTCAGGACAATTATACAGAACTAATCTATTAACATCTTTACATGGTATGGGAATAGGACCAATGAATATATCTGTTAAAACTACATCGGCCCCTGGTCTATGGATATACAGCGATGTAAAAAGTACAGTGAGTGATGCTACAAAAGTAGCAGGCTATAAAGTAGCTACTGCAGCTCAAACATTGTCTAGTTTAATATTTTAAAGCCATGTTAAACCATGGCTTTCTTCGTAATATACATAAGAAGGTAGGTGTGTGCGTATATGGCGAATTTTAATAAAAATATTACGATATATGATAATAAATATAGTGTCGTTAAAGGTAGAAGAGCTGATGGTACTTTTAGAAGTAGCAGCGAGACATTAGCAGACAGACAAAAGAGAGTAAGTACTAAGTTTGCTGATGACATAACAGCTATTCAAGACTTTGTTGATACTTTTGCTAATCAATCTAAAGTCATCTTTAGAGATGATAATACATTAGTTCTTAAAACTTCTCATAAACCATTTGATAGAGTAGAAGAAAGCGAAGCTGCTAAGAAAGCTTTAGATATATTAAGTACTAATAAATTTTTCAATACTATCACAAACAAAACAAGTCCTAGTAACGTAACTCTTAAATATCATAATTTAGCTAATATAAATACTACTGCTTCTTATGATAATATGAGTCATGTATTTGATAAATATCAAAACATAATGAAGAGTAGCGGTACTATAATTGGTTACGACCTTGAAACACTTGGTGGTATGTCTGATGGTATCTGGAATCCATTAGGTATAACTGAATTCGGTATTAATAAGCAACATATAGTTGATGGTAAAGTAGCTAAAACAACTAGTGAGAATATTATGCTATCTGGTACTGTAAATCATACAGCTGAGTTAAACAAAATTAGAGCTGTACTTATGAGTCCTAATGGTGCTAAGAAATTAGCAGAAGACCCTCAATATAGAGGTCTACTTGTTTCTGCAAAACGTTATAGTATGTACGGTCATAAAGATACTAAGATACATTTTGACGGAAAGAAAGGCTACGGAGTAATCGACTCATTCGTCGGTGAAAAAGGAGAAGCTTGGGGTAATTTAGAACAGATTACTGCAGGTGTTAATAAATTTATAAACATAGAAAAACAAGCTTCACAAGCTATAGATGAAGCTTCAGGATTAAGAAAAGATGTTAAGACATCTATTGATTATATATTCGATATAATGAAGACAGGAAACGATCAAAACGGTTTAGTAGTAGGTCATAATATACGTGGATTCGATAATGCTGCACTTAATCAATATGTAAAGAAACTTTATAACAGTGATAAAGCTGCACAGAAATATATAACTAGTAAGATGGGTACCCTAGGAATAAATACTCCAGGATTCCATTTAGGACCTATTGCACAAGCCGATTCATTAAACTTTTCTAGAGTAGTAAACAACAAGAATTACATGGGTGCATTACTGGATGTATCTGATAGAGGACGTCAAATACTTGCTCAAGCTGGACGTGGAATTAATAAGCAAGAAAATATAGGAGCAGTATTCTTCCCTCACTTATTTGAAGGCGCTATGGCGCATAGTGCAGGTAATGATACAGCCGTAGTTAATGCGTTCTTTACTCATAGATTTACAGAAGATTATTTAAATAAGATAGGTATTGACCAAAATGCTATTGACACTTTTAAAGGTAAAACTCTTATAGAAGCTATGAATGATATGATGGGCTCTTTCGATAATGCTGTTGATATCAAAGCTAATCGTCAACAAATATTTATGGCTAATAAAACTATGAGTGGTAGTTTTGGCGGTAAGAAAGTATTTAACTTTACACGAGACAGCCAAGGGAACATAATAACTTCTACTGGTCATTTTATTAATCCAAATGGAGGTATAGAATATAATCCTGTACATGGTAAACAAATAGGTGTAATTAGAAATCAACCATATACTATAGTTAATTATGGTTCTGTAGATACATCTCAATATTCAGGCCAATTAGCTAACTTAGTACCTGAGTTTGCAACTGACGAAGTATATTATTTAAACTTAGAACAAGTTGTTGGTGATAAATATAAATCAAGAACAAGCCCTGCACAAACTACTATGCTATTCTCTACTAAAGAAGAAATGGAAGGATTTATGGATTCATACTTAACTCCATTTGCCGAATCTACTACAGGTGGAGGATACAAATATATTGGCAACAGAAAAGTAGCTGAGTCATATGCTAAACAATACATGCTTACTGACAAAGGTTTAGAATTTAATCAACAACGATGGAACAGTATGTTTGAAGCTGAACAAATCAAGGGTGCTTTGAACTCTAACTTCGAGAGAAGATACGAAAAGAAAGCTGCTGAAAACTTCTTGTTTGGAGATAAGTCTGCTAAAAGAATTGGTGAGTCATTAGACTTTATAGAATATTTAAATAAAAGGAATTTATCTGCAATGACTGCTGATGATTTAGGACGTATCTATTACAATAAATACAGCGGAATGAAAGTAGGAAATGTAGAAATTACTAAGAACTTAGCTGATGAAATCAGAGAGAATATCAAAGATACATTCGGGTTCCATCCTAGAGACGAAAATGGTAAGCCTCTTGAAAAGAAAGTATTGCTAGATGCTACTGCAGATAATGCTATAGCTTCATTTGAACATGTTAAAGAACAAGAGAAATATTATAGAAATGCATTAAACACAGTTTTTAAGGCTCACAATATAAATCCTAGTCAATATGGTAGTTATGGAGCAACTATAGCTAAGAGTGGTCAAGCTATGGCTGCAATCAATAATGACTTTATTACTCTTAATGATGCATTAAGTGTTCCAGTAGCTAACTCTGTAGGTGAATTCATGGACTTATCTGAAAAAAGCGTACGTAACTTAGCATTAAATGCTGACGCTCAGCTTATGCCTAAAGCTTTAGTAGATAATATGTATGAATTTAAACTAAGCAAAGATTTCTATTTCAATAAAAAAGCTAGTAATATTAATGGTCTTATGTCACCTAAAGAGTATCAAAATATAATTCAATATAGTCTTGATAGTTCTGACCCTGGTATGAACTTTATAGATAAACTTATTAAAATACAAACAGGTGCGACACGTCAATTAACAGAAACTGAAAGAATACAATCTGGTAGACAAGTATTTTATCAATTTGTAAATGACGAATTATCTAAAGATAAAGTACTTAGTAAGAATCAACATATAATAGAACTAGGTAGCTATATACAAAAGAAAGATTATAATCTACGCCATGCTTTATCATATTTAGAACAAGGTATATCTGAAGTTCGTGAAGTGAATCCAGAAGCTGGAGTTATTAGACCAAGTATAAAACGTGGAATAAAAACTAATTATCTAATGAGTAAATACAGAAACAATCTAACTCCTGAAGCAATGGCAGAAACTATGAAAGGTATAGGTAAAACTGTAGATGTATCTTCAGCAAAAGGTACAGATAGAAAGAAAATGGTTGAGAAGTTAGTCAACAGCTTTATTGTAGATGAAGGTACTTTCTCTAGAGATTTAAAAGCATTGCATGGTTCAAACACTGACGCTATAGAAGATACTATGTTAGCATATCGTACATTAAAAAAGCAATACGGAACATTTTTTAATGACTTAATAAACGCTGCAGGTAACGTAGATATGAATCTAGTATTTAATGAAAAGACTGGTAGACTATTTGTTCAAAAAGGAGAAAAGATAGTCGACTTAGATAATATAGCTAGAATCATAAGCGACCAAGGTGCTTTATATGGTAAGAGTGGAAGTCAAAGACTTGCTATACACCATGTACTAGAATATGATCAAAGAACAAAGGCTTTAAAATACAGAACTAATTTAGATGACCATTTTGGTGGGATGAAGACTTTAGTTGAAAGAATTAATAGGTTAGCAGAAAAGGGCGAAGTAGATCCTGACTCATTCAGAAGAACTGTTGGTAAATTACAAGTCGATCTTAATGAAGCTCCTGTTTATAAATATAATTATGGTTCTTTATTATTAGCTAATAGCCCAGTTGATATAAGAGGAGTAGACCCATTATACCCTGAACTATTTAAAGAAGATGGAGAATTTCATAGCATCATAACTCGTATGAGCAACAATGATAAATTCAATGTTGATGATTTACAAAACATAATGGAAAGAAGAATACCAGAATCTTTAGAACCTGGTAAACTTGATCCTATGCAAAGATCATTAATGTCTCCAGACGTAGTTCCTATACTACAAGAATTCAATAGAGCTACTACTAATAACTCTGTTGTTGATAGAATATTAAAACATATAAATGATACTGGTAAAGAAACTAAAGAGACTAAAGGTATAAAAGTAGTCAATGAATTATATATTCCACAAGGCTCTGGAGGATTTGATAACTATGGTCGTCCAGTATCAGTATCTGCTTTTAATAGAAACTGGATAAAAGCGAACACTATAGAAGAAGCTAGTAAGACATATGAAAATCTATTAATAGGTGCTAGAGTTATAGATACTAAACAAGTACATGCAAATATATATAAAAATGTTAAAGAAGTCGGTAATCTAGCAAGTGACTTTGCAATAAGACAATTAAATATGTCAAATCAAAACATATCTCAATTAGTTAAATATAAGAGAAATTCAGTAATCGATTCTATTATAAATAAATACTCAAACGATCCAGATAGAAAGTATATAGCAGATGATGTTGAACAAATAATGTCTGAAGTAGAACATATAATAAGAGGTTCTGTATATGAACAAGGTAAACTTATGGACCCTGAATTATTTGAAAGACTTATCGGAGATAATCCTCAAGACGTTAGAAAGATAAGTTATAACTTAAATGCTATTCCTGCTATAGAAGCTATGCTTGAAAGAGAAGATCCTGAGAAATTAATCAAGACTAAAATCCCTCAAATGAGAGAGATGTTTGGTGAATTAAAGAGAGACGAAAATGGACATTATAGATACGTTAAGGCTCCTGGTACTATTATTAAACGTGGAGAAACTATATTCCCTTACGAAGCATTTGGTGATATAGAAAAAAGATTCGGCTCTAAGTTTCCAGAAAGCGTATTAAGTCTAAAATTTAGAAATAAAGAAGGCATTGAATTATCTGAAGCTGAAATATCAAAAATTATAAATGATACCTTTAGCAAACAAGATATTAACATAAAAGATGTAATCAATCTATTTTCAAATGGCGATGAATTTACTGCAGCATACGAAGTAGCACATATTTCTCAACAAGAACTACCTAAAACTTTCTCTAATAGTGCTGAAAAATCTATGACTCGTATACCATATGCAAAAGCTGGTTCACATGACCCAAGGATAAGAAAGATATTAACTGATACTGAAAAAGATCATTGGGTTAAAAATATTGTATTAAGAGATAAAACTCTTGATGCTTGGTATCATGATTTAGAAAAAGCTTATAAAGATGGTGGTAAAACAGCAAAAGACATTCTTAAACAAAATGGTTTTGATACTATACAAGATTTAAAAGAAGCTGCTAAACGTGAAAGATTACTTTATCGTGATTTTGTATTTGGTGAAAATAGTATATTCGGTATGGTATCTGTAATAGCTAATGATAATGTTACAGGCCATGAAAATATGGGTCATCAAATGTCTAGTGCATTAGGTGAAGCTATAAGACTTACTGGTAAATATACAGCTAAACCAGGTGCTAGTAATACTGAACAATGGGAATCAGGTATAAATAAAGTAGCTGAAATAATAGCTTCTGATCCTAAGAAGTTTGGCTTTATAAGAGAAATGGATAATAGCAAAGGAGTAAACGAAGCTAAGACTCTCGACATTTCTCAAAACTTATCATTGCTATTTAGTACAAATACATATGATAAAAATAAAAAAGGTATTGAAGTATTAGACTCTGAAAAGATAATTAATTTATTCAGAGAAATAAATAAAACTATACTTAAGAATGCTCCAGAAGAAGATAAATTAGTTCATACTAATCTTGAAGGCGTAGATAAATTAGTTGGAGCTGTTAAGACAATAACTGTAGATGGTAAAAGACATGCTATTGGTTCTATAGGTGTTACTTCTACTGCATTCGCTGAAGATTCAGAAGTGCAATCTGGTGTCAGTCAAGAATATCTTGACGCTAAAAAAGCTTTAAGACAATACAATCGTATGCTAGATCAAGTAAAGGCGATTAAACCTGAAGATCTTACAGAACAACATATTAATTTACTTAAAATTCTACCAGAAAGAATAGAAGAAATACGTAACGAAATAGATGCTATGTCTGATGGTGCTGCATTTATGAAAGTAGACGATCAACTTAGAAACATACTTAGCAATTCAGCTTTAAATAGTACTACTGAAAGACGTTTGAGTAATTTAATTGCGAACAGTGGTGATCCTTATGGATATACTAAATTAATAGAAGAAGCTTCTGATAAGTTAATAGCTCGTAATAAAGATGGAGAATTTGAAATAAATAAAAAGTATAAAACACATAATGTCAATAAACCATGGTTAGAAGATGTTAAACAACAAATTACTTTTAATCCATTAGAAGAAGATGAGCTAACTGAAAAGATGCTAAAGGAAGAAGAATACAGACATCTTGAACCTATATACAATGAAGTAGTCAGAAAACGTGGTATGAAGCTAGGAACTGATAGTGCCGAATTATTCTATCAAGGTAATATCGCTTATGCTGGTGCTAAATTTAATGCTGGCGGAAATGTTGATTTACAGCCTTTACTAGACAAAGGAGTAGAAGTTGTACCTGCAGAAAAATATGTAGGTAATCTTGGTAGAGCTTCAGCTGGTCAATTTGTAAGCTCATATGCTGACAAAACTATATTATTAGACTTAGGTGAAAATTATGCTAATATGTCTGAAACAGGGAATAGATACATAGCAGTGCCTGGATTAGGTAATGTAGTTAACAGTCAAGAAATTAAAAGAGATTGGCAAAAGACTGCAGGCGCTTTAGCTAATACATGGCAAGAATGGTCTAACTTAGGATTTAATGATACTGAAGAAGGTCTTAGATTAGTTAGCAGAATGGATGACTTATACGATAAATTAAATACTGAAAGTCAACAAATAGTTAAGAAAGGTAATGTATTTGCAGAGAAAGCGAAAGTAAGAGTTAATGCTCCTGCACAACGTCTTAAAATACAAGCTACTCTTGGTGAATCAGAACTTCATGATCCATTAATAGATAAGATAAGAGCAAATACCCCTGATAATTATAAAGTTGATGAAGACTGGTTCAGAAACAATGCGACAATATTAGGTAAGTCAGTATCTGAATGGGAAGCGCATGGTCCTAATGGTCCTAGTTTATATTATAACTACAGATTATCATCAATGTCCGATTTCCAAAATAAAGGATACTTTGACTATGATTTCATGAGACAAATGGGATTCACTAAGAAAGATGCTAGTGGAAACATGGTACCTATTACCGATAAAACTGAGTTAAGAAATGAAATGACAAACTATTTAAAAACTCATGGTACTATGGATATTTCAGACCGTTATCCTAATATATATGATACATCTGCACTTACTAACTACACATTCTTAGATACAACATTAGCTGACAATGCTACAGCTATAGCAGGACATACTTTATCTAATGTTAATGGTGACCTTGACGGTGACTCACTTTCAACAGTTAAAATAGCAAAGAATAATGTAAACTATCTTTTATATAACAAACATAAAGAAGATTCTATGGCACAAATGAAAGCTGATTTAAAAGCTCAAAACATAGACATAGATTCTTTAGATAAAGATATGGTTGAAGAAAACTTACGTAGAAATACTATTCAATCAATGAAGCAAAATCATGTCAGAGGTACTGCTGAAGAACTTGGCGAAGCTTATGATTTCTTTAGAGGAAAAGAATTAGAATCTATTAGAGTCGCTGTAGACAATGCTAAAGTTGTAAGAGAAAACGTAGCAGAAACACTTGCTAAAGATAGTGGTAGAGCTTATAAATCTATGGCTCTATCAGTAGATGGTAACAGCTTATTAGCAGAAGTAGAAGGCGGCCGTTCATCTCTTGGTAGATTAAGAACACTTAATAGAAGAGAAAATGTTAGAGCTGGAGAATTAATTAAAAGCGATAACGAATTAAAAGGTTATTTCGCAGAAGCTGTAAATGTATTAGATAAACAACCTGATTTATTTAAAGGCGAAAAGTTTAAATACGTTGAAGGCATGAGAGAAATAGGAGATAAAGAATCTGCTAAAACTATTGTTTCGTTTGGTAACAACCAAAGAGAAGCTTTAGATGAAATGCTTTATATATTACAAAAAAGCGGTAGTCAAATAGCTGACAAAGCAGAAACTGCAGCACTTGGAAGAATCCAACAAAATAAATATGTTGAATCACTATTATTCAAAGGTTCTAAAGATGCCATAGGTTTAGTCGATGCTCAATTATATGCTATGAAACAAGCATCTGATAATTACTTTGCTCAAGCAGAAAAAGATACTGAACGTAGATTAAGATTATCTGGTATGAGCGAAAGTGAAATCAGAAATAGTCCCGAACTAAAAGCTATTGCTCTAAAAAGAGGAAATATAACTTTATTCTCTGGTGGTTCAGAACAAGATATCATATCAGCTAAAAAGCTTAAAATGTACGCTGGCGATGATCGTTTTATGTCATTTGGTGGAACAATGCAATCAATAAGAAGTGCTAGAGCTACACAAGAAACTCGTGAAGATTTCTTAAATTGGTTCGAACGTTATGGTAGATTTTCTACTGTAGCTAGTCAATTTGATACATGGGTAGATGATGGTACATTAAGTGAATCTATGATTAACAAGGCTTCTGCTTATATTGATAAATATGAAAAAGAAGGCGTTAAAGATGCTACTGAAAAAGGTAAAGCCATGTATCTTGCTGAACAATATTATGACACTATAGATACATTAAATAAAACTAGCGAAAGTTTTAGAGCAGATGCTAACTTATTTGCTGTATTCGGTAGAAATGGTGGTAGTGTAGAAAGATTAGTTAATGTAGAAGGAGCTTCTGGTGAGAGTCACACGGCTTTAATACAAAGTCTATTAAGTGGTCAAGATGTATCTTATAAAGAACACGATTTTGAAAGACAAGGTACTAGAGTTATGGCTGATAGATTAAAGAATATAAACAACTTTAAAAACATCACTAGATCTGGTAGCGAAACATTAGAACATATAGTTGAAGGCGGCAAAGATAGCTTATTAAGTAGTCCCGCTTCTATAATAGGATTTAGTGCTATCGGTTTAGCTATAGGTGTAGCTGCTGCAGGATATGCAGGTGGACCACTTAAGAAGAGCAAAGCTGTTCAAGATGAACAACAACAAAGACAACAAGCAAACGATAGAATGACTGTTCCTGAATTTTTTGACAATCAAGGAGGCTTTGTTACAGGCAATTCACAACAAGGCTATATTATCAATATCAATGCTAATACTAAGAAAGGTGAACGTCATATGAAAAGAGCTATGAAAGAAGCAGTATCAGCCTCTGTTGGTGGTGCAGTAAGTATAAATATGAATTTCAAAAGTAATAGTAGTGGTGGATGGTCAGATAAAGATATCGAAAAAATAATTAATAATTATATGTAAAACTATATTATTAAGTAGGATATATTATGATAGGCTTAGATTGTCCTAGGCCTATCGTTTATTATATGTAAAGGAAGTGAAAAAATGGCTAATAATCTTTCAGATATAAGAGATAAATGGGCAGAGATGAAAGTCTCTAAAGTAGAAAATACTGATATGGATATAGAAGATTTTGTCCCTAATATCTACGAAATGATAAAAGAAGATTGTATTACTGAATACCTAGGGTCTATATCTGATTCTTTAAATAAAGGCAAAGATGACTATAAGAATGTAGCTTATTATTGCGAAGCTCCTTACAGTGAAACTCTAGGCTATGATGATAAAGAAAAAGTCTGGGTATTAAGTGTAGACGGTATAGAATATAATAAGAACATGCTTGACATGGGCTCTATAGATGGTGATACATATGGTTTTAGTTTTTCTGATATAGATGATGGTGGCAAAAGCGCAACTATAGGTTCTAAAACGTATAAAGGATTTGAAGATTATATTAAATCTATGAACTGTGTTAGTAGCGGTGGCGACGACAGAGGCGGTATTAAAGTCAGAGCTGCAGGCGTAGACTGTGCTGAAATCCCTCACTACGAAGCTGTAGTTGTTTATAATAAAGATACAGAATTAGAAGCATTAACATGGGACCAAATAGAAGGATTAGCTGTATCTAAAAAAGCTGAGATACAATATGCTCCTTATCTTATAAATAAGAATAAGAGCGATGATCCTAACAAATGGACTCTTTCAGAAAGAGATAAATCACACTCTGTTTTGTTTTATAAAAACAAACAAGACGGAATAACTACTTATCTAGAAGTAGTTAAAAAAGATGCTTCTTATTTATTTAGTTCATCTAGTGATTATGCTGGTGGTACTCCTATGTTAGTCGTAGGAGCTGGTAAATCTTGGGGTAAGGATACAGTACTAGATGGTTATAAAGCTCAAAAAAGAATTAAAGAGCTTTTAATAGATAAGAAGAGTAGCATACAAGATATGATACTAATACTTGATGCTCACACTACTACTGCAGTTAGAACAGCTCCTACATATACATGTTATACCTCTTTATATTATTTCCCTGAAACAGTGAAAAATATAATACAAAGTTGGATTAATAAACAAGATGGTAGACCATTAAGTAGATTAACATATTCTCCATTTGGTACAGATAAATATGGACGTTTATTAGGTACACTATATGTTAAGATGAAAATGAACGGAGAATCTGTATGGATTAATGTATCTAAATATGTTCAAGCAGGTACTAATTTTACTGAACCAGATCCTGATTTCAGTGGTTCTCCAGAATTAGAAGGTATTTATAACGGACTAAGTAATGATGCATTTAAAATAGGAAGTTATAATAACTCTTATAGATTTATAGATGATAGTAATGTTAATGGAAATGAATCGTTTGAAAAGATGATAAAACTCCATGAATCTCTTACTGGTTTAGAATGGAACGCAGAAAAAGAATGTACTGTATTGCTTGGCGATAGCTTCTTTTTAATTCCTCCACAAAGTATTCGTAATGTAAGTAACATAGATTATACAAAAGTACCGCTATTAAGAAGTAAAGGTACCATGGTCAAAAATCAAGCTAACCGTGAACAAGTACTTGAAATGGACGTATTCTTTTATGGTGAAAATGGTATTAACGGTATCCCATATAAAGCAGAAACGCCTAATGGTACAAAAGTTACTTACTATATGAATGGTTTGAGAGCATTATTTGCTCAATTCAGAATATGTCCTTTTTTACCTATTCATAATTATTATATTAATAATGTATTAGGAATAGAAGCTGTAACAATGGTAAGTATTTCACTTGATACGGTCGAAGGATTTCCTAAATTGCTTAAAGCTACTCTTACTCTTCGTGAGTTTAATTACAGAGTTTATATGCCAGATTTACCTATACAATATGTAAATAGTGATACTGGTAAAATACAAGACTTCGAACCTATATTTGCTAAATGTTTTGAATGGGAAGTTTATAGATATTATTATCAAAGATGTATCATGCACGGAGAAGAAATAAGCAAATATACTTATAATACATATGAGTATGGCGAATATTATTATTCTTATAAGAATGTCTTACAACATGCGAATTTAACTTCTCAAAGTATAGAGTTTTACGTACCAGATGATAACTGGCTAACTAAAGCTTTGCAATGTAAAAAAGATAAAGATAGATATGGTCAAATGATATCTTCAGTATCATTAAATAATGATGAATCAAATTATGTAAATGAAATAGCTGGCGATGATCCATTAGTAGATAATGATACTTTTAAAAGCAAACTTAAAACATTGCTTAAAGATAGTAAAGTTCAACTTAAAAATAAATATAATACATCAGATAGCGTAATTGGTGTTAATACTAATGATATATTCCGTACTGATGATTATGCTACATCATGGTCTAAATCAAGAACTCATGTTATGGATGTTAAACCTAGCGATCTTAAAACTATATTCAATAACAGACTAAATGTATTATTTAATTTAGGATGGGTTAATGATGTTACACTAGATGAAGGGCTAAACAGTGCTAATACAGCAGTCGTATGGACATTTAATATTAAGCTTGATACTACAAAAGTTAATCTAGATAATATTAGAGAATATGTCAGAGACTTATCAACTAAGACAGATGAAGGTGCTTCATCAGCTAATTTCTTTAAAGATGGATACGGCAAATATATTGTAACAGCTCAATATGATGAAAACAGTAAGTTTGTCGGCGTATCAGCTGCTTATGATGCAGGACTTGCTGCTATAATGGCCGCAGGCTCAGGAAGCAATAAACCATCTAAAGTTAGTACAACTTCTGAAGTATTTAATTATGCAAACTATACAGATCCTAAAGCTATGAAATTTGTTCCTTATATAAAAGACTTAAACGGCAACAGTGTAAGTATAGATCTAGATTTATTACATGTAGTGACACAAAATACTTTTACAGAAATGTATTTAAAAGCTCAAGATGGTTTTGGTCCTCAATTTATGGGTGGAGGAGATGTAACATTTGAGATAATGTTTACTACACAAGATTTATTAGTAGTATCATTAATGAATCAATTACCTGCTTATGCATTACAAACAACCAAAACATATCGTAGAGTAATGCCTTGTTTCCCAGTTAAAGCTAAAAATGATTATTTACAGATGCTAGGAATTAATGAATGCTTAGTTGAAAATGTTAACGTAACAACAGTAGATGGTTTCCCTGGAACTTATCAAATACAAATGAGATTCACATCTGTAGATAGAACATTAAGACAAAGAGAAGCTTTACGTAAAATAAATACTAATGGATTTACTAGTGACATAGCATCTACTAACATAAAAGATTATTTCTCATTAGAAGAAGCATTAGCACAATCTGAATTGTATCCTGACTTAGATTTACCTAGTCTTGCTGAATTAGAAAAACTAGGTTGGAGTTATTTAAAATATGCTAATGAGAATAGAGCATATGTCGATCCTGATTTCTATATTATATATTCTTATCAATACAGCGCTCAAATGACTAAAGAGATAGTTAAAACATATCTGTATGATAAGTATTATGTAGCAGCTGAAAAGGATAAGGAAGACGGTACAGAGACGAAGACAGTAGGTCAATGTTCTGCCAGTGATTCTGTATTACATATGGAAGATGACAGCGGTCTTGTTTTAGCAACTAAGCTTAATAAGATAATGGGACTTGATGTGTGCGATAACAGTCAAAACTCTGTATCTAAATATGCACAAGAATTAATGAGCCAACTTAATGTATCAGGTGAACAAGAAACTTTATTTAAAAAGGGTAGTATGTTCGCATCTGATAATTTCGATGACTTAATGGAATTAGGTACAACTTTATCTTGCCTAACAGCTTATGGTATAGAAAATGGATGGCAAATAAAAGAAGGTTGGTTTGCTACATTGTCTCAAACTTATGTTAATGATTTGGTTGAAAGATTAAAAGTATCAGGTATTAACAAAGCTAACAGTAAAAAAGAAGACAAAGAAGCGAAATGGGTAAACGAAATATATACAAAGAGAAGAAATGCTATTCTTGCTATAAATGAAATATTATATTCTCCAATGGAATTAGAAGGCGGAAATAGATATGCTGATTTGTCATGTGTTGCTGATGCTTTTTGTAAAGTGTTTGATACAGACGCTGGTATAAGACTATTAAATATTTTAGACCCTATGGGCAAGTATTCAAAAGGCGGATTAAAGAAACTTGCTACTACTGCTGGTGAAAGTGGTGGAGCGGCTAGCGGTCACTTTAGCGAAAAAGATGGTTATTATTACGGAGACTCTTCTTTTACTACTGATAATGCTGGTGAAAAATTCGATGAAGATGTATGGGATGAAGGCAATCTACCATTATTTTTACAAGGATATATTTACGCAGCAGGTTGTTGTCGTACTGGTCAACAATATAACAAGAATAATAATGACTGGGCTCCGCAACAATTTATTAACGGTGATACTAATAAACCTAATATAAGATATAAAGATAATAAAGTAGTTAAAGCATACGACGAAAACGATAAAGATATAAAGAAGATAGCTAAAGATAAGAATTTAGGTATGGAAGATGCTTATTGGTACTATGTAGCTACTGTCGGAGACTTCTTCGGTGCTTGGGGAATAGGTAAATATAATATCAAAAGAATACAAGATATGATGTGTCCTAAGAGCCAAGTTAATTATAAATGTAAAGAAATGTACGACTTAAGTAAAGACCCTAAATGGTGTGAAAAAGGATTCCTTGATCCATATTATAACTACCAAGGTTATAGAAGTAAAAAAGGTCGTGATTATATAAAAGCTATATCTACTAATGCATGTGATAACTGCGTAGCTTTCATACGTGTAGTATTACAAAAGCTAAAAGAGATGTTAATAGATGGTTATTTTATAAGTGAAGTAGACGTTATAGCTGGAAACTATGACCAAGTAAAAAAAGAATGGGACGAATATATTGATCAATGGGATAGTTCTTTAAACTATAATAGTGGCGATCAAGACCACGGCAGTGGCAAAAAGCTACAAGAAGAAGGACTTAATGAGGCAATAGAAAGGAAATATGGTATGTCTAAAGAAGACATGGATGCATTAATAGAAGATGATATACCAGTAAGCTATTCTCAAATATTTAGTGCTAGAATGATTTATCCAGTTATGTTAATGGCAATAGACTGTAATGCTAAAATAGCTAAGTTAGTAACAAAGAGAAATTATGACGAATTAAATAATATGACTCTTGGTACTTCTGTAGGTACTGCTGACTGTACTCCTATGAATAAATTCTTACAAGCATTAGCTGGAATTAAAATGTTAGGAACAAATATGGAAACAGATACAGACGCTATAACATCAAATGCACAAAAGATATTTAATACTTTAATGCAAGAGATAGCTGAAAACTTCTCTAATGATCCTAGAAGATATGTACTTCATAGTTTCTATGATATGCTTACTACTGATAAAAGAGGTAGATTAGTAAGGGCCTTCCCTACATTCTATATTATATTTGTAGATGAAGGTAGACGTATAGGTACATGGAAATTATACGATAACTTCTACAACATGTCAGCTATAAGCAATATAGATATTGTTAAATCTAGAAAAGTACCAGCAGATACATGCACATTTACTATGAGTAACTTATATACTTCATATGCTTCTACATACGATAATACAGTGTATCAACAATACGTAGATGTATATGGTGTTAAAGATTACTTCAATAGTATATTCTCTCCTCGTGCTTATTTAAATACAGAAGAAATGATACGTGGACGTAAACAATTAACAGATACTACAGTATTAAGTGCAGGTGTTAGAATTCATGTAAGAATGGGTTATGGTTCTGATGGCTCTAAATTGCCTATAGTATTTAATGGTAAAATAGCTGAGGTTAACTGCGGCGAAACTATCGATGTAGTATGTCAAGGTGATGGTCATGAATTAATGAATCCATTAAATGCATTCGGCGAACTTGAAGCTAAATCCCTTGAAGAAGCACAAAGCTGGGTTACAATATGTAAAGATATCCGTGGAGCAATAGCTCGTGGTGGTGAAACTCCTAAGAACTTAGTTGCAAAACTAATGACTGCTAAATACGGTGGCGTAGTTAAAACAGCTATCAGAAAAATGTTTAATAACAGATTCTTCTCTGAAAACCCATTTGGTATATATCATTTTGGAGACCGAAGATTTAAAGATATATTTGCAGATAGCGAAATAGTTCAAAACTTATACGAAGTATCAGATGAAGCTATATTATCAGGTGTAACAGCTTTAGTCCCTGATAAGTCAGAAAGCAATTCGACTCCTACAATCAACTGTTCAATACAAGATAAATCAATGTGGGAAATAGTTAATTTATGCGCTCATGCAGGTGATGATTATTTTGCAGCAATCAGAGACTTTGGTATGAGAAGTACATTATGTATGATGAAAGGTAATCATTATTATGCATATGCTTATAAGAAAGTAAATAGTATTATATATGAAAGACGTAAACCTTTCCAACAATATCATTATTTCGATTCTTATAACGATATAATTTATAATAGCATCGAAGCTACAGAAGCTAATATGAAAACTAATGCTGTAGGTACATGGCAAGCAACAGACTTTATCTGGGGACATGAACAAGCTACAGTAGGTCCTGTATATCTAGACATGAATATATATCCTGAATATCAAAAATCTATGACAGTAGATACTGGTCTTATAGCTAGTGGTAACGGCGGTATCGACATACCACTTATAACTGGTTTATCAGAAAGATGGTCAACTGATGCTGATGATGATAAAGTCAACAAACAATTAGCAAGAAAGATAACTACTAACGTACTTAGAGAATCTGTAAAGGATATGTATGATGGACAATTATGTGTAATAGGAGATCCTTCAGTTAAACCATACGATAGATTTGATATCGTAGATACATATGAAGATATGTCTGGACAAATGGAAGTAGAAACAGTTGTATTTAGTATGAACAGTGAAACAGGTTTTACTACTACAATAACTCCTGATTTAATAGTTCGTGCAGTAGACTGTACTCAAGAAACAAGTTATCAAAATGTAACTGGACATTTCTTAGCTACTGAAGGTATAGCTGTTACAGCTAGATTAGGTATGGCTAAATTAATTGAATCTAGTGCTACAGCAACTTTAACTTCTTCAATAATGTCATCTGCTAAATTAAGTTCTTTAGTAGAAAGTCTAGGTGGAGCAGAAGCTTGGGCAAGTCTTAATCAATTAATAACTTCTACTACGGTTGGAACTGAAACTGCGGGTGTAGCTGCTGTATTATTAAATCCTGTAACATTAATCGAAACAGTTGTTGCTGGTGCTTGTATATTTATAATTGCAAAAAATATTCAAGCTGCTTTATTTAATTGGTTAAGAAACGTTCAAGCTTTAACTGTTTATCCTATAAATAAATATCAAAGACAATTAATAGCTGGTATGGCAGGTCATCGTGGTTCTGTAATGGGTTACCCTTACAAACAATCTAAGGACTCTATACAAGCTATGATAATGGCAGGTTATGAAAAGATAACTGATGTGCCTATAGTTGGTTCATTAACTAAATCTTTCTGTAAAGGCTCAAATGTAGATAGTGTATTTGAACATTGGAGAGAATCTTTAGGTATAGCTCAAATGTCTAATGATACTAATTTATCTATAGAAAATCTATATCAAGAAATATGTGGTTATGCTTCAAAAGAGTATTCATCTAATGGAGCTGAAATACAAGCCCTTAAATTCAAAGATAGATTATTAAGCTTTGATACTAAAGGCAAAACAGATCAAACATTCTTACTTTATCAAATAGGTGGTATTGATGATCCAGATAAAAAAGAATACAAAAGTTTACCTCCTGATGAAAAGAAAAAAGTAACAATAAAAGAATTGCCTACTAATAAAAGAGTTTTAGCTTTAACTCCTATAGAAGATGATGACGAAATTAAGCTTGCTAAAAGTGGCGGACATTCTGTTATTAAAAACTTTAAAATAGCTCATGCAACTAGTGCTTTAGAAGTAGGTATGAAATTTGAAGGTGGAGATAGAGTTATTAAATATATCATAGATGATAAAGGTAAAGTTTTTGATTTACCTATGATACAAACAGATGCTATATATGTAATAAAAGTAATAATGCAAGATGAAGCTCTACAAGGAGCAGAACTTACTTTTAATAGTGGTACTAGGGTTAATGATTCACGTTCATGGAAAAGTACAGGATTTGCATTCGTACTTGACTGCGATAACAAAGATTCATTAATAACAGCAATTAAGAATGCTAGGAAACAAACAGATTGCGAAACATTAGGACCAAATAATAAAAAAATAAAACGTCATGTATTTTCTTATCAAGACACTGATAATGGTGTTGCAATAACAGTATATCCAGGAAAGACAGGTGAATAATATGTCAAGTTTAAAAAACACAATACGTTCTAACGTAGTTAATAGAAGTGATAAATATAATATATCTCAACAAAAGATAGCTAAAGTAATTGAGATATCAAATTCAAATTGTTACACTGTCTCTGTTATAAACAGGGACGGTGCTAACACAGTAGAATATAATGTTGCTATAAGAAAAGATAATAATGATAAAGGATTAATTAGTTGGGAACCAGCTGTTGGTGATCTAGTTAATATAGCTGAAGACGGTAGACGTTTTGTTATAACTGGAAGATATGATAGCTCAATTAATAATAGTACTAATTATGATTATTATAGTAACAGTATAAATAGTACATTAGGTGGATTTCTACAATAAATAAGGAGTGATGTATATGAGTTTAGAAGAAAGCAAAGATAATTTATTTACTAAGGCCGTTGCACAATCAGAGAAAGCTGATACCAATACATCTAAAGGTATTATAAACAAGAATTCTGGTTCATCTATGGTTTATGATAAAGAAGGTAATGTTAACTTATCATCTGGTAATTATACGCAATATAAACATAATGCTAAAGCAGGTTCTGCTACAGAAATAAGTTTACATTCTAATACAATAACTGTACAAAAAGATATTGTAACTAGTGACTTATGTGTAAACTATCATAAGCTTAATTCTCAATTATATGAATTAACTAATATGAAAGAAGTTATGAATACTTCAATAGGGAACTTAACTATGATGGGTACAGTACTTGTTAAAGTTTGGGAGCCAACATTACAGAAGTGGGTTCTTATAAGACGTCAAGTTCGTGTACCAATATTTAGTAATATACTAGATCCTTATGCTGTAGATAAAAATATAGATTTAGATTTAGATGATGCTTATGACAATATAGCTGATTATAAAATATCTAAAGATAATTCAAGAAAATAGGTGATACAGTATGATAGATTTTCAATTAAATAAAAATGGAGATTTACTATTTGAAGAATCACAAGTCTTAAATAATAGCTTTGAATTAAACTTCTTTGTATCTAAAAGTGATACATTAACTATAAATTTTTATACTGAAAATCTATCTTCGTTCTCATATCTAGAGAATCATAAAGAAGATAGAATATTAAATCCTGGTATATGTTTAAATTTATATATTAAGAAAATAGAGAATAACAAAGAAGTTGTAATAGCTAAAGATGAAGATTATATTGAACAACAGATAAAAATAAGACTTCAAACTGCATTAGGCACACTGTTAAATAATGAAGATATAGGATCTGATTTAGATTTATATAAACATAATATAATTGCAGATAATGATAATTTTAGTATTATTAGAGAAAGTGCTAAAAGAGCTATAAGCGACATTTTACCAAATGCAGAAATTGATGTTCAAAAAATAGAAACTATCTACTTAGATTATAGTAATAGTTTAATGATAACAATCAAAAACGATGATTATAATTACTATTATTATGTATAGGTGGTGATTAAAATTAAAACATTATTAGAAATATATAAAGAATTGAAAGAAACTTTCTACAAAAAAACCAATATAGATATTGGAAGAGGAACTGTAATTGATATGTTCTTTTCTGCAATAGCAGATCAATTTTCTACAATATATCAAACCATAGAAGATAATAGAAAACCATATTTATTTACAGAACAAACTGGTGATGAATTAGACAGTACTGGTTATTTTGTTTCTTTGCCTAGGATAGATGGCGAGAGTGATGAAAACTATAAATACAGATTAATGAACTGGAATTTAAGACATGCGTCATGTAACTCTACAGCTATAAATGATAAATGCAAAGAACTAGAATTCTCTACAGCTGCTAATTATGTTCAATATACTAAAGGAGTAGGTACGGCTACTATTTATTTGACTCCTTTATCTTATGATGAAGATGATATTAGATTAGCTATAGACGAAGCTACTGATAAAGTATCTACTGTTATTAATCCATCATCAAGAGTCGAGTTTAGAGTTCCTACTCCTGTTGATGTAAAATTTGTTGCTTATTTAAAAATTAAAACTGATGGAGATCAATATATTATTAAACAAGAAGTAAGTGACAAAGTAAAAGATTATGTAAATAGTATTGCTCCAGGTGATTATCTAGAACTTGGAGACATTAACGAAATAGGATTAGCAGTAGATGGTGTTGAATATTTCAATATAGTTCAAGTATATTTAGATGACGAAGAATCTACTGATTTTGAAATTTTGCAAACAATTAAAGCAAGATTTGTATATAATCAAATAATATGGTGGGATGTTGAATCTTAGAAGGGTAAGGTGATAGAATGTTTGATTACGAAAAAATGATTAAACGTGCAATTGACTTTTTCCCTACATGGTCAGATATAAGAAAAAGACATTCTAAATCTACAGGTGGCAAATTACTAAGTACAGTAACAGAACAATCTTTAGATATAGAAAAAGCTATTCAAGAATATATTGATTCTTATTTTTTAGATAGAATAGAAGGTCACAACATTGTGGCCTTTTCTTATATGGCTACTATAGGGATTATGCAAAATACTGATAATGTAAAAGTTGTATATAATAATACAAATTATAAGTTAACATTAGATGTTGATGAGTTTCTAAATGCTACTGATAACTATTTATCTTATTATGAAAATGGTAAGATATATATCAGAGAAGAAGTGTATAACGGAAATAACACTATAACAATATATATTGATAATGATTGTCTTGATTATGAATTAACTAGAATTCATGTTTGGAATATATATGATGAATTTGCATGCTTTATAGGAATGGAAAGACATGAAGGTGAATCTAACGAAGATTTATATAAACGTATGATTTACTTTAATGAAAATAAACCTAATGCATCTGAATCAGGTTTAAAGAACGCTATAATGTCTGAACTGTTAATAGATTGTCCAAATCTTAAAAAAGAGGACATAAAAATAGAACCTGTTGATGCTGTAAACTTACGAAAAGCATATAAAGGTTACAGCGAATTACTTGATTTATTAAATGAAATGAACAGAGATGTTTATAGATGGAAAAGATGGGATCTTGATGAATGGCAATATGATTTTAAAAGCATAGAATATTTACCTTATAAATGGGACGAGGCATTAACTAAGTGGCAAAATGGTATAGGCTATGGAGATGATTTAAAAGTTATTTTATCTAATAATGTTAATAAAACTAATGCTGACATAACTCTTTACTCTAAAGATAAAGAAACATTAAATGCTTATATAAGAAACAAAGAGATATATAAGAACGTTAAATTAACATTCCAGAAATATAATCAAAAGTTAAATAGCGTAAATGTTAAGTATCGCTTAAAAGCAGCTCCTATGAAAATAATAGATCCAGGTGCTATAAATCTTAGTATATACAGTTCTAATGAAGTAACAGAGACTTTAAAATTACAAGATGTATATAAGTTTGGTACAGATATAACAAGAACGGATGGTTCTAAAATAACTGATGCTTACAGATACAGATTACAATTTGTTCCTAAGAATAATAATTATAATATAGAAATATATAGAGCTACTGTAGCATACAGACACAAAACAACTAAGGCTATATTAAAAACAGAATCATTGTTAAAGAATGCCAATGGATTTGTATTAAATTCTTCTGGTACATTAACATCTACATCTATAAGCAAAACAATAAATAATATAAATAATATGGTTACTTCTAACTATTTGACTAATGTAGACAAAGGCGGATTTACTATAAGAAATGGTTACACAAATGGTTCTGGAACTATTAATATAAATGGTTATGGAAATCAAACAATAACTTTTACATCTAATTGTGAAATGAGCGACTTAGCTCATTCTGATATAGTAACTAAAGGTTGCTTATGGAGAGATAACGATTTAATACTTAGAACTGACTATGATAGTTATAAAGAAATAACAATAGATATAGAAGCTAACAAGTTCTCATTTACTTTAAATACAGACACTACTTTAGATTTCTATATGTTTGATTATGAAAATAATAAATATATACCACACAGTATATCTGGAGCAGGCAGTGTATTTGAAACAGAAGAAACATTAACTCCTCGAAAAATAAAAATGTTCTTAAAACTAAAGAATATGATAGAAGTATCTCTTGGTAACTTTAAATATAATAATTATACAATTAAGTTGTCTACAGCAAATGGAGCTCTTGTAGCTGTTGAAAATAATGACAGAACTTTTATATTACCTGATTATATACAAAATAAATTATTTATAGAAATGAAAACTGAAAGTTCATATGCTCCTGTAATCAACTTCATAGCTATAGGAAGCGACGTACTTAATAATTACTATACTACAGATGTAATAACATATTTAAATAACTACGATAGAATATTAGATATAGATTGCAACTGTGATTGTACGCTTATTAAATATGATGCTAATGATATAGAAATAGAACGAATAGATAATTATGTTTCTTCTTCTTATTATAAAGCTACAAGCAACGATGCTTATATTAGATTAAATCTAGATGACTGGGATGAAGTGTATTCAGTAATAAGTGAAACTGGTTCAATTGATTTAATAGAAGAAAGCGGACAGTATTTCTATAACTTATTATTATCTAATGGAGAGATAGCTACTGCAGTTACTATAAATGGTATTAAGCATGTTGATCCTGTAATAGTTTCTTTACATGATATATTAAAGAGTCAATTTGAAGGATATGACATAACTAAGAATAGAGTATATTGTAGTAAATTAGCTGATGGATTAATAATAAGTACTGGTAATACAACATCAGATTTTGAAATATTTAAAATAAATAGCGATTACTTTAAAAGAAAGAATGCAGTTAAATATGTATTTGAAGACATACCATCAGACATAAATGTAATATGGGGTACAGACGATATACTAGTTGATGGCTTCTCTAATACTCATGACTTTGATTATATATCTTTCTATCCTGTAAACTCTGTCATATCTACAGCTATAAACGAATATAATCTATTCTTAAATGAGATGAAAGAAATACCTGTTGTTAACAACTTTTCTCCTTTAATTGATACTACTTCATTAAACTTCTATACTGTAGAGCCTTATGTAGGTTCTGACCCTATAGATATTAAATTCTATCCATTTGATAAACAGAGAAAATTTGATGAACTTAAGAACTGGTCTGTAGGTATTAAAGAGTTATATATCAAATATGACGCTGATTTATTTAATATAGAAGCATATGAAATACAAGAAACAGTTATTGTAAATAGAATGAAATTAAGCAACTATATGGAAATAGCTGACATGTATAGTTTAAGTGATAACTCTGTTTTATATACTCAACAATACGTTATAATCCCTCCAGATAATGCAAAGATAATATATAAGATATATGATGGAACAGACGAAACTTCAGATTTAATTATAGACGAAACTGTTGACTTAGATAATTATTTTGTAAAGCTTAAATATGCAAATATAGATAGAATAATACAATTAAATGAATATTATAATTATACTGATTATGATCCATACAAAGATTATAAAGTTCTATATGATCAAGGAATTATAGTGTGGCCTGCTTACGAAAGAGATAAAGATAAGAAGATAACTGTTCATATAAGATATACAATTAAAAAACCTGTCGCTTTAGTATATACAGAAGATGCTTTATATGAAGCTGTATCTTACGTTGTAGATGCTTATAAAGAATTGTCAACTTATACTATATTCAATATAGAAAATGGAGATAAGTATGATTTACGTAACCTAGAAGATTTTAAAGATTGTGATTTGGTATATGTCAATTGCAGCGAACCATCATTTGAATCTATAATGGTAGATACATATCTTAAATTTAATAAGTTTGCTGAAGAGAATACAGTTCTAGTTAAAACAGGATACTATTATATAAACGGAAAAGAATATTACTTATTTAGCAACGACGGTACTCTTGATATAGATACTTATACAGGACTTAACTCTGTTAATGCTAAATTAAGAAATGGCGAAATAGAAACTTATAAAGCTACTGATAATTATGTACGTAATTCTGCTATGAATCTACGAGGCATGAATAATTTATATGGATTTAACTACAATAAAGAAACTATATATGGAATATCTAACTTTGGCAAATATACTGCATGTAATAGCTTTAATGAATGGAATACATTCGGTGTAAAATTAAGCTTAGTATCTAATTTAGAAAACTATGAATTAAATGATGTGGCTTTAGAATTTAACTTTGAAGAAGATTGGGGCTATGCATATATAGATATAACAGATTATTTATATGACGATATATCTTATATAGGATACATGGCTTATGGTTTAGATGTATATATCGGAGTAGAAAAACCATATAAAGACGTTAAATTTAGTCGTGCATTAAATATAGAAATCGGTGATCCTATTAAGAGTGCTAGCTATATATACGCTAGTGAACTACAAAGAGAAGATAAATGCAGATATTATTTAGTTGTTAAAAATAATGTACATAGTACATATGATCACAAACTTCTAGATGATATTATAATAACTGACGATAAAGATAAACTTTATTCTTCTACTGTACATATGAAGAACTTAGATATATTAGGATTAAATATTGAAAATCAAAAGACAGAAACTACATGCTATAGAATGGCTATTAAGTCTAATAAATATTGTGACTGTAAAGGTGCTAGTTTATGTTCAGATGGTTGTATAAAAACTACTTCTAATATAGATTGGGGATTAACGATATTAGCTAAATACGAAACAAAAGAAGAGTTTGCTACTTGTGAATTAGACAACTTAATATTGACTAATAACTACGTACAAGCTTCTCATACTGGCTACGGATATCTGACTACACAACCTATCTATATAGAAAATCCTAATACTATAAAACGTCTGTTCTATAAACTTAATAACATCAATACTGAAGAAATGTCAGGATTAAAATTTGCTATATATACTTCTAATACAAAAGATGGAGTATACAGTCCTAATAAATATGAAAATTCTAATTACGGATGTATTGATAATAAAGATGTAGAAATGTATATAAAAATTAAAGTTGCAATACCTGCAGGTAAAATATTAGATAATTTAATATTATTTGCAGAGTATCGTTCTAATAAAGAAAACTTATTAATGGCTCCTACTTGTGAAAGAGGTAATTTTATATCATACGTTTTTGATGCTCAAGAGAATCTAAGTTATAAAGTTAAATCTATAAGTTTAAAAGCTATAAGTAATATAAATGATGTAAATCTTTATGTAAGAGCGTCTTCTGATAAATATAGTGCTGATGTTTGGGGCGATTGGAAACTGCTTAAATTTAATGCCGACGGCAAACTAATTAATACAGTTAAGTGGAATTCAGCTAGATTCTTTCAAATTAAAGTAGCAATTAATAACAGAAACGGATATATAGATTTAGATTATATAGATTTAGAGGTGATATAAAGTGATAAAACCTACGGCTAGAGTAGAAATAGATAATGGTATCAAGTTTTATGAACAGGATGTTTTATTTGATGACTATATATACAAAGGAGATACAGATATAACAGTTACTGTCGACTATGCTAATCCAGGCTTTGGTATAGCACTGCTCGACAGTGCTGGTACTTATTTAGCACAAAAAAGAGAACTGCTAATGTTTAAGCTTGGAGTAAAGTTTGTAGACGTATACTATCGTAATCTTGATGATCTTGACAGTGTAAACAATCCTATACAAGGAAGTTTAAATGCTGCATATGCTAAATGCTATACAGAAAATTTGAAGTTTAAAATTTCTAAGCGTGATAATCAATATACTATTTATGTTGGTGGGCAAAAGATAGCTATATATAATTCTCAATGCGATTTAGATAGTTTTAATATAGCATATTATTCTGTTAAAGATAATGTTATTAAAGACATAGCTATTGCTTCTTCTATTCCTTATGACTGGAATGTTAATATGACTAATACTCATGGCGGATACATAGAATTTAATGAAGATGGATTCGAACTTAAAGGATGTAAATACAATGCTGAAATAGAACAATTAAATATAGAATTAGAAAAAGGCACATATTATTTGAAATATAATAAGTCTGATTTATGTGATATTAAACCTTATGTTATGTATTCAAATGACGAAAGAATTATTGATGATGAAAAGAATATATTGAACTCTAATAAGACATTTACATTGCCAATGGATTCTAAAGTGTCATTGAAATTTGTTGGAACCAACGGTTCTATAAATGATATAGCAATTACAACTGCAAAGAATAATAGTTATATTCAAACAACTCCCGAGACAGGTGATTTTGTAAAGATAGAACGTAGTTATTTAGAGTTTGATTTAAAGGAACTATCAAAGATAGAATTTGATGCTATCGTTAATTTTGTTCCAGGAGATACAGATTTTAGTCCAACTGAATATGCAATAGTCAATATATCAAACAGACATTATGGATTAAATGATTTAGAATTATCTGTCGGTATTAAATATCATTTTGTTTATGAAAATGGACAATTAGTAAGCAGTAACGAAGTTAATGCTAATAAATTTACTCTTCCTATTGATAGTCTTAAATTTATTATGTTTGATAATGTAAATGCAATAATAACTAATTTAATACTTACTGATAAAGATGGAAGTCAAACTAATGTAGGCGTTCAATTTACAACTACTAAATCAGTTCCAGGACTTATCAAATCTCCTATTGTAGTGCTTAATAAGCATAATGATCCTTTAGACTTAAGTGCATCCTTTAGAATTGTAATGCAAAATGATTCTCCTTATTATATCTTTACTAATACAGAAAGAGAAATATTTAAAGCAGATAGCTTAATAAAGCTAAACTCTTTGCCTATAAATAATTCAGGAGCAATCATTATATATGGCATTCCTAAAGATGCTACACTTGATATGGATAAATTATACTACATACCAGAACGCGGCAAAGACAATATAGATTTATGCTGTAATATATACGATGTGATGTACGAAGGCGATGAATGTCAAGTATATATTGACTATACAACAGGATACGTTACTATACGTAATCCAGAAAAGTATAAATATTTTATTGTAGATTATGTAAAATTAGACAGTTATTGCATTAATTACAATTATGAATATAACAGTTATCTTGTAGAAATAGCTACAAATGATAAAGAAGGTATTAACGTAATTTACGATAATACAGAAAAGAAAAATGGTTCTTATGAATATATCAATGAACAAAAATATTATGATACTAAATTAGTTCCATCAGAGAACTGTTACATAGTAATAGGAAGATAGGAGGTGCAATATGAAAATTTATCCGTCTAATCATAAAATAAAAACTATAACAACATCTCGTGTAGATACTGATTTAAATATACCATTAGCATATATGGATATTGATTACAGCAAATATAATATAGACAAATTGCCTAGTGAGTATTTTAGTATAGATTCTATGACTCCATTAATACCTGGACAAGAATTAGAGAATGGTAAAGTTAAGATATTTAATAGATATAAAGAAGAAGTTAATACTACAAATTTGATGCAGTATACGAATCAAAAATGGTACTATATGCCAAATAATATTATTCAATATACTCCTAAGTTCTTCCTATGGAAAGCCATGGTAAAAAAGAGTATGAGTTATTGCATAGATACAGTTTATAATTTAAATATTAATTGTTATAACGAGTATATGTCTAATAGCTTATCTCCTGTATTTACTGGTGCTTCTGATAATGGATATGTTCCTAGTAATATTAAGATAAACGATAACCAATTAACAGCAGATACATTTATGAATATGCCTTTAGAGAAAGCAGATTTCTGTTTTATAGCAACAGCCAATGCTGCATATTATGATGATGAATGCACTCAACAAATAGATATAAATGAGTATTTTGAAAAGGGATGCAACTTATGGATAGCATGCGAAGATGCCCGTTCTTTTAATGAGAACTATGAGATGTTATCGTCTGTAGACAATGTAACTTATCGTTTAGATTCTCCTATTATTAATTCTAATGCTTCTATAATGTGCGATACATATTTCAATCTTAATCGTATACATGAAGTAACTGGAATTAGTGTACATAATATATTCAATAAGGACGCTACATCTCCAATATTAATTCTGGAATATACAAATGGAGGCTTTGTAATTATATCTCATGTAAGCTTATTTGATTCTAATCATCAGTCAGCAGGATTTCCTATAATATTTGAAACATTAATGTACGTATATATGAATAGTTATAAATCAAGTGATTATATAAAAGAATGGATTACATATAAAGTCCCTGATTATGAAGTGATTGGTAATACATTAACTGTAAAGAATAACTTTACTTCTAATACAAATCTATCGACTTACTTTGGAATTAATTCTAATGATATGTCTCTTGTCAATATAAGTATTGTAGATGATCCTAATACTAGAACTGCGGTATCAGATACAGATTTGGATTATTCAACTAACGCTATTAAATGTATAGGTCAGAATAATAATAGACTTATGTTTGAATTAGATCCTGATTTGAAAATAGATGGTTATACTGAACCTGATCGTCCTAATGGCTGGAAATCTATATACTACAATGGACAGATATATTATTTGAGCGTACTTCATTATTTAATAGAAACTGATCTTACAAACAATATCTACATGATTGAAGAAAATGATAACTTGAAGATATTAATTTATGCATTTAAGAGTAGTTCTCTTGGTATAAATGTTGCTAAAAGTACAACTATTACAATACCTTATATAATAGCGAATGTTGATTCTGGAGAGACAATAGTACAAAGAATAAGAGAAGCTAATTATTCTGTATATTATAACAAAACTGCTGACAGTATTTCTTATTGTTTCTCTGAAGATTATATAGAAAAAGATGAACAGTACTTGCTATTTACAGTTTCTGTTAGTCAAACTTCAGATGCTATAACTATGTATGATATAAGACAGCTAGGCGGAGGATTACCAGAAGGTGAACCTGATAATTACAATTTATTCGATATAGGTCATATTAATGGACGACCATATAGACAAGCAGGTACACTTATAATTACATTGCCTAGCAGATACAAAGAATATGAAGATAGAATCATGAATGTAGTTAAGAAATACATGGTAGCAGAAGACTATCCTGTTATATTTTTTGAAGATGAGGAGGTATAATAAATGGCCAAGAAATTAAATATTATAGATTTTGACTATGGAGTACGTAGCGAAGAAATACAGGAAAATTTTGAGATACTACAAGATGAAATAAACAGGGAAAAAATAAGTATAGGAGGTCCTGGTATAGCTAATGGTTTAGACATAACTGTTACTGCTAACGAAAATGATTTCTATATTACAGTATCTTCTGGGACTATAATCACTAAAGACGGTGAGGAAATATTTATAGAAGAACAAACTATAGATATAGAAAAACCTATGCTTTCACAACAATGCGAATATCTTGTAGCAGATACAAAGAACCAAATAACATTAAATGAAGTTCCATATTCATTCTTTAGTAGATACGAACCTGTTGAATTTAGTGATTCTTATTTGCCAACAGCTTCTGGTATAGATATAAATTACGTAAATAGTATAGCTACAGATGACGGTATAAGAGTTAAAGCTATTAAAGATAAGACATTGACTCTTACTGGTCTCGTAAAAAGAAGCTTGAAAATAAAATACTACAGCACAGCTGATAGAATAGATACATTATATATAGATAATAACAATCAACTACAAGTCAAAGTTTCATCAATTACATCTACAACACCTTCAGCTATCTTACCTGATAATTACAAATACTTAATAGCATATTTACTTATTACAAGTGATTATAAAGAAAACAGTGAAGATACTCCACATGCCAATATATTAATCAAAAAGGATTTACGAGATAAAAGAAATCTTTATACTGACAGTAATGGTGTCTTATATATCTGTGGTATTCCATTTGACGACTTAGAATTTATAAATATGGAAGAACCAGAAGATCCACATGAAAATCAATTATGGTTAAACCTTAATAACAATACTTTATATGTATATAAGAAAGTAGATAACTATTTTTATAAAAAGACTATAGAAGTAACAACAGATTTTCAAGATGGACAAGACGAAGTAGATTATAAAACTAATATTGCATATAAAGTTGAACAAGGAGAATTATCTGTATATGTAAATGGTGTGCGTCTTACTAAAGATATTGATTATGTAGAAATGTTTGGTGGCATTCCGTCTACTAATCAAACAATATTAAAAGATTCTGAATCAGATACATTCAGAATTTATAAATCATTATACATAGGAGATAAAATAACATACTGCATAAATATTAAAGAAAGTGGTATGATGTGGGTTCCTGTAAATAAAGAGTCATATGTGAATACAAAAGAAATAAAATATTATGGTATACATGACACATGGCCTGGAGGCAATTACTGGCAAACAAAACTTGCTAAAGACCTTGGAGAAAATGAGAACTATCCATATAAATATCAATTCTTCTTCTTCGATGCAGAGCAAGATAGACGTATGCTATTTACTCCTAATAGACATGAAGTAGATGTATATGTAAATCAATTCCCATTACACAGCGATCAATATATAGAATTAACTCTTGATAATGTATTTGATTATGCTCCACAATGCGTAATTGATTCATTATTTAAAGATGAGAATTATCATTGGGCTAACTATAAGACTACTGCTCTTAATAAAGATGAAGACACTGGTCTTGGAATCATGTTAGTTGAGCCTCTTGATGCAAGATACAGCGAAGGCTTAGAAGATGAATTAAGATATGATGAGCTAGGCACTCCATTAATAGAAGAAGACTTATTCGTAGAAATAAGAGTTAATCGTTCAGTAGTAGACACTCCTAGTAAACGTAAACTACAACGTATAGCAACTTATATCAATGAAGATGATATTGTAGTTGAAGATCCTAATATAAAGAATGTAGATATTAAAACAGGTTATTACAGATATGGCGAAAAGCAATTAGAAGTATATCTTAACGGTGTGCGTTTAACAGAAAACGTTGATTATATTGAAGGTACAGATATAGGAACACCTGATACAGATTTATTAAATAAGAATCTTGAATATCTAGATAGCTATGATACATCAGTAGCTATGAGAGATAAAGGTACTCCAAGTCGTAGATTTACAATACGTAGACTATTAAATACAGGCGATAACATAACTTATAGAATAACTAGTACTTATTACAGTTATGACCATATAAATAGTTTACTTGATTCTATAGATGTAGACTACGAGGAATTTAAAACTGCAATAGACAGTTTTGGAACAAAACTTGATGAGCTTGAAGCTAGCTTCGGTAGTTCGATAATGAATATGCAAACTACTATAAATCAAATAGCTGGTAATTTATCACAAGATCAAGATACATATCTAACAGTAAACAGTGTAATAAAAGAATCACAACTTAATGCTGAATTCTCAGCTAGAGTTCCACAAACACTTAATTTTATTAATGCTTCAATAAAGAGTGATGGGACAACTAAATCTTATAGAGTAGGTAGCTTAAATAATGATACTTACAATATAAGAGAAAAGGACTATGTACAACTTATACATAGAATGAAAGAAGGCACAGAATTCTTAAAAGACAAATTTTTAATTCGTGATGAAAACTACACTCTAGAAGATGTCGTTGTAAATAATAGCTATTCTGTTACACAGCTTACGATATCAGATAATTATATTGGTAATATAAGTGACGGAGATGAACTTATAATAACAGGAATAAGATTCGGAAGGGAAGGTAGATAGTTATGACAGTTAATATAACTTGGTTCATCAATGAAGATGATACTTTTGAACCAATTAATACATATACTGCAGACGGAGCTTATACTCCAGGCGATTACTTAGAAAAGGTTATTAGAATTTATAATAATTACAACGGTGCTACTGATATAGATTCTGTAGTTAATGCTAAATTAGTTGTAGCATTTAAATCATATGAAGATAATTTCTTACTAAATTTATTCCAAATATCTATCGATGGTGTGAATTATTCTCCTCTTACAATCAATATAGATAGAGGGGAATATGAATTAGGTACTTTAACTGGCTATGCTAATAATGGAGGTAGTGATTCTTATAACTGTAAAACTGTTTATATTAAGATAGGTCCTATTCCTGACAATATAAAAAGTAGTCTCAAATCGGTAATATTTTATTTAGAATATGACAAATAAGAAAGGAGACACACTACATGTTAACAAAAACTCAAACCCTTGCTGCTATTCAAAAATCATTAATCAAATATAATGACTTAGTGGCTAATCAAATCGATTCTAAAATAAACGCTCATAATACTATAGCTTCCGCTACTGCAAACGGACATATGTCATCTAATATGGTAACTAAATTAAACGGTATAGCAGATGGAGCTGAAGTAAATCAAAACGCTATATCAAAAATTCAAATAGGTGATAATACTGTAGCTGCTGCTGGTAAAGAATCTACTGCTACTTTTAAAGGTAGTAACGGTATATCTGTATCATTCGATAAAGATAACGCTATAGAAATATCTGGGGCAGATGCTGTTGGTGCCGCTAATAAAGTTTCGTCAGATTTAGCATCTTATAAAACTACTGTTGCAAATACTTATATGCCTAAGTCAGGCGGTACATTTACTGGTATCATCACATTATCTGGCGCTCCTACATCTAACTTACACGCTGTTACTAAAAAATATGTAGATGATAAAGTTACTGACTTAAGCATAGGAAATTATATGCCTAAGTCAGGTGGAACATTTACTGGGGCTGTTACATTAGCTGCGGCACCTACTACAGATTTACAAGCAGCAACTAAGAAATATGTAGACGATGCTGCTGCAGCTGCTGCTGCTAAAATTGTTGATTCAGCTCCTGATACATTAAATACTTTAAATCTATTAGCTGAAGCTTTAGGTGACGATCCTAAATTCGCTACTACAATAGCTGCTCAAATAGGTGCTAAAGTAGATAAAGTAGACGGTAAAGGATTATCAACTAATGATTATACTACAAACGAAAAGAATAAATTAAAAGGTATAGCAAGTGGTGCAGAAGTCAATCAAAATGCATTTGCTACTATAGCTGTTAAAGTAGGCACAACTACTACTAACGTAGAAGCTGGCGCTAAACAAGATGTATTAACATTATCACAAGGAGATAATATAACATTAACTCCTAATGCAACTAATGATACAATAACTATAACTGCAAAGGATACAACATATCCTGAAGCTTCACAAACAGCTCATGGTTTAATGAGTGCTAGTGATAAAACTAAATTAGATAGTATAATAGCTGAAGCAGATGTTTCTGATGAGGAAATAACTTCTATGATAACTAATATTCAAACTGCTATAAATGCTAAATAGAAAATAGAATAAATAGAATATAGGCACAAAAATTTTTATATTCTTGTGCCTATATTTTTAATAAAAATAATATATTAATTATTATAATGAAAGGAGATAACGATTGAATGCTTACTAAAACTCAAACAATGGATGCTATTCAAAAATCGTTAATAGCATATAAAACTAATGTATTAGATAATTTATATACCAATCAAAATGCATTCTCTAATGTAAAAGTTGGCAATACTACTATTGCTGCTGATTCAGCTACTGATACATTAACATTAACCGCTGGAAATAATATAACTTTGACTCCTAATGCAACTAATGACAGTATTACTGTAATTGCGAAAGATACTACATATACAACTAGTTCTCCTATATCACTATCTGGAACTACTATTTCGCATGCTACATCTGGAGCATCAGCTGGTAGTTATGGAGATAGCGCTAATCAAACTCCTGCTTATGGAGCAACATTTAAAGTGCCATATTTAACAGTAAATAATACTGGACATGTAACAAGTATATCTGAGCATACAGTAAAAATACCAGCTTCAAACAATACAGATACTAAAATGAATGTAACTCTTAATACTAAGACCAAGGCTTATCTTGTAGGTGTTTCTACAGCTCCTACTGCAACAGCTAAAGCTTTCACTGGTATAGCAGATACAGGTGTTTATCTTGATACTGCTGCTGGTAGTTTAACAGCAACTACTTTCAATGGAGCTCTTAGTGGTAATGCTACAAGTGCAAGTAAAGTTAATAATCAATTGAATATTGTATTAAAGGCAGTACAAGGAGGAACAAGCACATTATATGATGGATCTTCTGCTCAAACAGTTATTATAAATCCATCGAATATCGGTGCAGCATCTGAAAATCATACACATAGCCAATATGAAAATCCAAATTCATATGGTCTTATATACATAGGCGATAAAAGTATTAGTGCTACTGGTACAGATGATGTAATAGATTTTAAATCTGGAGATGGTATAAATATTAGTTTTGGAAGTTCTGATGCTACAACATCTTCAGTACTTATTGCTAATGCTGGTGTTAGAAGTATATCTTCAGGTAGTACTAATGGTACTATATCAGTTAATACTGGCGGTACAGTAACAAATGTAGCAGTAAAAGGCTTAGGATCTGCAGCATATACAGCATCAACAGCTTATGCATCTTCAAGTCATACACATAATTATGCAGGTTCATCATCAGCTGGCGGTAAAGCAACAGAAGCTGCTAAGACAACTGGTACTTTAACAATTCAAACTAATGGTACAAGTGCTGGAACATTTAATGGTTCTGCAAATAAAACAATAAATATTACACCAGCTAATATAGGTGCTGCTACTAGTAATCATACTCATAGTGGATATGCTGCTTCTTCACATTCTCATGGATTACTTAACAGTAATTTTACTAAAGAAATAATCGGTTCTACTGGAGGATGGGAATTAATAAATAGTACTAATACTGGTTATTTATTAACATCATTAAGAGGTGGTAGTTCTGTTCCTGTATGGTTTGATTCAGCATACAGTTCAGGTATTATATTTGGTGGTTCTGATACGAAAGGTGTATTATCAGTGTCTTATAGTACTCCATCAGTAACATTTGCAGGTGGTGATTCATCTCCTACTTGGCATATGAAAATAACTGGTTCGAATAATACAACATATAATCTTAATAATTATGCAACAAATTCAGTAGTTTTTACTATACAGAATAATGTAGAAACTTTACAAACAGATGTAAGTACCTTAAAAACTCAAATGGGAGATGTAGAAAGCATATTAAGAGAAATTAACGGAGAATAAGAAAGGGTGATAAAATGGCAATATCAGATCAATTAGATTTAACGTTACAAACAAAAGAAGGTCTTAAAGGAGTCATAGAAGATAATGGCCAGACTGCTCCTACCAAGTTCTCGCAATATCCTGCAGCACTTGATAATATAATAGATAATATGAGAGACCAATTAAAAATAGCAGATTTTATAATTATTAATGATAATACAACACTAGCATCATTAAATAGTTTTTTTGAATTTTTACCTTCTGTTCCAGCAGGTTCTACAACTACTACACAAGCTACAGCCGAAGTAGTAGCATCAAACCTAAATGTAAGATATACTGGTTCTTCTAGTGGTAGTTATGCTGGATTATTAGTTAAAGGAGATGTGGTTAATGTATATGGTACAGCATCTTCAGGATGGTATAAGATAAATCAATGGCGTAATAGTTCTACTGGTGCATTAACAAATCATGGAAATAACTATGCTTATATATCTAACAACTCATCTTATGTAAAATATTATCCATCTTCTACAATATCTAATAAGAAACAAATAGATATAAGCAGTACAGATGGTATTTCTGTACAACAAAAATGTAATTACGTATTAGCTGAAACTAAAGGCTGGGAAGTATTATTTGATGAAACCTATAAACCAGGAACAGGTTCTTCTGGAGCTTCAACTACAACAGAAAGAACTACTGATTATTCATTTAATAACTGTTATACAGAAAATTATTCATCAAGTAGTTATGGCAATAGAGTAAGTACAAATACTTCAGCAGTAAGACAAGGTTATTATTCTGGGTACTACTATTATAAAGGTAATTTCAGATTTACAAGTTCTAGACTTTCTGAAATTAAGAGTATCTTAAATAATTCAACTGTAAAATCTGTTCAAATATATGTACAAAGAGCAAATACTGCACATGGTACATCAGGTTCAGCTGCATTAAAACTATACGCATGCAACAGTTCAGGTTCATATTCTGATGTTCTAGTAGATGGCTCAAGTACATTAGCTAGAGGCGGAGGCAAATGGATAACATTAAGTAGTGATGTAGTCAATGGATTTAAAACTGGTAAGTATGATCACTTCAAAGCATATTATCCTTCTACTAGTTTGTCATATTATATAGTATTCGCATTAAATGCTAAATTGAGAATAACTTATACAGCATAATTTTATAAGTGTCATATAAAAGGGTCGATCAACAATCGGCCTTTTTTATTGGTAATAATATTATAGTTAATGAAAGGGTGTGTTATTATGGCCGATATCAATCAAAAAGATTGGGATAAAATAAAAGACGTTATAGTATCACCTTATTATAATGACGGATATGGTCGTTATGATTTAAGCCTTGAAGAAGTGGCACGTGGTCTACAAGCCATGGGTTATGATCTAAATGGAGGCGGTGGTAGTACTACTAATCCAGATGAATCTCAAACAGATACATCTAATTATAAATTAGAATTATTAAGCACTAATGGAACGCAGATTACAGACGAAGGCTTTTACACTACATTATATGTTAAGTTATATAAAAACAATAAAGATGTTACAGATATAACAAGTGAATCTAATTTTAAATGGACTAGATTCTCTGGCAATTCTGAGACTGACAAATTAAAAGATGCTGCATGGAACTTACGTTACGCAGCAGGTGCAAAAGAAATATTAGTTACTAGAGAAGACGTAAATAGAAGAGCATTATTTCAATGCCAATATGTTCAATATGAAGATGAAGTAACATGGGTAAAAAATGCATACTCTACTTACGTTGATTCAATAACAAAAAATTAAAAGAGGTGATATAGATGGCAAACAATAATTATGCAGCTAAAGCTACTGCACAGATTACTATCGTTGATACTACAGATGCATCTTATCTGTCAGGAGGGTTATCAATAGTTAGCGGTAGCAGAAATCAAATATACGTTCCTACAGCTACAGGAGATAGTGCATATTCTCCTAACTGGAAATTTAACAATCTTGTTATTAGACCATTTTTAACTGCTTCTAATATAAAGAAAGCTGAAGGAACAACATATTATAATCCTGATTTATTTTCGCCTGAAGAATATCCTTCATTTACTACTGGTACTTTTACGAATATTATAAGTGATATACATTGGTATCGTAGAGATAATGCAGGAGTAGAAACTGAAATAGTTTCTGGAACAGAAGGCTATAATTTTAACTGGGATTATAAAATAAACAATGAAACAGTTACTATAAACGATAAGAGACAATTAGTCATTAATGAAAATGTATTGTCTCCTAATACTAGTATGGATATTATATGCAAATTCTCTTATAACGATCCATACGCTAATATGTCAATTAGACAACAATTTAGTATTAATATATCTAATATAGCAGCAGGTACTGGTACTTCTAAAGTTCATATAGAAGCTGTTAACGGAAATACAATATATAATGATAGCCCTGAGTATATACAATTAGAAGCTAGCTTCTATTATAATGGAGAAGCTATAGAGTTAGCATCTGAAATAGCAAATGCAGAAAGTACTACATCTGTTTTATGGTACATAAGAGATATAAAGACAAATACATGTTGGAGATTACTTGATGCAACTCAACAAGATTATATTAACGAAAACTCTGAAACAGGAAATAAATTATACGAAGTTTGTGAGTACGAACAAGTAACAGGTTCAGATAATACTATCACTACTGAATTATCTCCTGTTAAATATTCTAAAGGTGGAACAGTACTTAAAGTGTATCCAGATTTAATAGCTGGCTCTGATGTTATTAAATGCGTAGTTACTTATAACAATATGCAATATAGTGAATTACAAGTTGTATATGACAATTCAGATCCTATAAGAATGTATATTCAATCAAGTACTGGAGACAAATTGAGTCGTGGTCAAGATAATGACAATACAATACTTAAGCCTGTAATTATATATAAAGGTCAATTATTAGACGATACTAATACAGAAGACTTACAATTACTTAATAGTTTATTCTCATATTTTTGGTATAAAGATGCTATTGATGGTTCTATCACATGGAATGTATGGAATGAATATAATGGAGGTATAGCTACATTAAAAAGTCAAGTAGTGACTAATTCAAATGAAGGATTAACACTTATGGAAGGAACTAGAGAATTATACGTTACTGCAAATGATATAGATAAGCAAAATAAATTTACGCTAGATTTAGTTGATAAAGTACAAGTGGCTGCTTCAAATAGTAGAGCTTATTTAATGTCAAATCAATTAACTGAAGATCAAGTAACGGCAGCTAGTTTAATAAATGAAAATGCAGGAATAAATGCTAACGATATGGATGCTACATTAGCAACTGCATATGAAATACAAGCTTATACTCAAGAAGAAAACAAATAATATAGCGAGGTGATAATATGATATCTTATAAAGCACTTACACGTGCCAGCATCACCTTACAACTTATCGATGATATAGGATTATATGATTCAGAGATATTCTCTAGTAATGGTTTATTATTACAACCTTATGATCAAAGCACAACTTTAACTGGAGTTATATATAGGAATAATAAAGATATCACTTCTGAGATAAAAGATATTAGATGGACTATGTGGTCTCCCGACGCATCTAATTATGCTACAGATGAAGAATGGAACGAAAACCATAAAGGCTCAAATGTAATAGAAGTAACTTCTGATGAAATTGATGGTAAATGCATTATTCAATTCGAAGCTTATAAAAAGAATAAGATGAATGAAGATGAACTTATTGCATGTAGCCATATAACATTAGTAGATATTAATGACTTAATAGCTGTAACTGAAAAACCTAATAATCCTTATGATGGACAATTATGGGTCGATACTTCAACAGATCCTGCTACTATATGGGTTTATAAAAATGGTAAATGGAATAGAGTCGGAACAGTAGATGCAATAGTTAAAAACTTAATTAGAAATTCTGCTTTTACTACATTTACGAATAAGTATTATGATGTAGTCGGTAGTACTGTTTTGTCTTATACTCCTTCTGTATTTCAACGAGGAAGTTATAACTGGTTAAAGTTACAATCAGATGTAGCTATCGATGCAGAACGTGGTGTGTCATATACAGTATTCGATGAAGATATTAAAACTAATTCTGATTATAGTTTTCAGATGTTAGCATACGCTACATCAGCAACATCTGCTGTAGATAATAGAATAAATATAAGAATATGTTCTATCGATGAAAGCAATGCAGAGATTACTTTATACGAATATAAAGATTTAGAAATAACGACTGATGTATGTAAGTTCTTTACATCTTTTAAGACTCTACCAAATACAAAGACTATCAAGATATATGTAACTGGTCATAATGGTTCAGTGTATGATTTTAATATTTCACATTTAGCTTTATATAATACTGCTAATGATTATCCATGGCAGCCACATCCAGATGATGCTTCACTTATATTGGATCAAGAAACTGTATTTAATGCATTAACTAATAACGGTACAGTTAAAGGCTTATATTCTATTCGTGATCCTAAGACTGGACAATTACAAATATATTTTAATGCTAACTATATACAATCAGGTACAATAAAAGGTGATCGTATAGATGCTCGTAACTTAACTGTTGCTCGTGATGATGGTGTTAAAACTATTGAAATAACAGATAAGGGAGAAGTTAATCTTGTCGTTAATTCATTCAAGCTTTCTTCTACAGGACAAACAATAGAAGATTTTATACTTGATTCTATTAATTTAAATGATAGCGGACAACTTAAATATCTATTAAAGCAAATACAAAAAGAAAGTTCTGAAGCTGATGCTATATATACTGAGTTATATAATACAGATGAATTAAAAGATGCTACATATAGCAAAGAGACTGCTACAGATTTAGATTTATCTATGTATACTAATGAAGCTAGTAGTGGGAAACAAAGAGCTCGTAGACGTTCTATCGTTACTCCAGGTTCAGATGCAAATAAAGAAAGATTACCTTCATTTGTACTAGGACAGTCTAAACTTGGATATGCAGTTCTTGGAGAAACAGGCTCTGGTAATTTAAAAACTATATTATATAATGTCAAACGTTCATATAATGGTGATACAGATAGATTGGTTGCTAAGATAGAAGAGAGAATAGCAGGGATTGAAAAAGGTGATAAAGCTGGAACTCAGGCTATTGCTATTTGTTCTAACGATGAAATAATAGAAGAATCTACACTAGAAGATTTATATACAGTTTATATTGATAAATATTCATTATTGAAAAGAGTATTTGTAATATGCCAAGATGCTGTAGGCATAGTTAGATTAACAGTAGTAACTGATAAATGGTCTAAGCTTGAAGTCGAAACTAATCAAATATTATCTGAAGTCGGAGAAGTTAAAAAGTATTATGCTGGACCAGAGGGTAAAGAACCTACTTTATTAGAAGCGATAGGCTCAATAGCATCTGAAAAGATAACTCCTGAAGCTATAGTAAATATAGTACAGAACGGAGTAGTGGATGTTGATAAGGATCCACAAAAAGTATCTGAAATAATATCTCAAACTGTAATTAATCAAACTGCTAATGATATAGACATGTCTGCAGAGAATCTAAAGCAAGGATTAAAATCTTCATTTGATTTAAGTATTAACGGTATTAAATTAGGCACTAAAGATGCTGATGGAAATACTACATTAATAGATATGAATGGTGATACTATACAAATAGCAGCACCTCAAATAGATTTAAGTGGTTATGTAACATTTAATAAATTCGGCGATGAATTTAATAGGAATTTCACTACTAGTTTTGATAAAAGTTTCAATGATAGTTTTGGCAAGAAATTTGATGATAGCTTTACAATTAACTTGAATAAAGCATTCAAAGGAGAACTACCAGACATAACTACTATAAATGGTGGTTTGATTACTACTAATACTATTTTAGGTAACGCATTAGTTACTAATACAATAACTACTGATAAATTAGCAGCTGATGTATTAACAGCTAATAATATTAAAACAGGTAATTTGCAAGGAACTAATAGTAAAAGTTATTTTGATCTTGATAATGGTACATTCAGATTAGCTAATGCTGATAAAACATTTCTTACTTTTGATGGGAATAAATTAAGCTTTGGGGATGTTACAGCTAGTGACTTAGGTATATTAGTAGATGACGTTACGGGAGTTTTACCTTCTTGGATTAAAGACTGGAATGGTAGAACTGTTGAAATAGATAATGAAAATATAGTAGGGGTTCGTGCTTTCCTTGGATGTAAGGAAGGAACTGAATTAACTGGTATAGGATTAGGTGTTGATTTAGGAACTAATACTGGCGAAGAAGAATTTAAGGGCAATGTTGATTCTGGTATTGTAGGTATGAGATTTGGTCAAAAGACGTTTGAGCTTAAACTTGATGGTACCTTTAAATTTGGTAATGATTCAAGATACATATCTTTTGATGACGAAGGATTAAAAGTATCTGCTATTTATGGTGAAGAAATTAAAGCATATAATCTTGACGTATATAAACGTAGTAAAGATACTAAAGGTAATTATGTATATGATAATAAAAATAAGACTCTTAATATAGATGATGAAGGTAACATATCTATAAAGGCTAATAGTTTTAGTTTGACTCCAACAGCTGAAAATCAACAACAACTAATTAATGGTTTAACAAATAGTTCTACAAATAATAAAACCAATGGTTTATGGATTAGTAATGGCAAGTTGAATATAAATGCTGATAATATAACTACTGGCAAAATGAGTGCTGGACGAGTAAATATAACTGATGGTTCATTCTTAGTAGGGACAGAAGACAAACCTGTATTTTGGATTAAAAGCAATGATGAAGTAATAATTAAACCTAGTCAATTCTTATTAACAGATATAAATGGCAATACAGTTATAGAAGTAAATGAAAATAAGAAAGTAACTATGAATGCTAGTTATATAAACACTGGTTCTATAAATGGTAAGTTCATAGAAGCTGAAACTATCGATGTTTCACATCTTGTAGCTGGTATAGGAGCGACTAATATTAATAATATATTAAATAAAGGTAACATAGCATGGTCTAGTAAATTCGGTAGCGAAACTTCAGCAACTGTAATAACAAATTGTAAATTAGGAAATGATGTAGCCCAAAATATAACAGATAAATATACTGTTGGAGGAATTGTTAATGCTGATAATGTAAACGAAACAGCTTACATAGAAATAGACTTAGGAAACACATATAAAATATCTTCTTCAACTATTTATTTTGATACTAGTGCTGCTCCTGACAGTGGTGTTACATATTACTATAAAATTAAATATTCATATAACGGAACTGATTGGTATTATATCGTTGGTAATGAATATAGCCCATATCAATCTGGATGGGCTACAGGTATTTTACCTAATAAAATAGCTCCATTGGTTAATAATTTTAATGCAGAATCTGGTGTTGAATATATAAATGCTCGTTATATTAGATTATGCTTCGGTAATCTTGGAACTAATCCTATCAGTATGAAAGTAATATCATGGCATTTATGTAGTTCTGGTAGATCTACGATAATAGATAGTTCTGGTATTACTACAGGCGCAATTAAAGCAGAACAAATTGCTGCAAATAGTATCAATACAGAACATATAAATATATTAGATGATTCATTTACTTTTACAGATAATACTGGAGATATTGTATTTGCTATAACAGAAGTTAATAACAACACTACTGTAGAATTAAAACCTGATACATTTATATTAAAAGACGGTAATGGCAACGTTGGCATAAGTCTTAAAGATGGCAAATTAGATATAGATGCTACTAATATTACAACTGGTAAGTTAAAAGCTGATTATATACAAGGCGGTACTTTAGATACTTCAGTTATAAAAGCTGGTTCTATAACTGGTAAACAAATAAATGCTAAAGATTTAAAAATAGAAAGAGAAAGTACAAATGGTGCAATTACTACTTTCCAAGTAAGTAGTAACGGTACAATTTATGCTAACTACGAAGACTTTATATTAGTCTCTGGAGATACAAATATGTATGTCGGAGATTATGTAGATGTTTTACGTGATGATATAGAAGAATATATTAGATTTAGTGGAGATACTATTACACTTGGTAAAGAAATTATGGAAGATGGTACAGCTAATAAGTTTAAAGCTAAATTAAGTTCTACATCACTTGATTTCATGGAAAATGATGTGGCCGTAGCATCTATATCAAACAACAGAATGTTTATTACTAATGCACAAGTTAAAAATGTTTTGACTATTGGTAATACTGCATCTGGAAATAATGTTGGAGGGTTCTTTGATTGGACTTTAAGACAAAATGGACATTTATCATTGAAATGGAGGGCTAATTAATGAGTACATCATGCAAATTAACAGTAACAGAAACTAGTGTTGACGAAGCCAACAATAAAAGTACTATATCAGTAAAACTTACTGCTACTACATCTGGACAATCTCATAATAATTATACTTCTGGTGTTTATTATCCTAGTGGTACTATAACTATAAATGGTACTTCGTATGGTATAGGTCATACATTACCATATAATTCTACAGTTACTTTATATAATAAATCTCATACTATAGCACATAATTCTGATGGGACAAAAAGTGTTACTGTAAAATATAGTTTCAATACTCATATATATGAAGGAACACTAACTGGAACTAAAACATTAAAGTTAACAGATATATCAATAGATAGAAAATCAGTACCTACTGTTAGTTCAACAGATGTAGCTATAGGCAGTACGATAACAATAAATATGAATCCATATATGAGCTCCTATACTCATTCAATAAGCTATATCTTTAATAATGGCGGTACGAGTATAACTAGTGGGCTTAGTGCGACAAGTGGAATTAAAAATTCATGCACATTTACACCTCCCGCAAGTTTATTAAATTATATGGATTCTAGTGCTACATCAGCTAATGCAGTATTTACTGTAAATACTTATAAATCAGATGGAACATTTATCGGTTCTAGTACATTTACTGTAATGGTAACTACTTCTGCTAGTAGTTATCCTCCTACTATGAATTCGGTATCTGCATCGGTCTATTCAAATGGTACGGCATTTACCGATATTTATGTAAAGAACTATAATGGAGTAACCCTATCTTTTAGCGCCACTGGTCAACGTGGCGCAACTATTGAATCATATAGAATAACAGGACCTGGAATTCTTTCTGTTACTACTACTAGTACAACTCATACTATAAACAAATTAGCAGCATCAGGTAACTTGACATTTAAAGTTATCGCTACAGATTCCAGGGGAGCAACTTGTTCTGGATCAGTTACAATAAAAGTTAGTAATTATGCTCCTCCTTCAATAACTAATGTAAGTAGTGTTCGTTGTGATGCGAGCGGTAATCCTTCTGATGAAGGTACTTATATCAAAGCTAATGTTACAGCTTCTTATAGTAATATAGGAAACAACGTTAGTGGTTCTATAATAATTAAAATGCAATACGCAGCTGAAGGTGGAGGTTATAATTCTGGGAATAATCTTAACATAACTAAAAGTGCAGGTACAGCTACTGGTACTAGAATAGTTGGCGGAAGCCTAGGCGACGGAGCATATAAAATATTATATACAATAACAGATGCTTACAATAAAACTAATACTTATACAGATGTTTTAAGTACATCATTTTATGTTTTAGATATTAACTCTGGCGGAACAAGCGTAGGTATCGGTGCTGCTGCAAGTGATGCAGATCATGTACTAACTATAGGTATGGATCAAATAACATTTCCTAACGCTACTTCTTTAAGCTTAAATATTAACGGTTTTGATTTCGCTTCTGATACATTTCAAATAACAAGTAAAGATACTACATTAAACAACACTTCTTTAGCATTAAAGAACAAAAATACAACTTTAAATAGTACTGTAAGCATGACGTTAGATGCAACTACTTTGAATTTGGATTCTACTGCTATGAATATAAATTCAACTAGTATAACTTCAAGTGCTGAATTTTTAGAATATACAAAATCTTTGAATGTAACTTTAAATGGTATGACTATAAATAATAATGACGTTAATGGCATACAGATTAATTCTGATTATGTACGTATAAAAGAAGGCGCAACATTAGCTGCGGTTGGTTGGGCAAGTAGCGGAGCCACTTCGACTAATAGCTTTAATGTAGGACGTATATATTGCGAAAGCGGAATTGATATGCCAAACAATATAGCTTATAGATGTACTAATACCACAGATGCAATAGTACCTTGTTTGTTTGTAAATAATTCTAATTATTGTTTCTTAAGTCATAATGATCTAGCTGGTACAGTTCTGCGTGGAAAGACAGTTAAATTATCGAGTGCTTCAGGTACTACTGTAACATCTGATGAAAGAGTTAAGAAAGATTTTAAAACATTAGAAGGATACGAAGATTTCTTTATGAGTTTAAAACCTATAGCATATAAATATCTAACAGGAACTAGTGATAGATATCATGTAGGATTTAAAGCACAAGATGTTAAAAGTTCATTAGAAAACAATAAGCTTACTACTCAAGACTTTGGAGGCTATGTTGAAACAGATCCTGATACAGATTTTTATATGAAAACTTTAGGATATGATCCATTTGATGGAGGAAAAATGTGTGCATTATCTTATGAAGAATTCGTAGGTTTAGCTGTACATATGATTCAAAAACAACATGATCAAATCAAAGAATTAAAAGATCGTGTTGCAGTATTAGAAAGAGGTGATAACTAATGGCTGAGTATACTCTATCGGATTTTAAAAATCTTAATTTCGTTGACGGTAATATATTAAATGCTTATGAAATGAATATATTAAAACAATTCGTTTCTACTGCATACCAAGCAACTCTTACTCAATTAGCTGTCAACAACATTCATGTTGGACCAGAACCACCTACTCAAGAACAGTACGGTGAAAACTATAAAAACATGTTATGGATTGACACTAATGATAATGCTGATGCTGGTGTCGATGATTCTACAATGGGAATTATATCTGATTTAACAGATACAGTACAAAACTTAAGTAAGCAACTAGAAGAATTGCAAAGACAACTTGCATTAATAATTGCAGGTGGTGGAGGCACAGGACCTATTAGCAAACTTAATGATTGTCTTGAATTGGAAGACGGAAGTCTATTTGCACTTGAAGATGGAAGCTTCTTGAAACTTGAATTTGCCTCTAAACCTGATGACGATGAAGATTTATCATGGACTGGAACTGCATTTATGTTAGAAGATGGCAGTGTTTTAACGACAGAAGACAATTATATTCTGTTAATCGAATAGCTTAATAAAATATAAGTAATATTTTTAAGAATGGAGGCGATATAATGGCAACTGAAACTAAAAAATTAAGTGCGTTAACAGAAGTAATTACTGTTAATGATAATGACTATTTGCTTATCGTACAAAACGGTGATAGCAAAAAAGTACAAGCTGGTAAGCTAAAAGGTGCCAAAAATTTAAGCGAAAAATATGTTGATTTAGTATCAACTGATAATACTGATAAGAAATTTAGAATGATATTAAGAGACGATGGTGAACCTATCGTTTATCCAATGGAAGTATTTACTGCTGAAGGTTGGAAACAGGGTGATAATTTAAATGTGCCTTTTAAAACTGCAGCTGGCTCAGGTATGGCAAAAGTAGCAACTGCTGATATAGAAACTTTATTTATAAATCAAATGTATGGTGGAGGTACAGGTACTGCAGGTACTGTAGAAACTTCTGTTAGCCATAGCTTTGTTGAATTATACAATAATAGTGAAGTAGATATAAATCTTAAGGGATTATATTTAAATTATAAAGCTAAATCAGGTACATGGCAATCATTACCTTTAAGAGGTATAATACCAGCTCACTGTTCTTTCTTAGTAAGAGGTGGAGCTCATTACAATATAAATAGTGATTTAGTAAGACTTAAAATAAAAGACTATGATCAAAGCTGGAATATACAATTCTCCGATGAAGGTTTTTCTATGTATTTATCAATAGGAGAATGTACTGAAGAAACTCCTATTAAATTCACTAGAAGTAGTACAGATAATAAAATTATATCAGCTAATCAACAATGGGTTGATGTGTTAGGGGCTGGTGGTTTAACTAGCGAACAAACAGTTCCTCTATACGATGGTGCTAAATTTATTATGGGCATGAGTAGAAATACTGCTGTTCGTAGATTGACATTTTTCAATAATGATAATAGTTTAGCTGATTGTGAAATAATTGATTACAAAACTTGTAATGTTGATGCATATAGACCTAGATGCACAAAAGATGGAGTTTGGAAAGAAAACGTAACCGAAACACAAATAAAAAGTGATATACCTAATATAGTAAATATGAGTTTTGGTAAAGATGAATTTACTAGAACATTTACTTGGCAATCAACAGATTTCGATAAAGGCTTTTTAAAATACAGAAAAGAAGGAGACAAAGAATGGACTAAAGTAGAAGCTGAATCTGATGTTATTAGTCAATATGATAAACAAGTACAAGTTCATCATGTTATAATAAGAAACTTAACTCCTGGTACTTATTATTATAAAGTAGGTACTACAGGATACTACAGTGATGAAGAAGCGTTCGATGTTAAAGATTATTCTACAAATGGTTTCAAATTTTTATGGACTACAGACCAACAAGGATGGAATGGATTTGAATACGATATGTGGGATGAAGCATTTAAAGGCATTAAACATTATGAATATACTAATGGTGTTCCTAACTTTGATTTCCATATGAATACAGGAGACATGTCACAAAATGGTAACAGATATTTTGAATGGAAATATTATTTCGATTACGCTGATGATACTGTTAAAAATATGCCTCATGTATGTACTATAGGAAATAATGACCTTGTTGAAAAGAAATATGGTTATGTATTTGATTACTATAATACATTAGATGATGCTCCAAGATTAGCAGATATGAGTCCATACGATAAATTTGCTACGACTGGATATGGTTCTCCAGCTGAAGAAAGAAATGAAAAAATGGTATCGACTTGTAGTTATACTCTTGGTGGATTCTGTCACTTCATAAATCTTAATTCTAATACTGAATATATGTACGAAGGATTAAATACAGATCAATTTTTAACTAAAGAATGCGCATTTCTAGAAAAAGATTTACAAGAAGTAGCAGCTAAGCGTGCTAGTGGAGAAATAAAATGGGTTATAATCTATATGCATCTTTCTCCTATGACAATAGTTAGAACAAAAAGATTACAAAGATTTATACCTATAATTGAAAAATATAAAGTAGATCTTGTATTATGTGGACATAATCATACTTATTCTAGAAGCATACCTGTATATAGCGGATATATGGGAGATATAGCATACGATGGAAAAGGTAAATATACTACATCTCCTTATAATGATTATGTAACTAAAGTCTCAACAGGTTCAAGTGAATTATTATTAGTAGATGAAACTAAAAGTGATGGTTCTGATATTAATAGAAAACCTGATAAAGTTAATGGTACACATTATATTATGCTTCAAGCTGCTGGATATAAACTTAGCGGTAAAGAAAAAGCAATAATATTCTCTGAAAGCCAAATAGACGCTAAACATATGACACGCAACTGGGAAGAAGATCCTAATGGTGCTACTACAGTACTTAGACCATGGTGGTATAGTTATGCAGGCAAGTTACCTGTTCAACCTACATATGCAATGCTTAATGTTACTCCAGAACAAATAGAATATACTGGCTATTATTTTACAGATTTATCTGTTAAAGATCCAGACACAGGACTTGTTATACCACCTAAATTTGATTCTACTAAGAACGGTAGAGCTCAATTCGATCATCTTGTTATCACATATGCAGAAAGACATCCTAGCGAAACTAAATCTGATAAGGCTACAGAATAGGAGTGATGTAAATGTCTATTAAATACCATAACGACAAGACTGGCAAATGGGAAATCATCGCTTCTAACAAAGCTTCTGATATAGCGATTAATGATAATGGAAGTAATTTTGATTCTAACAATGTAGAAGGAGCTTTAAAAGAAGTTGGTGGATTAGTAAAAGCCAATAATATAAAATTAAGTGAAATAGACGGAAGAGTACAATACATAGAAGAACATGGAACTACAGGGGGCGGCGGTAGCGGAGGCGGCGCCCTTCCTACTATAACTTCAGAATATAGTGCTACTATAATAGATGCTAGTGAAGAACAAATAATAAAAATATTCTTTTCTTCTCCTAATCTAGGAAGTGGTACTTGTTATGTAGTATGTAATGATATAGAATTATTAACTGTTCCAGTTGATCAAGGATATAATAATGTAACTATACCAGCTCTTGGTAGCGGTACATTTAAATTATCTTTATATGTAAAAGACAGAGCTGGATTATTATCTAATACTTTAAACTGGAATTTAACAGCAGGTGGATTAGTTGCTACTTTAACTATGAATACTAATCTAGACTATTCAATTACCGATAGAATCCTTATGACTTATAATGTTGAATATTCATTAGATGATGAAATAACAATGTACTTAACTGTTGATTATGATGATTATACAGTTACTTGTTCTAAAGGATATAATAGTTATAATTTAACAGGCTTGGGAGTTGGGATACATAAAGTATCATTCTATCTTAAGGCTGGACCATATTCTACAAAAGTTCAAACATTTAATGTTGTAGTAGTTAATACAGAAGACTTATATGTATCTTCTACTACTGATTCAAAACTAAGCATAGAAGAAGGAGATCCTTTATCTATTAATTATCGTATATCTAAAAAGAGTACTGAATATTTTGATGTACAAATTACTATAGACAATAAATTAGTATCACGAAGACAGAGTATAGTTGGTAACTATTACTATAACAATAATACATTGCCAGTAGGGACTCATGTGATTAAGATATCTGTTACTTCAGAAAGCGGCGAATCTTCAGAACTTGTATTCAATGTTGAAATAACTGCAGGCTCTTATATTAGAAAACAAATAGTTACTGGTGGGCTAATTGCTAATTGGGATGCTACAGGTTTATCTAATCAAGATGCTAACAAGACTAAATGGATAGATAAAGTAAGCGGTATAGAAGGTGAATTATACAATTTCAATTATTCATCTAATGGATGGATAACTGATAACGATACTAATGAAACATATTTGGCATGTAATGGTAATACATACGTTAAAATACCGTATGCTCCTTTTGCAAATAATGTTACAACAGGATTTACTATAGATATATTATTTAGAACTAGAGACGTCGGAGATATAGATGCTCGTGTTCTTGATATAACAGATACTCTTGCTCCTTACAAAGGAGTTTATATAGATACACAAAATGCTCACTTAATATCTGCTATTCATGATATTAATGCAGCTGTTGGTGATAACGAATGGACACGTGTAACATATGTAATAGATAGACTTAATAAGTTTGGTAAGATATATATCAATGCAATATTAAGTTCGGCATTTTATTTAACAGATGATTCTAGTGGTAGTTCTATTAGATATGAAGATTTTATGCATAACGAGTATATCTATTTAAATAGTTTTAAAGGTATAGGACACTATGGTTCTTGTGAGATAAGATGTTTAAGACTATACGAAAGAGAGCTTAATGATGAAGAAGTACTACAAAATCATATAGCTGATATAGTAAATACAGCTGAACAAAAAGCGAAATATGATTTCAACTATAATAACAATGGTATTCCTAAGATGTATCTCTGGGGAGATACTACTGAAATGTCATTAACACAAAAGAAAACTATGCGTATAAAATACGTATCTCCTAACAATGAAGAGTATGGCGAAAGTTTTGATTATCCTTATTGTAAAGTATACTGGCAAGGTACATCTTCACTTACTTATATAAGAAAGAATTATAATATAGAATTGTTTGATGAAGACCAGAGAGCAATAAAATATACTCCTTTTAAAACTGGTAAGGCAGAAAATGTTCTATGTTTAAAAGTTAACTATATGGAACATTCAAATGTAAATAATGTAGGACTTGCTGAATTTGCTAATAACGGATTATATTCTAAAAAGAATCCTGCGCAAGAATTGGATCCAGATGTGAGACAAACTATAACAGGCTTCCCTATATTAGTATTTATCAATGATGACTGTATGGGACTATATGATTTCAACTTAGATAGATATAGCACTAATTCATTTGGATATAATCTAATCGATGAAACATTAGCATATGAAGTTTCAGCCAATACAGATGCTACAGCTGGTGCATTTAATAAATGGACTTCTGCTAGTGGACAAGGTAAAATAGATTATTACGCTGCAGACTTTGAAGTAATTTATCCACCTTCTAAGATGAATGGCAACGATGATTATGCAGATTTAATAACTTTAATAGAATTTGTTAGTGATGCAGATGATGAATTATTCAAAGCTAAATTCGATGAATATTTTGACAGAGAATCTGTATTTAGATATCTATTATTCGTACTAGTATTTGGTATGGTCGATTCGCTTGGTAAGAATATGAAGCTTGTTACTTTCGATAGAAAGAAATGGTACATACAATTATACGACTTAGATACAGCTATGGGTCTTGACAATACTGGTGCTTTAACATTTGATGTTGATATAGAAATAGAAAAAGGTACATTCAATACTTCTACATCTCAATTATGGACTAAAATACTAAGAGTATTTGAAGCAGAATTAAAACAAGAATATGCTAATATGAGAAATGAACAATTCACTCTTAAAAACATAATGCATTATATATATGATGAACAAATGTCTAAGATACCTGAAGTTTATTATAACGAATCTGCACAAGTTAGATATTTAGACTTTGGCGGTAAATTCTTATATGCATTACATGGTAGTAGAGAAAATCAAATTAAAAGATGGATTAAAGAAAGATTATTATATGTAGATACATTATTAGGTTACGATGCTTCTACAGCCGATTATATCACTGTCAGAGGAGATATGGATGGTTTTGTACATCTTGATATACAAACTTATTCTCCTATGTACTTAACAGTTAAATGGAGAGACCAAGCTAATAATTCAGGTAGCCAAATACTTAAAATTAAACGTGGAGAGACTATAAGATTTGAAAAAGAACTTCATGCAACTGACCAAGAAATTCTTATATATGGTGGTCAACACTTAAAGAGTATTGGTGATGTATCTAATACAAGCCCTAAACATTTATTATTATCAGCAGCACCTAATCTTATAGATTTACGATGCACTGCAGATACTTTATTTAACGTTTCTCTTGATACTTGTAAAATGATGCAGACAGTAGACTTACATGGTTGTAGTAGACTTGGCGTAGATGCAAGTAATGCTGTTCTTGACTTATCTGGTTGTGAAAATTTAAGAACAGTAGATATACGTGGTACTAAAATTACATCAGTGACTACTTCAATTAAAGGTGGTAACTTAGAATCTATTTACTATCCTTATTCTATACAAGCTATAGAGTTGTATAATCAAACTAATCTATTAACTCTTTCATTGCCTACAAGCGTAGTGTTTAATGAAAGACCTGATCATGAATTAAATAAATTACCTTCTAAATTATCTACGTTTATAATTAACAATTGCCCTAACTTAAAGACAATACGTTATGAAGAAAGTGAATATGATTATTATAAAGACAGTATGTTCTTACCTTTATTCTATGCTAATAATGTAGAAATAACAAATTCATTTAATGATATTAATACATTTGATTTTTCATATTGTATGAATCTAAAGAGTTTAAAATTAAGCAATCTTGACGGATTAAAAACATTAAAATTTAATAATTTAGTTTACAATGGTAATTCGTATAGTAAATTAGCTGATATAGATTTTTCTAAGTTAGATAATTTAGAAACTATAGAAATGAAAATAACAGATGAATCTATAGGAGAATATACAGCTAAGCCTGCATTTGCTCAAAACACAACTTTAGATTTAAGTAAATGTATTAATTTAAAAAATATATTATGTAATTATGCTATACATGGTTTATCAGAATTAAAACTTCCTACTAGCATAGATAAGCTAGTATTTGATAATACTTTTGATAAAACATATTCAGATATCAATAAGATTTACATATCTAGTACAGTAGGAGCTACGAATACTATTGATTTATCTGGTTCTAAATTACATGAGTTTAATATTAAAACTATAAATAAAATAAAAGCAATAACTAATCTTTATCTATATACTTATCATAAAGAAGATGTAGATATAAATAAATACAGAGATAATATAGAGATACCATATGCAACAGTACAAGGTGTATACGACTTTACGAATTATGCAGATTCTGATTTCTCTAATTTATTTAAAGATAAAGATTTGACTAATATAAAATTAGTAAGTTCAGAATATTTGCCATTAGTAGTTAATCTTGAAAGTTGTTTTGAAAGATCTACTGTAAGTTCAGATACAGGACTTGATGCTTTCTTTACTAAACTTACTGGTGTTACAAATATTAAGAATCTATTTAAGAATTCTGTAGGATTAACTAATGGTGTATCAATGGATACTAGTAAAGTAATTAATGCATATGGAGCATATTATGGATGTAGCGATTTAGTTTCTATTCCAGAATATAATCTAGAGAGTGCTATCGACATATCATACATGTTCTATAAATGTTCATCTTTGGCCGATATATTTACATTCAATGTTCCTAAATGTATATCTGCTAATTATACATTCTATGATTGTAAGAGTTTAGTCGAATTAATGTTTAGTTCAGATAATAAAATATCTTCTGCTACACATATGTGTGATAATTGTTCTAGTCTTGAAAGAGTTACATTGTTTAATACAGCTACATTAGCTTATATGTCTTATATGTTCTATCAATGTAAAATGCTTAGTGCTTATCCTGATATAGATACTACTGCATTAAAAGATGTTAACTATGCATTCTATAACTGTATTGCTATGCAAGGTACACCTGATGGCGCAGGGTTATGGAATAACAGTAATATTAAAAACTATTCATTATGTTTTGCAGGATGTATAAACTTAACTAATTTCTATACAGAAATACCTGTTGAATGGGGTGGAGGTATGGAAGAAATAGGAGTTAACGACCTTGAATTCTCTATTATACCTACTACAAATCAAACAGATATTATAGGAGATTATTTACCAACATTCTACTCTACATATAATCATAATATGGTTAATCAATGTTCTAGTGCATGGACAGAACATGTTGCTAAAACATCTATTAAATTGAAAGAGCCTATAGCAGTAACTGCTGGTGAAACATATAATTTGACTCAAACAACTTACGGAACCATAAGAGTAGTTGCTTGTGACGCTAGTGGAAACATAAGAACAGATATTATTAGAAACTCATATTTCCAAAACAAAGAATTCACAGTACCAGCTGGAGTAGATTATATAAATGTAATTTACAGTTCATATGGTGATAAATATATAGCAAGAACTGCTAACTTAAGCATACTTAAAAAGAATGCACAAAATGTAGAAAGCGGATATACGAATATAATAATAACTAAGACAGACGGCACAATAACAGAAAGTCTAAATACTACAATCAATGAAGTATCTAAAGTATATATTAAGTTTAATCCAGATACTACTTATATAAGCTTTAGAAACCACGACTTCTTACAATCTGTATCTTCTATAGACTTAAGTAATTGTCCAGTATGTGATTATATGTTCTTAAACTGTCCTAACTTAGTTAGCGTAGGTAGCTTAACTACTGAAGGCGTGTTAAGTATGGATAGTATGTTCTACGGTTGTACAAAACTATCTGAAATATCTTCAATAGATTTATCAACTTGTACTAACATATCTAGAATGTTCTACGGCTGTACTAAATTAACAGATTTATCTTCTATAGACTTAAGTAAAATATTATACATAGAAGAAGCATTTACTAATTGTGTTTCTTTGGCTGAAATAAATATTAAAAATCTAGTTAATGTTCTTAGTCTTTATAAAACATTCTATGGATGTACAGCTTTAACAAGCATACCACAATTAAATATATCTAATTGTGATTCATTAGAATATGCATTCTATAATTGTAAGAACCTTACAAGAATAGCAGGTATAAATACTGATACGTTAAAATATATGAGCTATGCTTTTTATAACTGTAATTCTCTACAAAATATTCCTACCTTTGATACTTCTAAAGTAACGAATATGGATTATAGTTTCTACGGTTGTGAAACTATAGTTTCAATACCAGCATTTAGTACATCTAATGTTTTAACAATGAACTATACATTTGCTAAATGTACTTCATTAATAGAAATACCTATATTTGATTATATCGGATTAGTAACAGTACAAAATACATTTGAAAATTGTCAATCATTAACTTCAATAACAATGGCCAATACTAATAACTTAACATCTATACCTAATATGTTCTATAATTGTTTAGCATTAATTTCTATAGATGGTTTAGATACAACAAATGTAACAGATATGTCTTATGCATTTTATAACTGCGCATCTTTAACAGGAATGGAATTAAACGTAAAATCTGTAACTTCTATGGCTTATACATTCTATGGATGTACTAAGTTAAAATCTGTATTATTTACTGATAATTCTACTACTACAGCATGTACAACATTCCTTCATGCTTTTGATGGTTGTCAATCACTTGAAAGCATAGGTTCATTAGATACATCAGCTTGTGAAGATATAACATATATATTTAATAACTGTTTAGTATTAAATACAATAGGTTTAGCTTCTTGGGATATTTCTAAGATAACAAGCTTAAATCATTCATTCACTAACTGTAAAGCATTATCTAAACAAAAAGAAACTGAAGGAGCAGACCCAACTGATTTAAACGCATTGCTATCTTGGGACGTAAGTAAGATAGTTTCATTTAATAGTACATTTAAAGGTTGGGATTGTATTAACTTAGATCTTAGTAATTGGACTACTAGTGCAGCTACTAAAATGGATTATATGTTCGAAGACTGCAAGAATCTTCAAACTATAATTGGAATAGATTCATTTGTGATGAATACTGTAACATCTATAACTTGTATGTTTAGAGGATGTAGTAGTATGACTTCTCTAAATCTTAACACTTGGAATACAGTATTATTAGAAGATGCTTCAAATGCATTTGAAAGTTGTTCGTCTCTTGAAACACTTGAAATAGGAAATTGGAACGCATCTAATATACAAAGCTTATATTCTTTCTTATCTGATTGTACAGCTTTAAAACAATTAGATATAAGTAGTTGGGAGTTAACATCTATAACTAATCTGGAAAGAATGTGTTATGCTTGTGAATCTATGACCGATTTTAACATAAACACTACTTATATAAAAGATAATGTAATAAGCTCTATGTCATATATGTTGTATCAATGTACTAGTTTAAATAATATACCAACAGACTTTTATATAAAAGGAGCTGCTAATTACGTATTTGCTTTATGTTCTGCTTTAACACATATAAAAAATGTATATGTATTAAATTCAACATCATCATATCAATTGTTCAGAGGATGCTCTGCATTAGACACAGTTGATAAAATAGTATTTACTAATTGTAATAATATATCTAATTTATTTATGGGATGTTCGTCTTTAACTACCATTAATACGTTTACTGTAACTAATACTGCAGGTAATACAAATATGCAGAATGTTTTTAATGATTGTGCTAAATTGACTACTTTAAATAATAGCAGTATAGATTCTAGTGTTTACACTTTATACTATTGTTTCAATGGATGTATTGCATTAGTAGATTTAGATCTTACTAATTGGAATATAACAAATTGTGAAAACTTAGCATATACATTTAATAACTGTCAAGCACTTAAAACAATAACAGTTGGAGCTAATTGGAATACGTCTAAAGTTAAAAACTTTAACTCAGCATTTTCTGGATGCTTAGAACTTTTAGTTGTACCAGCTCTTGATTTAAGCTCAGCTACTGATATGACAGGAATGTGTAATGGATGCAAGAAGATGACGAAAATAGATGGTATGGAAACTACAACATACAATTCTAGTAAAGTAATAAATATACAATACGCATTTTATGATTGTCAAAATTTATTATACTTACCAGTATTAACTACAACTTCTGTATCTAATGCAAGTTATACATTCTTTAATTGTATTAGCATGACAGGTGAGCCACTAAGTGGATCATACTGGAATAGTTCTATTCCATCTTATTCATATTGTTTCTATAACTGTAAAGCATTAGACAATTATCCTGCTATACCTGACAGATGGAAAGGAATAGGTATGACAACTTATGGATTAAGAATGGCTCGTGCAGCTGTTCCTCGAAATACTGACGAAGTAGTTGTATTGCAAGCAGAAATATTAGAAAAGCAAAACGAATTAAACATGCTTATTAATCAAATGAATTCACTATTAAGTGAATAGAAAGGAGTGATATCATGGCAGCTATAACAATGACAGAAACTTCTGATAATCCTTACTTAGGTAAGAGTCATGTGTTTAGCAAATCATATAATAGTGATAAGTCAAAAGAGACTTTTACATGGAAATGTTGGCCTCAAGAAGTTCCTTATAGTTATACTTATTATGGCAAAAGTTACTCTGGATATTACACAGGCGGAACTAGTTCTAAACCTGGCGGCATATTAAGAGGAAGCAATCTTACCAGATATACTCGTAGAGGTATATTCGAAGGAATAAGAATACATCAAATAAGATGGAGAAAAAATGGTGGTACTTGGAAAACTAAAGGCTACAGTGAAATTTCAAATGAAAGCGATGCAACAGTTTCAGTATCAACTGCTACAAATGGAGATAAATTTGAGATACAAGTTACTTACGAACTATGTACAATGGGATTCCCTCACAGGAATTTCCCATTCTTCTGGTTCTGTGCTAAAGGTAGTACATATTACGTAGGAGGTAATGGTAAATCAATTAAATATACTAAACCTAATAGTGACCCTGGACGTTCATATTCTAAAGTTTCGAATACAGCATGGGAAAAAGTAAGACTTGATTGGGGAGATCCTCGTGATCCCTCAGTTAAGTCTACTGACAAAACTTTAGCTGGATGGAGCTATAAAAATGGTAAAGCTAAAACTCGTATATACAATGAGTTAGGTGATGGTGCAGATAAGACTGCATACAGTCCAACTTACACTTACGAATATCAAACTCATTATCCTCAATTACATGGTTTAGGATGGAAATCTGAAGCAGGTAACGATTATCAATATGCTAGAAAGTCTGCTTACTGGACTTATCGTAGAACATTTACTTATACTGTTACTAGTAGCGATATAAAAGAAGCTCCAGACCCTGTTGAGGCACCTAATAAACCTGAAATAACTGTAGTACCTAATCACTGCAGTACGGATTTAAGAGGTGAAGAAGGTACAGTTAAAGTTAAGTATACTCATCCTTCTAATCATGACGGAGAAATACTTTTATATGCTTTCCAGTTCAATGATAAAACTGGTGAATTTGTACAAAAAAGAGTAGGCGGTGGCTATATTGAAATAGACGCTAATGAAACATATCAATACACTGTCAATTTTAAAGATTTAGGCTTTACTAGAAGTAAAGAAATACGTTATATGGCAGTAGCTAGAATACATGATAATTATTATAATGTTGTAAGACAAAAAGCTACACATTCGTTAATGGATAATAACGATAGTTATACGCAAAGATTAACTAAGTGGAATGTATATGCTAAAGGTCATTATTTTAATGAAGAACCTGTGGTAGAAGAAATACATTTGAAAGAAAGTTTAGATTATACTAAGAAAGCTACTATATATTGGGATAGACCTATAGATCCTGATGGAGATAAAGTTCATTATAGTTTATGTATAGCTAGACCTGGTTCTGAATGGGAAAATGATTCACTTGATACATTCTACGGAGGAAATTACGGCGGAGTAAATGGAGATGTATTATACAGTTATAGAATAGATAATATAACTACTACAACTTATGATTTAGATACTACATCTTTCCCTTATTTAGAAGACTTAAAAGTTTGGTTAGTTTCTTATGATGATTATATTAATAGTTACTACTATGCTTCTAGACCTATTGAATTCAAAAAGGTCCAATCACCATATGTTAAAATAGAATGCGAAGAAATTCGTTCAGGAGAAATAAATCCTACTAATAACGATGATATGATAGATGGTACTAGAGGTAAAGTCAAATTAACATATTACCATGAAAAATGTGTTGGCGGTACTGTAGATTTAGAAATATATCAACCAACAGATTATGAAGGTACTAATGGATACAAAAAAGCTGTAATAAAAAACGTAGCATCATTTACTGGTAGCAATGGACTTAATGGAGAAACAAAAGAATATATAGTTGACTTTAAACAATATTCTGCTTTAGATAGAAGTAAAGATGTTAATTACTTCGTAAAAGCTACTGACGCAAACGGAACTAAGTCATGGTTAACTGGTGATGATAAATGGGAAAACACAGTACGTGGTCATTATTATAATGACGAACCAGCTCCTGTATATCCAGCTTTAGATATAGACCATTCAGAATCTAGAAAAGACTTTGCTCATTTGATTTGGGATCAACCTATTGACCCTGATTATGATTCTAAATTATGGTATGCTATATATCTTGCTACAGGAGATTCTAGTAAAGATACTAATTCAAAAGAGTTTGGTAAGCAAAAGACTAAAATGTCATATTATAAAGTTTACTATACAACTGCTACTGAATACTATATTGACATAACAGACTTTACATCTTCAACAGGAAATTTATCTGTATGGATAGAATCTCATGACCAAAAATGGAATGACTATTATCATTATGGTACTCCTAAACAATTCCAAAATACAGCTACAGCACCTAATAAACCATATATAGTTTGCTACAATATGTACGACGAACTTGATGGATTAAAGTGTTCTGAGCAAGGTGAAGTGTATATTTATTATAGTCATGATCAAGGTTGGAGCGGATATGTTAAATTATATGCTATGGGCAAATATAAAGACGGTTCTTTCAGAGTTGCTAATGTATTTGAAAAACAACTTGGCAAAGAAGAAGTTCTTATACAAGATGGATCACCATACGATTTCGTAGTTGATTTTAGAAAGGTATTTGGTAACGAATGGACTAACAGAGATTGTGAAGTTCATTATTATGCAACAGCACGTACTGCTAATAGAGATTTAGTAGACGCAGCTTCTTCTGAAGGTGATATAGATTGGGTACCAACAGTTGCAAATAGTTCCGCTAAATTTAATAGTTGGGACGGAGCTCATTACTACAATGACGAACCTTCTGATATGTCAAGTGGCTCACCAGCTAAATTAACATTAGGATTAGATGATGCTAATTCTGATATATTCACTAAGGTACGTTTGAAATGGTCAACTGCTACAGATGCTGCAGGAGATATAGTAAGATATGAAGTTTACCTTAAACCAGAACATAAAATATATACAGTAAGCGATGAAATAAGATACTTTAATAATCCTGATCCAGATGCTGATGAAGCTATACGTTGTGATCTAATCGGAATAACTACTAATACTTTCTTAGATTTTGATATGACAGGATATGAAGTTGAAGGTGAAACTTATACAGCTTTCATAAGAGCTGTCGATGGATGGCACAACAGTTATTACTATGACAGTAATAAACTTGTATTTACTAAGAAAGAATACAGCAGACCTAAAACTAAAATAAATATAGAAAATGCTCACGGTGAATTTGGTAAAGCTCAACTTATTTATACTCATCCAGATTCTAAGTTAACTGGTGAAGATGCAACTGACAGAGGCTCATGCGATGGTAAGGTTTGGGTATATGCTTACATTGATGGTTACGAATCTAGACCAATTAATATATCTAGTTTATTTGGAGATGTCGTAACTAAAGAAGATAAAGACGACGATGTTGATTACATAATCATGACTCCAGATCAAACTATAGATAAGACAATAGATTTCCGTGAAATAGTAAGACTTGGTAAAGAACAAAACATAGCTATATCACAATATAGAAGTAATTATATAACATACTATGCAATAGCTAAAGATGTTAATCCTGGTATTTATTCTATAGATACAGCTCCTGATGATATAGGTTCTTATGAACGTGAAGAATATCTATCTCAAACAATAAATGGTGTTCAATATTTCTACACTCATTATTTCAATGAAGAACCTCCACAGCCTGTACCTTATACTGGTTCTCCATTAACTGAAGCAGACAGAGCAGTATTTGGATTTAACTATACTGTAATACAAATAGAACCTATCAGTGATCCTGATAGAGACCCTATGCATTACTATATCTATATAGATACTCCTAATAGTATGGGCGATGCAGAACATACAACTAAAATATACAAAGAAGTAGCTAATGTTAATACAAAAGATGTGGTTATAGAAGTTACAGATCGTATTTATAATAGATGCTATAGAATAGATCCTATCTATGAAAAGACTGACGACACAATTAATATAAATAACATATTATATTATAATATCTATAAACTTACTGGAGATAATTTTGATAATAATAGTTCTTGGACATATATAAGTAAATCTGATACGCCTTCGTTAAAAATAGATTATATAGCTGACAATTATCCTTTATCTAAATGGATAGACGGGGCTAACGGCTTAAGTCAAAGTGATGGAGCTGGATTATTTACTTACTGGGTAGAATCTAGAGATGATTATGAAAATAGTTACTACAGATCATCTGATTCTATGATTATAGATAGAATACAACATAAGAAACCTAATAAACCTGAGCTTATAGTTACACCAGCACATGGAGAACGAGGAGATATAAGTATTAAATATAAACATCCAGAACAATTAGATTCATTAATCTATCTATACGCTTACTTTACAGATAGTAAAGGTGTTAAACATTCTGGTTTAGTAGATGTTATAGATGTGAGCTATACAGATGAAGAAAAGAATGACTATTATCTTAATAGAGTTCCTATAGTAAAAGAAGTTGAATATACTGTAGAATTTACTAAAGAAGTACATGATCATACTAAGTTCTTTGAACGTTCTACTGCTATAAGTTATTATGCAGTAGCTGCAGATAAGATAGTAGGATACATATCTGAGTTAGAAGATACTAGTGCTTCAATTGATGATTTTAATCCAGATAGTATAGCAGAAGCTGATAGACGTGATGGACATTACTTCAATGAAGAACCTGAAATATCTAGTCCATACTACTTATTTACAGAAAAGACAGCAGCAGATGAAGGTGATTCTGTGTTTGAAAAAGGCGTACTAGATAGTCTAGTAGTAGAAGAAACTCCATTTGATACTATGACTTTATTATGGGAAATGCCAGCAACAGCTACAGATAATAAAGATATAGACGGAGATATTATAGATTACTACTTCTACATGTATTGTCCTTCTACAACTCTAGAAACTAAAAATAAAGATGAAGAAAAGCCTGACCATGTATTTTACGGTAATTATACTGAATCAGATTCATATGGTGGCAATGATGTTATACAGCCTGATAATGGGGATGCAGGTGACTTAGATGAATTTAGTGATAATGGACAAGAACCAGAATATGTAAAAGGCGTAGTTGAATATAACTATTTAGTAACTGTTCCTCATGAAAAGATAATAGGTCAAACAGTATCAGATAAGAACGGTAAGACTTGGTTCTATTATACTTTCGACTTATCATTATATCAAGAAGATGGAAATGTTACTATATGGATAGAAACAAGAGACAGATATGAAAACAGCTATTACAGAAGCGGTTATTCATTAACATTAAAGAGAGGTCATAAAGCTAAACCTATACAAACAGCATATCCTAATAATGTTAACAACGTAGTATATTGTAAACGTCCTAGAATTCTAATAGAATTAGCAGAAGATGATTTAAGACAAGAAGTAATTGTTACTTGGAAGAATGTTGAATATTCTAATAAGGATTACAATCAACGTCAATTCTTCTCTAGTATTCCTAAAGTAACAAAAGGAGATCCAGGTTTAAATACAACAGGCGAAAATGATTGCTATGTTATATTCAGACCACCTGTAGCTTATACAGAAATAAGTGGCAGCAAAGTTCAGTATAGTATTAAAGTTAATAATACTTGTACAACTTCTGAGTCTCGTTACTTCTCATACATGTATTATAAATTTGGTTATAATTTAACTGAAGATACATTCATTCCTATTAAAGCTGTTCATGTTAATGAATTCAGAAAAGCTGCTCAACGTGTTATAGATGCTTATGGTAAGAGTTATGAGGATCCTGGCGAATATCAATTAAAAGACAGAGCAGTAGTTATTAAACAAATAGTAGACAATGAAGACTATAATGAAATAGCTAAACCATTAATGAATCTAAATAACTTTTTAAACACATGTGATAAATGCGATAACGATATGCAAGATATAACTGATGATGCTGGAAACGACGGCGAACAATTCGTAGATATGGCACAAGATTATGAAGTAATCGGTCCTTATTTCGAAGGAGATAATACTGAGTTCACAGTTCCAGACAATGTAATAATGGATGTAGATTACCATATCAATAAATTACTTAAGATAATCAATAGCCAAGATTACTACATGACATCTGATTTTATAGATTGGAAAATCTTATTATATATTCTTCAAAACATGTAATAAATTGAGCCAGGGGATATTTCCCTGGCTTTTTATAGTAATATTTATATGATAAAAAAATGAGGCAGGTGAAAAGAATGGCTAGAAAATTTAATGCAGGTAGACAAGGCGAGTATCTAATGAATTCTCAATTGTTTGATGTATATAATACTCTTAAATATATCAATTATAAAAACGTCACACCTACTCAAGATAAGCAAGCTGAAATACCAGATGGTGCTTTATGGGTAGATACTAGTCAAGGAACTAACATTTTAAAAAGATATATAGCAGCATCACATGATTGGATACCTATGTTTGAAGGATACTTTCAACCTTTGCCTATAACAGAAAATCCTGTTAATCCTAGCGACGGACAAATCTGGATAGACCCTTCTGGAGTAATCAGATATTATGACAAACAAACCGCTAAATGGAATGTAGCAGCAGCTAGATCAGCGGCTAATGCAAATATATCTACAGCTGGCATACCTAATTTCTATATAACTCCAGAATTAAAATCATCATTTACAGATACTTATCCAGTTTCAAATGTTAGTATAGGTAAATTATTTAGATATGATTCTCCAGAATCTGGTCGAGGATCTTATGTAGACGGTAGCCAATATGAAGATATAAATACTGTAGCAGTATACTATCCTAATAGTGCTAAATATGATTTAGCTTGGTGTAGTGTTAACCCAGTAAGACTTAGTGGATGTACTAAGAGACTTATAAAAGTAATAAATACCGAACCTGGAGATGATCAGTACTTTGTAGAAACTACTACAACTAATACTGAGTTTTATGGTTTTAAAGAAGGAGACATTACTGGTACATTCTTAAGAAGTAGAGAATTAGTTTATGGCTCTGAAGATATAAGTAGCGAAAAGATGGCTAGTATAATAGCTTCAGATACTATCAGTGATTATGTAAGAGTCACAGGTGGAATTAAATTAATCAATAAAGGTAAGGATTACAAATATATATATGCTATCACTTATCATTTTGCAGATTCAGCTGAAAAAAATGACGGAGTTGTCTTATCAAATGGCACAACAATTGGTGAGATAAATGAGATAGAAATTGGTGATATAAATGATAATAACCCTACATTATTCTTAGATGGTATATATCTTGAACAAAAAGAATATTCATACGATAAAACAACTGGTATGATGAAATTCAATGGTGATGGAATTACTAATAGAATGTCTATGGTAGCAGTATCATTTACTCACACTCTATGTGAATCCATAGGTGATAACGATATTATATTTAGTAATACTGAAATAGTAGATAACGATATAGTTATTCATAATTCTAGTGCATTAGCAAATATAGATAGCTGGACTACTCCAATAGCATTCGTATCTGGGGTTGCAGGTTTTGAACAAATAAGCGACCAAGTTACAATAGATAAAACGACTAATAGTATTACTGTTAAGGATTTCGGACCAGTTCTAGAAAATGAAAGCTACAGCATAATGTTAGTAGACATAGGTTCTGAAACTTATGATCATGGTATAGCGACTAAGAATGTTATTACAAGCGATATTATAGTTTCAGATACGAGTGTGAAATATCTATTATTTATCGATGGTGTTTGTATGTCTCCTAAAGATCTTGTTGTAAGCAATGGTCAAATAACTATTTCTGGTGATTTATCTAATGATGTTGAATGGTTCTTAATAAGAATATCAAATACTGATACAGGTATTTATTTAATGTTTGATGAAGATGTATCATATTACACTACAATGATAACTGATCATAATAATAACACTATATATAATAATGCAGATATGGTTGTTGCTTATTCTAAGAAACAAGATTCTAAAACTTATGGCGTATTAATAGATGATAGGTTTATTACAGATACTCCTGATGGTCTTACTAAATATGTAACAGGTCAAGTATTAAACATGGGGTATGAAGATGAATTAGGCGATATTCAATATGCTTATTATATTTACAATAGCGACGGTACATATACATGGAAAAAATATGATGATGTATATGGAGAAAATAGTTATTTGGAAGTAGACGATATGGTTACTCAATATGCTACTGAAGGTTCATTATCTATAATGAGTAATAAAGGACTTGTAGGTTCTAATTTATACTACTATGCATATACTTATGCAGATACAATAGACGAACCTATTAAAATGGGTAATAGAACATGTAAAATCAATTCATCAGAAACTCCTGTTGTTGGCGATACTCAAGCTTTCTATACAAATAAGAATGAAGTATTTTTACATGGTAAAGGTTGTATAGCAGCATATGTTAATGGTATTATGCAAGAAGTTAGCGATACAACTACTATGGCTACATGTGAATTTATCATACCTACAACTGTAGCTGATCCATACAAACAAAAATGGGGCAAACAAGAAGAGTTATATGCTATGCTCAAAGCATTTGATGATACAGTAACTCTTGGTAATCTTAAGCAATTCATGGTCGATAACGGCGTTACATCTCTGGCAGCTTCAGAAGACGTTTATAATAAAATAAAAGTTCTACATGATGCAATAACAGAATATGAATCTGAAAATTCATTATGTTATATATTCGAAGAAATAGAAGCTGAAGAAAGTTATTCTGCTAATAGATTAACTGCAGATGCATCAATGAGATATGATATATTCCCTAACACATATATATTTGAAAACTATTCTATAGGTGCAGGTACTATAAACGTATATCTTAATGGAGTATTCTTAGAAAAATCATGCTATTCAATATTTGATGGAAATAAAATTATGATAAACAATATCGATACTGTAGGTGGTTCTGATCAATGGACTAAAGATGGAGATCATTATACAGATATGAAATACTACGATGAATCTGATGGTACAGTTAAATGGATAGAATGTGGTGAATGTGATTATGTAACTCTTGAGTTTAGACCTGATAATTCAGTTAAGAAAGTCACATATGATGTAAAACAAATATCATATGATACACAAAGCTTTGATACAGAAGATTATGAATTCCCAAGTTCTCTTAAGAACTCTAAGGACCTTATAAAAATATATATAAACGGTATATTATATGACGGTACCTATGTTTTTAAAGACGGTGTATTATCATTAAACACTCCTGTATTAAATATGGATCCTATTGAATTATATTTCAACAGTCATCCTTACGAATATAAGATTTGGAAAAATAAAAATGGAGAATATATCGCTCCTAAAGATAGAGTAACTTTTGAATGGAGGTAAGAATATGGCAAAAGGAAAAATTAGTTTAGGACAATTGCCAATGGATCAAATAGATGCTTACTTAAGTATAGTTTGTGGTTATACCAGAAAATCTGAAAAAGCTACTGATACAGAACAAGTAGGTGGCATAGATGCTGAAAAGATAGCATTAGCAGCTCAAGATGATGAAGGCAATCTTATTGAAGATAGAAATACAGTTCAAAACGCTTTAAAACTTGGCGGAATAGATGCCAGCGAATACATAACTAAAGGCAATTCTCAAACAGTAATGAAAGATACTTACGCTGTATCTGATATAGTAAGTGACGAATTAAAATCTAATCGTGATGAAATGTATCAGATGCAAGCTCAACTTGTAAAAGCAGGATTTGTAAAAGATACAGAACCTTATAATGGCTTTTACGACGCATTTAAATCAGGAAATGAAAAATATATAAATGAAATAATAACTTCTATAAATAGTGGTTCTGGTAATACAATAGCTGTTGCAGATTCACAAGAGTTATCTCCTGATGAGTATATAGCAGTAGACAATAATGTAGCTAAGATAGATAGTATAACTGGACAAAATGTTGTACTTAATAATGCTATAGGTACTGCGGGAGATATATATAAAACAGCTGGTATTTATCATCAAGGTGAATTTGTATTCGGTACAGAAGATAAAAATAACTCTCAAGGAGAAACTACAAAAGCTGTAGTTAAAGATGGTAGTAATCGTAGAGTTGTTTATACTTTATCTGAATCTGTAACTGGATTTGGTACAGTATTACGTGAATGGGTATCTGTACAAGGTTCATTAGATAAAGTACAAGTAAGCCTTGGATGTCTTGGTAGACCAGGTAGTATACAAATGAAAATATACAGAATAGATAATGAAAATGATTTAGTAAATGGATTATATCTATTAGGCGAAAGTGACTATTTAAGCAGTAGTACAATGTCTGCATCATTAAATAATGTAGAGTTTTTATTTAAAGATAGAGTTATTATAGAACCTGGGTTTGATCATTTAATATTATTAGAAGCACAAGGAATAAGTACTAATAATACATATATCATAGGTGGATATACTGAACCAGATGCTAACAGTATGTTCTATACAGATGATGTGTATATTCAATCTAATGATGGAACTCTTGCTCCTAATTATAATATAAAGGCAGATATGTTCCTATGCTTATACTTAAAAGAAATAAAGACAAGCGCAATAACTTATAATAAGAATGGTTTATATTCTTGCTATAAAGAAATGATGTATGATGATTTTACTAGATTACGTGTTCAAATGAAAGTAAACCGTGAAGGTATATACACTGTAGCAAGTAATAGTGTCGTTACTGCAGCTAATAGTGCTTTACTATTAGAAGGTGAAGATAACGGTGTATTTGCTAAAGATGATAAAATCGTTATAGGACAAAATATTTATACTATAAATACTAAGAACGCTGGAGATACTAGCATAACATTAACAGAAAATGCTTATACTCCTCATGGTGCTGATGTTTATAGAATGGGTTATAAAGTCGTAGTAAAAGCTAGACGTAAAACTATAGATTTAAATAACGTAACTAATCCTATTACATATAGTGAACCTAAGATAGTTGAAGTTCCATTAAAAGCTATCATACCTGGTAAAGAGCCAGATAAAGAAGATTTCTCAAGTGATAGATTAATATTTGAAGCTGATTTAAGAGATCAATTAGGAGATCTTGAAGCATTCAACTGCTTTGAAGTTCAAATTTATTGGAACAGTAATCTAGGTGCAAACAATATATCAGATAACACTTGTGGTAAGATATTAGATTTAACAATATCAACTGATAAAAGTTATGCTCATTAATAGGAGGTGATATGTATGGGAATGAAAAAGATAAGCGAAAACGTTGTAGCTTTAGGAAGATCACTTACACTTATTAATGATCAAGTCAGAGATAATACTAATATACAAAAAGGTGCATTAAAGACTCAAACTACAGGTTCTACTTATACAGTCAATATACCAGTAGAAGAAAATAATTCATATAAAGATGTAACTGTAAGTTATACTAGTGGATTAAAATATAAAGCTGATACTAACAAATACGTATCATTTGATGCTAAAGGTATACTAGAACCATTAAGTATCGATGCTGAAGTAATGTTAGAAACTCATTCTATATATGCACGTTGTTTAAATACAGGATGTGTTATAACTGATAAGCTTGCCGAACAAGCCGTAACAACATCTAAAATAAAAGATGCTAATGTTACTACTGAAAAGATAAAAGATTTAGCAGTAACTACTCCTAAGTTAGCTGAAGGTGCAGTAGTTAATAGCAAGATAGCTGATAAGACTATAGTAGCATATGAAAAAATAGTTCCTAGTACTGTTACTACAGAATTATTAGTTGATTACTCAGTAACTAGTAGAAAGATTGCAGACGGTGCTGTTATCAATGAGAAACTTGGAACTCATGCTGTTACTACTGAGAAAATAGCCGATAAAACAATAACTAATACCAATATTGCTGATAAGACTATACTTAGTTCTAATATAGCCGACGGAGCAATAGAAAATATAAATCTTAAAGACCTATCTGTTAGCACAGCCAAATTACAAGATGGTTCAGTTACAACTCTTAAACTTGCAGATGGAGCAGTCACTTCAGAAAAAATAGCAGACAATACTATTACAGCAAACAATATAAAACAAGGCGCAATCAATAGTGAATGTATAGAAAATGAAACTATAATTACAGAAGATCTTCATAACGAATGCGTTACTTTAGAAAAACTTGCACCAGATGTATTTAGTAAAGTTAATGATGCAGTTATATATGAAAATAGTAATCCTGATTATAAAATAAATTATGGTACAGCTCATAATCACATGGTACAAATTAAAAGAACTGTAGATGGTGAAAAACAAGATACGGATTTATATGTATCTGGACATATATATGCAGCTGGTAATATAGAAGGCGCTAGAGTTTACAACATGGCGTATGCAGATATAGCTGAAGGCTATATACCAGGTGAAGAATTAGAACCAGGTGATATAGTAGAGCTAAGAGAAAACGGTAAAGTTTATAAAGCTGGTTTACATAATGGATTTGCAGCAGCAACTGTCGGAGTAATAACTGATGAATATGCAGCATGTTATGGAGCAACAGAAGCTGAAATATTAAATGGTAAAAAAGTTGCCGTAGCTTTAGTCGGTAAAGTACATGTTAAAGTAGATGGTCCTGCTTATATAGGTTCTGCAATTAGTGTATCAGATGTACCAGGAGCAGGTACTTTATATGAAAACGGAATCGTTATAGGTAGAGCATTAGAAACTTCAAAACAACGTGGAGTTCATAAAGTATTATGTCTAGTTCGACCTTGTTAATATAGATACAGAATTATAAGACGAGGATTTATCCTCGTCTTTTTGGTAATAAGAAAATAGATAAGGAGGTATGCATATGTTAAAAGATTCTATTGATTTTGATTATAATTTAGAACAAATAAATCAAGAAATTGATTCTGAAATTCAGCTACAAGATGAAATTATGGACAGTGAAAAAATGAATAACACATTTTCTACTATAGAATCTAATCTTAATTCGCTATATGAGAAAACACGTTATTTAGAAGATGCTATAGAATATGCTAGAACTTTTGCAGAGCTTAAGATAAATGAATATACTACAGATATAAATAGTATGATAAAGTCTATTGAAGATATAAGCAATATAAGTCGTAATCTAGGATATGTACAATACGAAGTTCCATTCGTAGAAGGTGTAATAGATATTCCTGATAGAAATAAGAATTATAAAATCAAGCCTTGTAAAGTACGTGAAAGCACAACTTCTGATAATAAGAAATGCGATATTGTAACTCTTAACAATTATGTTAATCAAACATATAAAATAAATTCTGTAACTTCAAAGTGTGATCAAGTTCCATTTGATAGCAACTTAGCTGATTTTGATGGCAGCAATAAATATACTACATTGTATCTGGAACAAAAACCTGTTGAAGGTGATTTAGTGCAAACAATGACAGTAGCACTTGCTGAACCAAGCGAGATTAATGAACTTGAAATAATTCCTGTAAATTGTTATATAGAAAATATAAGATACGTTTACGTAAATGGTATAGAGGAATATGCAGGAGATTTAATAACAGGAATAGAACCAGAGTCTCGTATAGTTACGCATGTTAAATTTGATATGAGATGTAATAAATATAATACAATTACATATGAATTAGATAAAGAAGCTTTGTCTATGAATGCTTGGGACTTTGTTAGAAGCGCGGAATATCCTACTGTTGTTGCAGATACTAAATTAGATACTGATATAATATTGTCTCGTACAGAAACTAATTCTAGCGGTAACACAGTTACTAAGTCTTATAAGACAGCTAAACAAGTAGAGAAAGTAGATATGTACGTATATAATTTTGGACTAGATTCATTAAAAGTTAACAGAGTAGAATTATATGAAGATGGTTATTTCTTGTCAGATCCTATAAGCATAGGTGACTTTTCATCTAATGAATATGTACAACTAGCTGTTGATGATAGCATAGTATCAGGATGCGGAGTAGAATATTATATTGTAGATGGAGATGTAGATAAAAGTATTGTACCTGTAGGCACTAAGATAATTACAGATGAAATGATATTTCCTGATACAGATTTGCGTTTTACAGTAGATGATGATTTACATAGTGATGGTTTACGACAAATCAAGAAAGACGGATTAAATGTAAATATATCATTAGAAGATGCTAAGACTTCATATGATGGCAGATATTCTGCAGACTATCAACCTTTAAGTGAGTATTATAATTATACTCCTCTAAACAATACTATAAGGGTTAAAGCAATTATAAGAACTTATGGAGATCAAATAGATGCTATCCCTTATATTAAATCAATATCAGTTAATAAATATGGAGGGAATACGTTATGGACAAATCTATATTAGACGAAAAAAGATCACTTCTTTTATCAGACTACACTCCTAAATATGAACAATTATATATTCATCCCGAAGAAGGAGAAGATTTTAGAATTAATACTGCTTTACAAGATATTAAAAGCGATATAGATAAAATAGATAATCTATTAATAGATAAAGGTAATGCAGTTTCTACTCTATTATCAGACACTATTACTAGATTAGATTTAGTTAAGGATAAAATATTGGCTGAAAAAGAACGTATACAAGATATTAAAATGTTATGCAATAAATACACAGACTTTGATAAAGTCATTACTATAAACGATAAGAATTCAACTGGACAGTACAGTTATACTGATAATTCATTTTTATCTTATATTAAGAGCTATAAAAAAAATACATTATATATTAATGATGTTGTAGGCAATGGAAATGAAGGGAACCCATATGTATACCTTAATGGTACATATGTACAGTATTCTATAAATACTGCTGATAGAAAATCTTTATCTGATAGTTCTATTAATTCTTACTGGGAGTATCAGAGAATAACAGCTTCTACTACTGAACAGTATTTAATACATGATTTTTATACAGATAGTGAAGAAGCTAAATGTACTATAACTATGAGCTCATCAACTAAAATGAATGAATTACAAATAATGACTCCGATAGATAGTACAAAGGTAATAGGACTTCAATATTCTAATGATGGAGTAAACTATACAGCAGCAACTATACCAGATATAACATTTGATAAATTGGATAGCTATGAAAATACAGGATACATATATGGTTCTAGTTTAATATCTGTACCTAACTGTTATTTTGTAAAATTGACATTACAATCTAATAGTTCTAATAACGATACTATTGCATATGAACGTACTATGTTTAAAGACGAAACATTTAATGAAGACGAAGTAAATGATACTAAGACTGAAACTACTTTCATTCAAAGCGCTAAACGTCATGTAATTAAAATAAATGATTTGTATTCTTATTCTAATCAATATATTAATACTTCTTATTTTAAAACAGATAATTTAGTAGATGGCACAGATAATGTATATGCTGTTAGTGTATTTGCTAACGTATATATACCTTCGCAGTTATCAGATGATAGCGTAGAGTTTACGCTAACTGTAAATGGTATAGATTATGAAATACAACCAATTAATAGTGAGTTAGACGGTGTAAAGGTTATACGTTATTCTAAAGGCAAATCAAAAACAGAATACACTGAGCTTACTGATGAAGTTATTAATTCAGTAATATTAACTGTTAAAATAAAATCTGCTAAGAATCTGACTCCATATATCAATAACGTAAAAGTATTATTAGGAGGTGAAGTATAATGGCAATAGAAGTAAAAGATGCTGACTTATATAAAGATATGATGTTAAAACTTCAGTACTATAAAGAAGAAGTAATTAAATCATTTATACGACAAGGATATTATCCTTCTAATGATGAAATAGTAGCTGCACTAGAAGATATAGATTATCGTAGTGCATTATTTGAAACATATATGTCTAAAGAAGGTTCTCTATTTAATACTAAAGAGATTAATTATATGTTTGAATGCATCTATAAAGATTTAGAAATATTATACAGTGTTTTACAAGATATACTTATTAAAGATTATAATGATCTTAGATTATATATAGAAACGCATATTGCTGACTTGGAAAGTACAGCTAAAGAACTCGAAGCACGCTGTAATGAAGAGATGGCCCGTACAGTATTTGGTAATACTATATTTTTCAGAGCAGGTAATTGGAATATATCTACCAATGATGAATATACAATAGTAGACTTTGGAGAATTAAATTTAATCCAAGGTTCTGAAATAGCATTATTTGCAGATGTAGAAAACATAGAAGCGAATAAAGTATCTTTTAAATTAACAGCTACTAATGATGAACAAAATAAATATTCTTTCGATGCTTTACCTTATAACTATAATGACAATACTTATACAGTTCCAGGAGAAATGGGATGCAATAAATATAAAATGGTATTGGCTGCTGGAACAATAGTTAATGGTAATATAAGCGTCAATCTAGCTACTGATCCTGTTAATGATTATAAAATACTTGGCGGTGTTGATAAAATGCAAGTAACTTATAAGGATGATTCTACTACTATAATAAGAGACTTTGCTTATGACACAAATCAATTCGTAGCAGAGAAGGCTTGTTATATACAATTCTATTATGTAGATGGAGATTTATTAGAATATAATTTCAATCAAAAACCCAATCATTGTAACTTCTCTATAGTAGATGGTTATATATCTTCTGACGTTAAAATAAGAAAGGTATTTCTAGATGTTCCTGCAGGCTTTGCATGTTATTTTAAGAAGTCAAATGACAAAGGAGAAATCTGGGCCGTAGCTGAAGATGGTATACCAAATACGCCTAATACTTTACTCTATACAGGTAATAGAGATATAGAAGATTTTGAGATAAGAGAATATGTCAAGAGCAATCTAATAAATTATAATTTTAAGATGTATATAAAATCAACAAAGGATGTAGCAAAACTTATTAACAGTGTATGTATTAAACAGTTAGATTAGAAAGGAGGACACATATGATATTTTATAATTTTAGATATAGAGGACCATATGAATACGATAAATACGTCTTAAACGTTCTTCAATATAGCAATATGGTTAATGATTTTATACATGATATTAATAATACTGCTACATGGAAGACTTTGTATGATTTAAACAATGAAGTTAATGACATATATAATAAAACAATTGGAGATGGTGGAAGATCTGATATGATATACGAAACACTAATCCTTAATAGAGGTGATTAATAGTGATAAACAAAATGAGTTCTCAAGAACTGAATCAAATATTTGAAGATGCAAAGAAAAAACAAGATGAAGCTTTGATACTTATTCAGAACATGAAAAATGATATAAATAAAAAGCTTATGATAAAGAATTATGCCGACGAGTTTATAGATCAAAAACTAGATAGTATTAATGCTGGTGTAGTATCTAATCAAAATATAGTTAATTTCACATCTAATGAATTAGCTGGTATATATAATAAATATGGCTGCATGGTTCATCCTAAATTCAAGAATGACCCTGTCGATATATTTAATTTAAAAGTAGCATCAGGTACTATATCAAACATAATGTTTAAACAATCTATGACTTGTAAAGTAAATGATATTGAAAATGAAGAATATATCAATTTATTAAAATCTGATTCCTTAATAGATAAGGAAATAGTATTTGATGAATTAAATACAGATACAATAACTATATCATACGAGCTCGATAATTCATTAGCTCTTGGTACTTCAAGATTTAATGTTATAGAAATAGACCCATATATAAAAGGAGCATACAGCCTTACTTCTTTAGAATGCTATGCACTTGACACTACAGGTAATTTATCTAGTACACCAATTACTACAGTTCAAGGATTTGACAATATTGGTAAAACTAGAATCATACTTAATAAAAAAGTAAAATTCTCTAAAGTCGTTATGACTTTCAAAATCAATTTTTCTACAGAAGTAAATAACATATCTGTATATCCTTTTGGCTTAAAGCATATATATTTCATGGAAGCTGACTTCCTAGCAGACACTTCTTTTGTAATAGTTCCTATAATAGCTGATGATTTTATTGAATATATCTATAATGATATAGTTTTATATACTGCTAATGGTAAATTTAAAACTACATGTGATATGTACGATATAGAGCTTTATACTAATTATTCTAACAATACATTAACTGGTAGAGTTTATACTTCATCAGAAGCTTCTATTAATAGAATATCTAAGAACACTAATAAATTGTATGCTAAGATTCCTCTTGTTAAGAAAAACGTCGCAAATGACGATAAAGAATACTTAAGCTTAAACGGTATTGAATTTAACTTCATAGTTAATGAAGAAATTATCTTATAAGGAGTGATACAATGCTTACAAAGAAAGAAACTTTAGATACAATTAAAAAGACATTGAATTTATATAAAACTAATGTCTTAGATAATATTTATGCAAAAACAGAATATGTAGACTCTAAAGCTTTACCAATTATACTTATAAATGATGAAAACAAGACAGGTCCTGCTTTATTTCCATTATTACCTGAGCATAATTTAGTATTTATTGCAGGAGATGCTCAAATACCAGATAGTACTGGAGCTATCACAACAATATACGGTCTATGCTATTCAGATTTACAAGGTGATGGAAGCAAATTAATTACTGAATATAGAACTGGTAAAGCTGCTAAAGTAAATTCTAACGGTGTATTAGAATCATTTGAATATATTGATATGAACGTAAAATCAATTGTTTCTAATATAAAGGGCGGAACAATAAATAAAGTATTAGCTAAAAATAGTGATACAGATTTTGATTATAAATGGGTTGACATGCCTTCAATTGAAACATTTAAAAAATATGTTGATGATACTAAAGTAGCATATGTTAAATCAGAAACAGAATGTGTATCTATAGACACTTCTACAATGAAAGATTCTTTTGTTAATAATAGTTATACTTATCAACAAGATGCTGTTTCATATTTAGAAGAAGGAATTGAATATCATGTAGAAGTCAATGGTGTACGTTATAGATGTTTATGTATTAATAATATTCCAGGAAAGGATATAGTTTATGAAACTATATATGTTCAAGGCGATGGTTTTTCTTTAACTATTAATAATAAAGTAGGATATAGTAATAACAAATATAGTGAAGATGTAACTAAATCATCAGTAGCTATAGAACTTTCAGATACATTATTACAAAATCCACCTGTTATTAAAGTGATAAAAATGGATATACAATATATGCCTACTTATTTAATGCCTAAAGATTTAGATATTTTAAATTCTTTAGGAATGAATAGAATTGGAAAAATAGGAACTGGCAGTGTTTCTTTAGGATATAATAATGTAGCTAATAATGATTTTTCAACAGCTTTAGGTGTTAATACATCAGCTACAGCCCCAGCTACTTTAGCTCATGGTGGACATTGTGTAGCTAGTGCGAACTATTCTCATGCTGAAGGATATGGAACTGAATCAAGTGGAATGTATTCTCACTCAGAAGGGATAATGACATTAGCAACTGGACAAGGAACTCATGCAGAAGGATTTTATACTGTGGCATCTGGATTGCGTTCTCATGCTGAAGGTTCATATACTTTAGCATCTTCACAATATCAACATGTGGAAGGTAAATTTAATGTAGAAGATAAAGCCAATAAATATGCTCATATTGTTGGTAACGGTACTTCAAAAACTGCAAGGAAAAATGCACATACATTAGATTGGTCTGGTAATGCTTGGTTTGCTGGTAAGGTTACTCAAGAAGGAACTCCTACAGATAATAAAGACCTTGTTAATAAAAAATATGTAGATGATGTTAAAGCTTCAATAGTTGTTCCTACTAAGACTTCAGAGTTAACTAATGATAGTAATTTTTTAACTGAACATCAATCATTAACTGGATTAGCTACAGAAACTTATGTAAATGATAAAGTAGCTGGAATAGTCAATTCAGCTCCAGAAACTTTAGATACATTACAAGAATTAGCTACAGCATTAGGAAACGATGCTAACTTTGCTACTACTGTATCTACTCAAATAGGTAAAAAAGTTGATAAAGCTGATGGTATGAGTTTAACTCATAATGATTTAACAAATGAATTAAAAGCTAATTATGATGCTGCTTATACTTATAGCCAAGCTAAACATAGTTATAATGATTTAACTGATAAACCAACTATACCTAGTATAGATGGATTAGCTACTGAAGAATATGTACAAAATGCTATTGCTTCAGCTGGTACTGGAGGTTCTGATGTTGCAACTGATGAAGAAGTTAAAACAACAATAAACACAATACTTGGAGGTGACTATATTGAGTAATAATAGCAAAGTTACAGTAAAACAATTAGCCGATACTGTAACTGGATTAAAAAAGTATAGTGATGAAAATAAAGTTTCAGCAGAAGAGGCGGTTGATGGTGCTATATATACATCAATACCATCTTATCCTTATAGAGATTTAATAGTTAGTAATTCATTGATGTATGCATCAGCGTCTACAGATTCTACGTTAACAATAAGATTGAAAGACAAACCATTACAAAATCAAACCGTTTCATTAACAAGTAATAATAGCGTTATGACAGTATCACCAAGCATGCTAACATTCACTCCTGATAACTATAGTACAGCTCAAACTGTAACTATAGACTTCCCTACAATTACTTCAGATAACGATGGAGACCAATTTATATTATCTATAGAAAGCGGTACTTTCTATAAAGATGTTACATTTATGTATGCAACTGAAGGATATAATTCTAATATTATAAATTATGATTTATTTGATAATCCAACAAATAATGTTATTTCAAATACTGGTACTGGTGGAGATAAATATAATGCTACTATAAATACTTCAGCTGGAGGAACTGCAGAAATAACAAGTAAAGGATTAACTTTAAGCGGTCAAGCTTACGTTGAAATTCCATGGACTGCAGATGCTAGTACAGGTTCTTGGACAGTAGAGTTAGTAGTATCAGAAATAGTATATAATAATACTTCATACGGTAGAGTATTTAGATCTAATTCAGATACACCATCTATGTATCTAAGTAAAACTTTAGGATGGAGAGCTAAGATAGGTGCAACTAAAGCTCTTACAAATGATTCTAACGATGCGATGGATCCACAGTATATAGTTGGGAAAACAATAGTATTAAGATATAATAGCGTGAACAATATATGCTATCTTAAAGTTGGTAATGATGCTACTATTTCAGCAACAATGAATGTTACTAATACAGGATTCTATTTAGGAAACAATGATCCTTCAAAAGCTTATTATTTTGATAAAATAACTTTTAGTGAATTTAGAGTTTACAATCATTTAAAACAATAAGGTGGTGATTAATAGTGGAACTAAAATCTAATATAATAAATAACAGCTTTGCCGTAACTGATCTAGAATCAGTTAAGCTTGGAAATGGAACTAATGGTACTTTAAAAGATATGATGTATAAATTTCCTCCAGCTATTACAACGCCATCTATAGGTAAAACTATAGCACATAGAGGGTTGTATTCTGCTAGACCAGAAAACACAACAGCTTCATTTGAAGCAGCTTGTATTGCTGGATTTTGGGGCATAGAAACAGATATACATAATACATTGGATGGAGAATTAGTATGCATCCATGATGCTACTGTAGATAGAACTACAGATGGAACAGGTGCTGTTAATGATATGACTTATAAACAAATACAAGCTTGTACTGTAGATACTGGTAGCAACATAGATGATTATCCAGGATTAAAAATTCCTAAATTTGAAGATTATATATCTATATGTAAAAAATATGGAGCCGTTCCTATTATAGAAGTTAAGGGAATAAAGAACAACAATATTAAATATTATAAAAAAATGGTTTCTATAATAAGAGAATACGGTATGGAAGATCGTTGTATGTGTATAGGTAGCCAAACTTGTATGGAATTAGTTCGTAGTGTATCTAATTTAATTCATGTCCAAGTTATAGTCTACCAAGCTACAGCAATTACAGATGATTTATTACTTAATGTGTTAAAATTAGGTAATTCTGGTATAGACGTGCATAATACTCATGTAAGTTTAGACTTAATTAAAAAGTGTCATGAAATGGGATTGTTAGTTAATTGTTGGACAGTTAATGATCAATATATGATAGAATCTTATAGAGAACTAGGAATAGATTTTATAACTTCAAATACATATGGATTAGGCTGTAGCATTTCTGCGTCACAACCAAAATATGATGGATCTTTAAAAACAAATAATAAATATATACCTGGAGCAATTAATGAAGTTAATACTAAAGCAAATAAAGCAATATCAAATTTAGGCGGATTTAAACTCGCTTCTTTAACTCAAACAGAGTATGATGCGTTAAATCCAAAAGATGATAATACCATATATCTTGTAATTGAAAAAGGTGATGTATAATGGCAACACTAACATCGACTCCAAATGATACAACCTTGAAATTTTCATATTTTTCTAGTAGTACGTCTGGGAATATTACATGGAGTTTACCTAATATTCCAGAAGGTGCAACAGTCAATTCTTGTACATTAACTGGTACAGCAACTGCAAGTAATAGTAGTATAAATTCAATAAAAATTAATAATCAAGACATACCTGCTAACACATCTGGTACATCATTTAGTATTGATTTAGGAACAGATACAACTATAACATCTGTTACTACTTCAGCTACAAAAAGTAAATATGGTTCATATAATGTAAAATTTACAAACATGACATATACAATTGATGTAACCGAAGCTGGTACAGGTGGAGATACTCCAACAACAAATAAGATTTATCTAGGTAGTAGCAATATAAAAACTATATATCTTGGAAATAATATTGTAAAAAGTATATACATAGGAGCAAATAAAATATTATAATTAAAAAAGAGAGGTTATAAGTCCTCTCTTTTTTGCATATATTATAATATGCCGATATGGTATGAGTGTATATGCAAGATGAATAATATTACTATAAAAGGGAGTTGGAATATTATGCCTATTAATGATTTAATGGACACATATGTTAGTATAGCATATGGTTATGAAATTTCGCAAGATATAAAGAAAAAGATATATAACTTTATATGTTATATGTTCGATAACGATTATAATTATGACTTTATTTTAAATTATTTATTACAACACGGTACAGAAATAACTGATGAATTATATGAAAATAGTTTATTAAAACCTAATAAATTTTATTATCATTCAGAACTTAGAATAATGCCAGATACTTCAATATGGAATCCAAATATAAAAGAAATATCTAAGAAGTTCTATTTAGAAATGAAAACTCAATATTCTATCGAAGATTTATTAAGCTATTTTTATGGCATGTTATCAGTTCCTAACTCTTTAAGAAATCACAAAAGAGACAAAGGAGCATTAGAATCTTTACTAAAACAATATCATATTGAAGGAATTGAAACTATCGATTTGATATTATTTGCAATAGATTATAATATAGATAATAAGGAAAGTATATCTAGCCCATTTGATTTAAAAATAGATAGAGATTTATTGGCTAGAATAATCAGAATGATAGAATCTTCAGTTTATAAAAAAGTAATATGGAGGGATTAAATTGAGTTGTAATATAATAGAAGTTGGCGGGAAAATAAATAATAATTTCAGCAGAAATTATTACATAAATAAAAAAGAGTTAAACGAAGCAATAAAAAGATTTGATGGAGATACATATATGACTATATATTCTTATGAGTCTGAGGATATGGCTACAACTAATTTTGTAGCTCCATTTTATCTTGATTTAGATATAGATGATATAGAAAACAATTACGATAAATTACTTATAGATTTGAAAATAGTATATAAGAAGTTATGCGATACATTTAAAATAGATAAATCAGATATACAATTATATTTCTCTGGTTCAAAGGGTTTTCATATACTGATCAGTGATAAAGTATTTGGATTTGAACCTAATCGTGATCTTAATAAGAAATTCAAGAAAATAGCTTTATATATCAAAAGCTATACTATAACAAAATGTATCGATACTAAGATATACGATAACAGAAGATTGTTTAGAGTGCCTAATACAGTTAATACTAAAACAGGTCTTTATAAAGTATATCTTCCTTATAATAAATTATTTAAAAAACAACCTAATGGATGTACTAAAGCTATGACTTATGATGAGCTAAAAGAATATGCTTCACATCCTAAACAAAAGAAAATAGCGCTATACAAATATAATGAGCAAGCTCGTATAAAGTTTGATGAGCTTATTGAAACTATTGAACAACAAGAAAGAAAGAAAATAGATACCAAGCTTGCTCAAGAATATATAAAAAAACGTAAGCTTCTTCCTTGCGTTGAATATATATTACAAAATGGTGCAACCAATGGTCAAAGAAACAATACTACAGTTGCTTTGGCCAATAGTTTATTCCAAATAGGTGAAAGCCTCGAAGATGTACGTGAGACTATTACTGAATGGAATATGACAAAGAATGAGGAACCTTTACCTCAATCTGAAATTAATGCTACAGTGTTTAGTGCATATCAAAACTCTAGAAATAATATGTTCTATGGCTGTTCAGCATTTAAAGATTTAGATGTGTGCGTAAAAGGCTGTTCTATTAATAAAAAATAATTTTATATATAGATTATTAATTATAATCTTATGAAATGAGGGGATATAATGAGAGAAGATATAAAGAGCTTATTAGATGCTGATAAAGATTTAAGTATCGAAACAGTTGATGAATTAGATAATAAAATACTTGCTACCAATTTCTTTGAAAATATGGCAAATGATATAGATGAATTTGATAAAGTTGCTTGGGAGAATAAAGCAGGATTTGATACTCCTAGCTTTCCAAGTTTTACGGAAGGATTAGAAGGTTGGAGTCCAGGTTTTTATTGTTTTGCAGGTGCGGCTAATATGGGTAAGACAGCTATAATGTTAAATATAATGGAAGATTTATGTATGAATGCAGATAATAAATTATTCGGTGTATATTTCTCATTAGATGATTCTAAGAATAAAGTAATACCTAGAATAGTAGCAATGAGAGAATTATTACCTATTAATGTAGTAGCTAAGCCTGGACGTTTTAAACAAATGATAATAGATGGACATCCTGATTCTATTAATATAGCTACTCAACTAGATAGACGTGAAGAAGGACTTCAGAAGCTTAAATCAGAATCTAATAGATTTGTAATATTCGATTCTCAAGAGATAAGAACTATAGATGATATATATGAGAAAGCAAGACAAATATATACATACGTAAAAGCTATAGACGAGGAAATGAATATTGTAATAGGAATAGATAGTTTAAAAGATATAGAAATACCAGACCTTAAACTTACTACTAACGAAAGAATAGATATGGTAGCTAAGAAGATAAAAGATTTATCTATAGAATTGAATTGTATAACTTTTGCTTCTATGCATTTAAGAAAATTAAATGGTAATCGTCGTCCTACAATGGATGATTTGAAAGATAGTAATACACTTGAATATGAATTAGATGCATGCTTTTTAGTTTATAATGATGTGTCTAAGAACAAACAAGGAGCTAAAATATTCTATAGAGACAGCGAAGATTCCGTAGACAAACAACCAGTTATAGAAATAGATTGGGGTAAAAATAAAATAAGTGCATATAAAGGAATTACATTCTGTAATTTTGCACCAGATTATTCTAAATGTATTGAATGTAGCGAAGATGCGGCTATGAGATATAACGCTTTAATATATGAAGTATAGAATTATTTTCTATACTTTTTTTATGTCAATATAAGACTTTAAGCTACAGGTAATAAAAATATAGTCAAGTATAAGAAAGGAGAAATGAAAATGGCTAGACAACAAATAGCAAAGATTACTTTATATGGTAATACAGTTAGTTGGATGGATCCATATAATTGTATATATCTTACTACTCATAAAGCTGGTAAATTAGAGGCTGTAGTATATGATGATATGGATTTAGACCCTATTAGAGAAGGTATAGCAAAATGCTTAATTAAAGTTATAGAAGGTAAAATACCTGAACCATCAACAGGTGGAGATGCATCTGTAGATGAAAAAACTTTAAATGAATTGATAAGCAAAAAGGTTCAAGAAGCTATAGCTGAAGGTGTAGACTTATCTAATTATGCTACAACTGCTGAATTAGCAGATGCTATAACAAATTTAATAGGTGGAGCAGATAAAAGTTCTGATACATTAAAAGAGCTAGCTGATTTATTAGCTAAAAAAGCTGATAAAGAAGAAATAGTAGCTATAGAAGAAGCTACTGTAGAAGAAACAAAAGACTTATATAAATAAAGGAGTGAATAATTAATGGCAAAACATATAACACTTGAAGGATTACAAGCAGTACTTCAATTAGTTAAACAAGATGTTCAAGCTGTTGATGCTAAAGTAGATGGAATACAAGTTCCTTCTATTGAAGGCTTAGCTACAGAAACTTTCGTTAATGAAAAGATAGCTGCTGTACTTGGAGCAGACAATTTAGCTGAAGATCTTGATTCTTTAAAAGAAGTGATAGACGTTTTAACTAAAGATGGTGCAGATATACTTGCTTTACAAAAAGCAATAGACAAAAAAGTTGATGCCGAAGACGGAAAAGGATTAATATCTTTAGACGAAATAACTAGATTAGCAAATGTAAAGAATTATGACGATACAGAAGTTAAAAATAGATTAACTGCTCTTGAAGGTATAGATCACAGTAAATATTTAACAGAACATCAAGATATAACTGGATTAGCTACTAAAGAAGAAGTACAAGCTAAAGCTGATGCTTCTGCACTTGATAATAAAGTAGACAAAGCTGAAGGCAAATCATTAATAGCTGATGCTGAAATAGCTAGACTTGCTGAAGTTAAAAACTATGATGATACAGGAGTTAAAGCATCAATAGAAACTAAAGCAGATAAAGAACATACTCATGATGCAACTGCAGTAGTATTTACAGATAAGACTACATTACAAGCTAAACTTGATGATGGTTCACTTAAAGGACCTCAAGGTGATAAAGGTGATGCATTTACTTATGCAGACTTTACTCCTGAACAATTAAAAGCTCTTAAGGGCGAACAAGGTGTTGAAGGTGTAGGTATAGATACTGTTACTATAGAATATGTTAATAACGTACCTCATGTTAAAGTTAAATATGACGATGTAGATGCTACAGTACAAGATGCTGGTGCATTAGATTTAACTCAAATAAAAGAATATACTGAATTAAAAGCGTTAGTAAATAAAATACAAACTCAAGTTAATAGTACTAATCCATGGGGTGACTGTGTGTGGGTAGATGCTGAATATGCACAACCTACTATAGGATCATTTATACCATCTCCTAAATTAAGAGCAGAAAATGATGCAGATGAAATGGCTCTTGCTGATAGACTTGAAGCTGGTGCATACGAATTATATGTTGTAGCTACTACTGACATGAAAGATTACGATCGTCGTTATGATTGTATGATACCAATGGATGGTTTAAGAGAAGGTCAAAATGGTCAAGTAGTTCAAAAACGTGGTGATGATGCAGCATGGACAAGATTATTAGGTCAATGTCCAGCTTGGGTTAAAAACAATGTTAACTGGGCTTTCAATGACACTAAAAATAAAGAAGTGGAATTAAACTGTTCTCCTGATACTACTTGTATATTTGTTTTAGTAAGAAGATTCTAATTAAAGGAAGTGATGTAAATGGCTTTAACTGATGAACAAAAAGTATTACAGGCTGATATATTAACAGAAAAAACTGATTCCGATACCAATCCTAACATGACCTATTCTACTAGCGCTGCAAAGAATAAAGCCTTAAATCCAGATACTTTCTCTGGTAATAACTCTAAAGTAGTAAATGCTATAAATTTAACTTATAAACAAGCTGAAAAAGCTATAACTACAGTTGATAATTTTAGTACTAAAGTGAATGAAGTTTTATTAGATGTTGGGAGTACAAGTGGTCTTGCTAAATTGGAACAATTAAGAACAGATATGGGACAACAAACTTTAGTAGAAGGCCTTATAGATTTGTATGAAAACAAATTACCTACATATACAACAATCGACTCAATAGAATATGCAACATCTGAAGAACTAGTAAATATGTATAACGCTATAGATGTTAAAGCATCTAATAATACACAAGAATAAGGTGGTGAATAATCATGTCTAACAAAGTAGTAACTACCGATGCCTTAAGCGAAGTCCTTAGTATAATAAAAAAAGATATTAACACAAATTCCACTAACATTTCTACTATTCAAGAATCTCTTAATACTGTACAAACAGATTTAACAGAAATAAAGAAAATAATAAAAGACTCTGGTGTGACTGCTTCTTCTGATTGGAATGATATAACTAATAAACCAGACTTCGCAGACACTCTTTCATTGAATGATAACAAATTAAAATTATTAGGTAATAAAACTAGTGAAATGTCTTCTGTAGATATAACTACTACAGATGATATAAATAATATTTTAAATAGTATAGAATAGGAAAGGAGATTAAACATGGCTGATTTTAATAAAAAGTTAGTTGATCAAGCTGCATTAGAAGCTTTAGCTAAAGGTCTTAATAACAAATCTAAAGCTGCTGTCGAAGCAGAAAAAGCTAGAGCTCAAGAAGCTGAACAAGCAGCTAAAAATGTTGCCGATGCTGCTAAAAGTACTGCTGATAGCGCTGCAGCTGATTTAGTTAATGTTAAAAAAGATATAGCAGATTTAACTTCTACCGATAGTGGTGCAGTTAAACAGGCTAAAGACTATACTGATGCTGAAGTTAAAAAAGTTTCAGATATAGTAGGTAAAGCCGCTGTTCCTGGCGAAGGTGATGCTGAAGGTACTCCTGCTACTGGCTTAGTTGCAAGAGCTGATGTAATTGATGGTAAAATCGCTGGTTTAGAAACAGCTAATGAAGATGAAGAAAAAAGAATAGCTTCACTAGAAACTAAAGTAGGTGCTGCTAAAGTAGAAGGTGAAAAACCTCAAGCTGCTACTGGTCTATTTGCAGAAGTAGATAGATTAGATAAAAAAATAGATGGTTTATCTATACCTAGCGTAGATGGTTTAGCTACTACAGAATACGTAGATGGTAAAGTAAGTGATTTAATTGGTGGAGCTGACGAAGCTTACAACACATTAAAGAAATTAGAAGATGAGTTAAAAGATGGTGACAATACTGTAGCTGGACTTGTTACTCAAATAGCTGATAAAGCTGATAAAAATCATAACCATGACGATGTTTATGCTAAGATAGATCATAATCATGATGATGTATATGCTGCAAAAGAACACACTCATGCAACTACAGACGTTACATATACTAATGAACAATATCCAGAAATGAAATCTGTTGCTGATGCATTAGATCAATTATTATATGTTACACCTTCTGTTAAAACATTCTCTTCAACTCCTGCATTTGGTGATTATGAAATAGGATCAACTGTTTCTAATCCTAAATTTACATGGTCTTATAATAAAGCTATAACTAATCAAAACTTAAAAGCTGGTGGAACTACTATAGCTTTAGACGATCCAGGAGTTAGACAATATGCTTATACAGGAGATATAACAGCTAATACTACATTTACTGTATCAGGTAATGATAATAAATTAAAAGCATGTTCAAGAAGTGGTTCATTTAACTTCAAACATAAAAGATATTTTGGTGTTGCAGAAGTACCAGCTGAATACAACAGTGCTTTTGTATTAGGCTTATCTGGTAAAGAATTTTGTACAAGCAGACAAAAAGGCTCATTTAATATGAACGCAGGAGCTGGAAAATATATGTTCTATTGCTTCCCTGCAAGTTACGGAACTCCTACTTTTAACGTAGGTGGATTCGATGGTGGTTTTGAGTTAGCAGCTACTATAGATTTTACTAATGCAAGTGGAAACACTACTTCATTTGTAATCTATAAGTCAGAAAATGCAAATCTAGGTTCTCAAAACATAATAGTTAAATAAGGAGGTGGACTTGAATGGCAATTACATTAATTAGTAATATTAAACAAGCCAATAACGGTACATTCTGGCTTGTAGATAGTAATGATATACGTGGTGGTTTATACCATGTTGATAGTGTAGCAGAAATGAACGTCCTACCTGCTGGTAACTTAAAAGAAGGTATGTTGTGCTACGTTGCTGCTGAGGAAAAATTCTATCAATATAAAAAAGATGCAGACGGACAACTTAAATTTGATATATGGAAAGTTGGATTCGATAAAGGAGAAACTTTCACAGAATTAAGCGATAAAACTATAATCAATTCTATTATAGCAAATTCAGATGCATTAACTAACTTACAAAAACAAGTTGATGCTATTACAGGTACAGGTGAAGGTGGCGACGCTACTACTATAGCAGGATTAAATGCTCAATTAGCATCATTAAAAACTACTGTAGGTAAAGCAACTGAAGGCGATACTGCTGCAACTGGTTTATTTGCTAGAATAGAAGCATTAGAAAAACAATTAGCTGCTCATACTCATGAAATAGCAGATGTAACTGGATTACAAGCTGCATTAGATGATAAAGCAGTTAAAAGTGATTTCGATGCATTAAAAAAATTAGTTGGTACATTACCAGAAACTGCTACTGCAACTAACGTTGTTGGCTATGTGGACGAAAAAGTAGCTGCTCTAGTTGATGGAGCTCCTGAAACTCTAGATACTTTAAAAGAATTAGCAGATGCATTAAATAATCAACCAGATGCTATAACTGCTTTAACAAACACAATAAGCCAAAAAGCCGATGCTTCTGCATTAGAAGCTTTACAACAAACTGTTGAAAAAAACAAAGGCGCATCAGATACAGTTAGTACTAAAGTAGATGCTTTAGATGCTATATTAAATGGATTTGGTGGAACAGATGAACCTGCTACAGTTAAAGATTCTTTAGAAGAATTAAAAACTGCATTAGGTACTAAAGTTGATCAAAACACTGTTAATACTTCAATAGCTAGCGCTGTAAATAAATTTGCTTTATCTGGCTCAGAAAACGATAGTAATTTAACTATATCACTTGACTTTGGTAATGGCGAAGGTGCTGTTCAACTTGGTAAAGTCGATATACCAGTCATTACTGTAAGCGAAGTACAAACAATAATAGATAATTTAGATAAAAAAACTGTATAAGGATGGTGCAAATAAATGGCTAAAAAAAGATTAATAACATATGAACAATTAAATACCCTTGCTAAAGGTATTTATGCCAAACTTCATGCCGAAATAAATACCGTAGCTACAAGTGCTCTTAATAATAATAAGAGCATAGAAGCTTTAACTGGTAGAGTGACTACTGCAGAAGGTAAACTAGACACTATACAAGGCGACGGTGCTGGTTCTATAGCTAAAGCATTACAAGATGCTAAAGACTATGCAGATGGTCAAGATACAACATTACATACTACTATAACTGGTGAAATAGATACTGCTAAAGCTGCTTTACAAGCAGAAATAGATAAAAAAGCTGCTAAAGCAGATATGACTACTGCATTAGCTGGTAAGGCAGATGCTGCAGATTTAACAACTGAACAAGATAGAGCTAAAAATGCTGAAAAAGCTTTAGCTGGTAGATTAGATACAATCGAAGGTGAAGAAACTGTTGAAGGTTCTATCAAGAAAGCTTTAAAAGATGCTAAAGATGATGCTGCTGGTAAATACGCTACTAAAGGTGCTTTAAGCACTGTATCTGAAAAAGTTACTACTGCTGAAGGTAACATAGATGCGTTAAAAACAGCTGTAGGTACAGATGAAAAAGGTAACTTAAAATCTGTAGCTAGTCAAATATCTGATGTTAATTCAGCTGCTGAAGAACTTGCAGGTAGAGTTACTGCTAACGAAACTGCTATAGGTAATATACAAAAAGATTACTTAAAAGCAGCAGATAAAACTGAATTATCAGGAAAAATAACTGAAGCTAAAGAAGCTGCTGATGCTGCACAAGGTACTGCTAACGATGCTAAAACTAAAATAGATACATTTATGAAAGCTGCTGATGTTAAAGAAGGCGCTATAGATACATTAAAAGAAATCCAAGACTATATAACTAGTGATGGTGCAGCTGCTAAAAAAATGACTAGTGACATAGCTGCAAGAGTTAAACAAACAGATTACGATACTAAAGTACAAAAATTAGAAGCTGCTGATTCAGCTTTAGCTAATAGAGCTACTGCTCTTGAAGGTTTAGTTGGTAAAGAAGCAGGAAAAGAAACTGAAGCTACAGGACTTGTTAAAAAAGTTGCTGATAATGCTTCTGGTGTATCTGATAATAAAGCTGCTATAGCTAGTTTACAAAAAGCTATAGGTACTGTAACTGAAGTTGCTTCTTCAACAGCTGTTAAAGCAGTAGAAGATAGAGTACAAAAAACTGAAGATGCCATAGGCGTTAAAGCTGCTGGTGAAAAACCTGCTACTGGTTTATATAAAGAAATAGCTGATGAAGCTACTAGAGCTAAAGGTGTAGAAAATGGATTAAGAACAGATGTAAATGCTCTTAAAACTACAGTAGGTACTGATGCTAAAGGTCTTGTTAAAGACGTTAAAGATTTACAAACTACTGTAAATACACTAAAAGGTTCTAATCATAGTCATGAAAATAAAGCAGAATTGGATAAATTCCAAGACGGAGATAAAGCTAAATTAGATGATGCTGTTGCTAAAGTAACTGGAGATGCTTCAGTAGTTGGTACAATAGCAGAAGCTAAAAAAGCTGGTGACGATGCTAAAGCTGCAGTTAGTGGATTGACTATAACTGCTACTGATGTAGCTGCAGAAGATGGTACTGTTACAGGTGTTACTATTGCTTTAGGTAATGGTAAAACTGCTCAAATAGATTATCCATATGAAATAGTTGCAGACAGTGAAATACAAGCTATAATAGATGACTTAGCTAAAAAATAGATAAAAAAATATTTTATTAAGCCTTGGTATATTTGTACTAAGGCTTTTTTGTTTTGGTAATAGTTAAATGAAAGGGACAAGAATTGGAGGTGATACAAATTGATCTATAAACTAGTTGAATCTAAAGATGGCGAGTTTCTATTAGATGGTAAAAGATATACAGTACAAGAAACCATAGATATAGATTTAGAAGGTACTAAGTATAATCCAATAGAGGTAGTTGGAAAGATCAAAGGAGAAACTGGTAAGTATTATAAAGCTAATAACAAAGTTTATTATTGCATAGCTCCTAGAAAGAACGCAGTTAAAAGATTAGATTTGTACACTGAAAATTTTTATTTAGCTATAGTGTAGACTATTCATCGTCTGACATTATAAATACTGACCAGGAAAGGAGTGAGAAGTCAATGGCTAGAAAGAAAGATGAAAGATCAATAGTAAGAGAGATGCAAAATGCTCTTGATGAAAAAGATCTTCGCGAACTTCAAAATGTTAAATTAAAAAAAGAAAAAGAAGTCGCTGAAGAAATAGCTGATATAACTACCAAAGCTAATAAAGAATTAGTTGATAGTATCAGAGATATTAATGACAAAGCTAGCGTACTTGGTGTTAATGTAAACTTTAATAGACCTAATTGTCCTAATTACAATAACATGAAAGAATGCGGTACTTGTGCTAATTTCTTTGATTGTTATCAACACAGACAAAGACCAACTTACGAACCAATGGTTGAAAAAGTTGTTAAAGAACCTAAAAAAGAAGTTGTTGATCCAGATGTTCACCCAGTTGGTTGTCATTGCGAAAGATGTTGTCCTAATCCAAATCCTACATGGTTTGAACAACATAGAAATGGCTTATTAGCTGCAGCTTTGTGCATGATTATGTTAGTATTAGCTATAGGTTGGTCTCCAAGTGGAGCAACATTCCAAGCTATACAAGAAAATTATGTTAACTTACTAGTTGATTTCTTCAAGATGGCACTTTTAGGTGGTGCTGGATTTATAATATTTAATATTTTCAGAACTAAAAAGTAGAGTGATGCTATATGAAAAAAATAATTGCATTGCTATTAGTATCATTGATGGTATGTGTGCCTAATATTTCTTATTGCGCACCTACCGATATCATATTTGATATTATAAATAGAGAGCATAGTACTAATAGCTCAAGAGCAATGGAGTTGTTATATAGTTTCAAAAAATCCGCAAAGGCAAATAAAGATAATAAAGAGCCTAAAGATGTGAAGATAATCAAAAACGAAAAAGAGCTTAATGAAGCTAACTTACAGAAAGGGAAAATTCAAGGAACTCTTATCGGTATTGATGTATCTAAATGGGATGGTAATATAAATTGGAAACAAGTTAAAAAAGCTGGAATTCAATTTGCTGTTATCAGAGCAGGATATGGGTATACAAAAGATAAGAAATTTAAACGTAATATAGAAGGTGCAATAAAAAACGATATTTATATAGGTATTTATTGGTTCAGTTATGCATACACAGTAGACATGGCAGTTAAAGAAGCTAAAGTATGTGCTGATATAATTAAGCCTTATAAAAATGAGATTGATTTGCCAGTATATTTTGATTATGAATATGATAGTGTAGATTATGCTCATAAACGAGGTAAATCTATTACTAAAGCATTGACTACAAATATGGCAGATGCTTTCTGTTCTACAATAACGAGTTATGGATATGAAGCTGGTATATATACTAACTTAGACTTCTCTAATAATTATTTCAGAAAATCAATGTTAGAAAAATGGCAAATATGGATAGCTCAATGGACTAGAACTAATACTTATAAGAAAACTGATTATTCAATGTGGCAATATGGTGCTAAGGGTTATGTTAAGGGTATAAAAGGTTACGTAGATATGGATTATTTCTACGGTGATAAATATGAGAAGAAAAACTAAAAAGTTATTAGTATTGTTTCTTGCATTTGCATTAATATTCTTAACAGGAGCTTCAGTAAACGCTTATGACATAGCAACATATGCTACAACTGATGTGTCTCAATCCAGACAATTTTTAAAAGACCGCAACGCTAGTGATAAAATGCTAGATAACTTAGACTTTATCTATGATTATTGTAAAAAGATAGGAATAGATCCTACTATAGTTGTTGCAATATCTAGTATAGAAACAGGATATGGGAAATCTCATTTATTCGTTAGTTATAACAACCCAGGCGGTATAAAAGCAAGGGGCGGCTGGGAAAAATTCGATACAGTAGAAGATGGCTATAGATATATGATTAGACTATTAGCTACATATGCTGGTCTTATAAATAAAGATTCATGGTTATATGGTAAAGCTACTACCACACAACAATTAGGAAATTATTATTGGGCAGAAAACGGCTGTGACCATGGATATCATAAACAATTAACTCGCCAAATTAAAACTATACAATCTTATAAAGTTAAAAAAGCAAAAACTAAAACTATAAAAAAAGAATCTTTAGAACTAACAAACTCAAAGGAAACTGGTAATAAAAATGCTATAGATATAATAGATAATATAATAAATAGAAAAGAACATTCTCATAATAATGCTTTACAAGAAATACTTAATAGAAGTAACAATCATAAGAAAAATGGTAGTTCTTTAGATTTAATCTATAATAGTCTAAAAAAATAGAGGTGACAAGCATGAAGGAATTTTTAGATAAACATACTAAATTAAAAAGTCCATATTTCTGGCTAAGTGTTGTGGCATTAATATTTAGTGCTAGTGGTGTTGATTTCAATCAATTAACTAGCTGGCAATTATTAGGTCAAGCATTAGTAAGTATATTAAATAATCCAGTATCTATAGTAGCAGTAATAACTGCATTTTTAGGAATATGGAATGATAATAGTACTAAAGGTTTAGATAATGTAACTAATAAAAAAGGTGGTGAGTAATATGGCGTGTAAAAAAGGAGGAAAGAAAAAGAAAGGCGGTAAATAAATATAAAGAAAGGAAGCGACAATTAATGACAGTTAAGAAACCAACTATGGTTAATAAAACACCAGCTAGAATTAGTAAATATATCGCTGGTGGTATAAGATCTAGAACAACTAAGATAGCCTGGCATTATACAGGTCTACATGATGTTAAAGGTATTAACACTATCAATAATTGGTTCAACTCAATAAACAGAGGCGAACAAGGGAATAGATACGCTTCAGCTCATTTCGTTATGGACTTAGACGGTACTATATATGAATATGTACCAATGAAAAGAATAGCATGGACAACTAATAGTGCAAATTATTATAGTATTGGTATAGAATGTGCTACTACTGGAACTAATGACCACTATTCAGATAAAGAATATGTATCAATGGTTAAATTAGGAGCATGGCTTGCTCAATACTATGGATTAGATCCACGTAAAGATTTTATAAGACATACAGATGTTGTTGGTAGAGCTTATAAAATATGTCCTAAATATTTTGTAGATCATGAAGATAAATGGAAACAGTTTAAACTAGATTGTTACAATTACTTAAAAGGTAAATTAACTGAAAAGAATATACGTAACTGCACTAACGGTAAAGGTAATAGTATAGTATCATCAGAAACAACTACATCACAACCAAGCGTTAAAGAAACTGCTTGTAATAAAGTAGGCTACGTTAACGTACCTAATTCTACATTAAATGTAAGAAAAGGCCCTGGTACTACTTATGGTAAGTTAGGTTCATTAAAAGATGATACTAAAGTAGAAATAAAAGCTATATGCGATAACGGATGGTGCAAAATAGTATACGACGAAAGCTATGGATATGTTAAAGAATCATATTTAGATGGTATTGAAGAAGTTCAATCTGTCAGAAAAATGATAAAAAATATATCAAATTCTCCTATCAATATCAGAGAAGTTGCTGATTGGGATGCTGATGCTATAGCTGAATTACAGCCAGGACAAAGTGTTACATATGCTGATGGACCATTGGTTGCAGCAAATGGTTCTACAAAGATGTATAAAACAATCAGTAATACTTATATAACTGCAAGCACTAAATACGTTAAAATTGTTGAAGTAAAATTATAAAAACTTTACTAGTGAAAAAAATTAGATTAAGTCTAGGGAGTAATTATTATATATTCCCTAGACTTTTTTATATATTATTAATTATAAAAAAATAGGTGGTGATATAAATGGCTCTTATGGATATAGAAAGAAGAGACGGGATACAACTTGGTGGTCCAATGGATTACTGTTATGAATGTGCTAAAAAAGAAGGCAAAAATAATTATGGCGAACTAGAATATAAAGAATGTTTTGCCGTAACTCAAAACGGTAATAGAAAATGCTATTGTATGGATTGCTTTAAAAAGATGTTAGGAAAATATATGTTAATCGATCCTGCGGCTGCATTAGACGAAATGGAAGTAGCAGAACCTCCAGAAGAATTCAAAGAAGCTCCTAAAGAAGAGAAAAAAGAAAATAAAAAAGAAGAACCTGCTACTAAATCTACTAAAAAAGCTACTAAGAAAGAATAGTATTAGGAGGTAGTGCTTATGAATATAGCAAAACAACCTAGTATGGTTAGAGGTAATCAGATATCTTGTCCTAATTACAAACAGTGTCCTATGTGTTATGGATGTAGAAACTATGATGAACGAGACCCTGAATGTATTGAGTGCTTTAAAGAAGGAGTAGATGGTACTTCTAGAAATTTTAATGTATGTGATACTGATAAGCATGAAGCATGGAAATTAAATGTTATGGTTACAAAACCAAGAGTAGAATTAGATAATATAACTTTTACTGGTGGTAAACATGATAATTAAAGAAGAAGATTTGTTAAACTATATGTCATGTCCAATTAAGTTTTTAGCTTCACACAATGGACATGACATTAAAAGAAAGACATTTAATAGTTGTCTTCATGATGCATTTAATTACCTTATCAGTAAATATACATACGAAGGTGTAGATAATTTAGAATATAAAATCAAAAAGTACTGGGATAAAGTATGTTATGAAAATCAAGATATCATAAAAAACATAAATGTAATACATGGCTGGGGTAGATTATATAGAGCATATGAATATCTATATAATAATAGGCCTAATATTATGGATTTAAATGTTCCATATTCATTAGACATTCCTGGAACAGATTATACAATTACTGGTCAATTGAATATATTAATAGATAGAGGATCTCAAATAGAAGTGTTGATTCCTTCATTCTCTAAAACAAAGCCTGACGAATTTAAAAGACGTTCAGATTTAAAATGTACTATCGATGCCCTTGTAATTAAGCAAGTATATAATAAAATGGCCGTATTTACGTTTTACAATTTCAATCAAAACTCAAATGATTTTGCAATACGTAATACAAAAGATTTCGATAGACTATATTTAATAGTAGAGAATGTATGCAAAGGGATAGAAAGCAATATAGTTTATCCTCATTATGGATACGAATGTAATTCATGTGCTATTAAACATTTATGTACATCATGGGGTGCTAGTACTAATTTAGATCCATATAATCCATTTAAAGACGGAAAGAGGTGAGAATATGGCAAGAAAAAGAAAAAATCCTACAGGCATATATCTTAAAGAAGAATTCGAATTCAATCCAGATTTTTCTAGTGTAAATAAAAAGTCTATAAAGGGTGATAAAAAAGATGGCAAAGAAAAAAAGAAAAACAAAACAAATGGGAAAGATTTATCATAATAAAACAGTTGTTAATGGCATAAAATTTGATTCACAAACCGAGTCAGAGTACTATACTTATATTACAACGAATAAAAATAAATTGAATATTAAATCTATCGAATTACAACCTTCATTTATTTTACAACCTAAATACATATTAACACCTGAAGGTAAAAAATTCGTATATGAAGATGATAAATCATTCAAATCATTACAAAGACAATACCCTAATTGCACTAAGGCTGCTATAAAATACATAGCAGATTTTAAGATAACATATAATGATGGTAGAGTAGAGGTCATAGATGTTAAAGGGATTAAGACAGCAGATTTTAAATTAAAGGAGAAAATGTTCAACTTTATGTATCCAGAATATCATGGATTAATATGTGTAGCAAAATATAAAAATGAATGGTTACATTGGGATGAATATCAACAACGCAAAAAGAAAAAATAAATTTCTTGTTGTAGCCTATTAAATTTAATTTAAGGGATACGGATAAGAAATGAAACAATACGATAATTATACTTTTTTATTATTGTCAGACGAAGAAAGACTTGAAGAATGGAACGAGATAGAAGAACTTGTAATTCAATATCAGACCTATTTTAATGATCCTATTGATTCACATAAATCTAAAGAGGCGGCTGATATATTATTACAAAGATTCTCTCCACTGTTCAAGTCTTATATAACTCTGATTAAATATAATCAAATAGATTGGAACTCAAGAGAACAAAAAACATTTATATATCAATTTATAGAAGACAGATCGTTAAAACGAGCACTGAATCGTAAAAAGACTTCAGCTGAATTTAAAGCTAAAATATATCATGCCTTTAATTTTGTCAAAAGTACATACGGTGAATTATCGGAAGAGGATATTTTAGCAGATTTGTATGTCTGTTTTCTCACATTAATGAAAAGATATAAACAGAAAGGAAAAAATTTCTGTGCATACGTCGCAAATTCGTATCATTTTGAAGTTGCGCGCTATATTAAAAAACAGATATCAAATCCTTTAGTTGTTAACTACAAAAATTGTCAATATGAAGATGTAATTAATGGAGAGAATAGCAATGAATATGATGTAGTTATAGAGGATAATTATTACGAGAGTATGATGGGGTTACCAGATTACACATGGGTGAACGGTGACACCTGTAGCAGTTTATTTTCAGATTTTACTCCTTATCAGAGAAAAATACTTATAAAATATTACTTAGAGGACTATAATGATAGACAGATAAGTGAATTATTTGGCACCAATATAGGAGTTATAAATAGTAAAAGGAGAAATGCTGTAGATAGACTATGTGATTTGATTGGTGTAGATAAAGATAAGCTACCGCGTAAAAGAAAATCAGGACGCAAAGCTAATTTACCAGTCAATAATAAAAAGTAGGAGGAGAGATGCTTAATGAAAATACAAGAACCTGTTATTAATAAAGAATTAGTAAAACAAATCAAAAAAGAACTTCATTTGAATGAAGATATCGTATCATTTTTAGTCGGTAGAGGATATGATAAAAGTACTATAGATTTATTGACTAGTGACGAATATGAACCTATAGTTAATGATTACGTGCTTACTAATACTAAAGAAGCATGTGATAAGATATGGAATTATTTAAATGATTGTACAGATATTTATATATTCAATGATTATGATAGCGATGGAATTAATGCAGGTTATATATTGTATGATTGTTTAAGCAGATTAGTATTATTACAAGAATCAGAATGTGAAATACATATGTATACTCCTAATAGATGTGAAGGATATGGATTAAACATGGACTTCTGCAAAGATGTTGTATCTACTATGGATAAAAGAACTCTTGTTATTACAGTAGATAATGGTATAACTAAGAAAGAAGAAGTTGAATACTTATTATCTAATTCTGTAGATGTTGTAATAACAGATCACCATAAACCACAAGAAGGATTAGTCCCTGATTGTATAGTAATAGATGCACATCTTAATGATACAGATAATGAAAATGCTTTAGGGTTATGTGGCGCTGCTGTTGCATATAAGTTATGTAAATACATATTAGAAGATAAGTTAAATGATACAGTATTTCATGAAATATATGTACCATACGTAGCTATTGCTACTATAACTGATATGATGCCAGTAACAGAAGAAAATATCATATATGTAAAAGATGGATTATATTTACTTAATGATAAAGAATATAAAAGTATGTTTAATACAGATGGTGAAGAAACTAATGTATTAAATTACTACAATAAATTTAAAGGTTATAGTATAACACCTAAAGATATAGCATTTGAATTTGGTCCACAATTAAATTCATGTGGTAGAATGGGCGATGTTAACAAAGCAATGGAACTTGTACTTGAAACTGACGAAGATAGAATAGTTGATATGTACAATGAAGTATGCGATATAAATGAAGAAAGAAAGCTTCTAACTGATACAGCTGTAGCTGAAATACTTGCAACTGTAGAAGATAATTGTGTATCTGTAATAAGAGTAGTTAGAGGTTTACAAGGTGTAGCAGGTAATGTAGCTACACATATAACAAATATAAAACATGTACCGACTATATTATTTACTGATGGTAAAGATTTAATAACTGCTTCTTCTCGTTCTATACCAGGCTTAGATTTACAATACATATATAAAACTATAAGCACTCAATTGGAAATGAGCTTTGGTGGACATGAATTAGCAGCAGGTGTTACTATACATAAAAAAGATTTCAATAAGTTCGTTGCTTTATTTAACAGTATAGTGTACGATATTATATTATCTGCACAAATTTCAGAAGAAACAGAAGAGCCTATAATGTTAGTAGATAAAATATTGTCAGTAAAAGATTTAGGTGATAAAATTGTAAATAAGTACAATAACATATTATATTTTAATGATTTATCTGAACCTGTATTTTGTCTTAAAGACGTATTTATAAAAGATGTTCGAGAATCTAAAAATAATAAAAATAATATACAATTCTTTTTCAAAGATAAGACAGGTGAAAATAAAAAAGGTATATGGTGTTGGAAATATGGCAATACTTATGAAGAGGCTGGACGTCCAACAAAAGTAAATGTAGTGTTTACACTAAATAAATTTAATAGTATGTTGTGTATGAACATAAAATATATGGAGCCAGTTGAATAAAAACTGGCTATTATTTTTGCCATAATTTCTATATTAAGATATATAACTTGGAGGGAGTTGATATTTTGAAAGATTTTACACATATACATGTACATACAGTTGGTAGTTTGTTAGACGGATACAATAGATTATCAAATCTTATAGATAAAGTCAAAGAATTAGGAATGGATGCTATTGCTATAACAGATCATGGTACTTTAGCAGAAACATTTACATTCAATAAAATGTGTCATAAAGAAGGAATTAAACCATTACTTGGTTGTGAAGTATATTATACTCATGATATAAATACTCTTTCTTTATCTTCTGACGAAAGAAGAGAATTAGCATTAGAGAAAGCTTTAGCAGATGGTATAGAGATACCAGAGAAAGCTAAGAAGAAAGAGATAACTGAATTAATTAAACCATATATGTATGATACTAAAGGTTATCACCTTATACTTATTGCTAAGAATCAACAAGGTTGGGATAACCTAGTTAAATTAACTAGTGAAGCAAATGATAAATGTACATTTAATGGTAGAGGACATTGTGATTTAAACTTATTACGTAAATATAGTGAAGGATTGATATGCACTTCAGCTTGTGTATCATCTATAATATGTGACTCTATAAGAAAAGGCAATATACAGTTTGCAGAACAAATGGTTAAAGAGTTTGTTGATGTATTTGGCGATGACTTTTATCTTGAAATACAACCATTAAACTGGGAAGTACAATATGAAATTAATCTTCAATTAATGCGTATAGCTAATTTGTATGGTGTTAAATTAGTAGCTTCTAATGACTCACATTATACAAATAAAGATGATTGGTATGAACATGACGTACTATTATGCATGGCTTCTGGTGCGTTACTAACTGATGAGAACAGAATGAAATATGCTCATGAATTTTGGATAAGAAGTTATGATGAAATGGTTGAAGCATTTATGGGACAATCCGACGATGAAGGCTATATGCAACTTGTTTGCGAAGCTTTAGCTAATACTCGTGAAATAGTTGATAAAGTAGAGGATAATATAAAACTTGGCTCTGACCATGAATTATTACCAGAAATAGAAGTGCCTGAAGGATTTACTCCTGAAACATGGTTATCAAGACAATGTTGGTTAAACCTATATAAATATCTTAATAAAAAGAATTTATGGGATAAAAGATTAGAATACGAAGCTAGACTTAAAAGTGAATTAGATATAATAATAACTAAAGGATTTGCTTCATATATATTAATAGTACAAGATGCTATCAATTGGGGTGATAAGAATGGTTGTTCATTCGGTCCTGGTAGAGGTAGTGGTGCAGGTTCATTAGCATTATTCTTACTAGGTATAGTTAAAGGTACAGATCCATTAGAATACAATTTACTGTTCTCTAGATTCTTAACAATGGATAGAAAGCTTTGTCCAGATATAGATAGTGATGTATCTATGGTTGATAGACAAAAACTAATTGATTATCTTAATAATAAGTATGGACATGACAATACATGTCAAGTTGGTACTGTAACTACTCTTGGTGTTAAAAACGGAATACAAGACGTAGCTAAAGTATTAGGTTATTCATTTGCAGAATCTACTAGTATTACAAAAAGAATAGATGAATTGATAGATGCTCCTGAACTATCTTTTAAAATGCTTGATGATTTACAAGAAGAAAATGAGGACTTATTTGACAAATGGGTTACATTACAATCTGAATATCCTGAAGTAATAAAATTAGCTAGAGCGTTTGAAGGAATACCTAGAAACTATGGTAAGCATGCAGGTGGAGTATTAATTACACCTACTGCTATAAATGATACATTCCCTACTAGAACTATGGAGGGACGTAAAGTTACTGTATGGGATAAGAATGTAGTAGAAGAAGCTGGTGGTGTTAAATATGACTTCTTAGGACTAACTACTATATCAGTAATAGAATTATGTCTATCTTATATAAATAAGAATTATGATATCAATCTTAAATTAACTGACTTATATGAAAACATATCTATACGTAGTGATGAGAATTCATTTGGTATGCTAAAACATCAAGATAGTGAAGCAGTATTTCAAATGGAATCTAATTTATTTAAAAGTCTTATGAGAGATATACAACCAGACAGTATAAATGACTTAATAGTTATCACATCACTTGGTAGACCTGGTCCTTTAGGTGCTGGTATGCATACTAAATATGCTAAACGTAAATTAGGACAAGAACCAGTAGTTATGCCTCTTCCTAATCTTGATGATATATTAGCCGATACATACGGTACTATAGTATATCAAGAACAGATAATGAAAATATCTCAAGTAGTGGCGGGCTTTGATGATAATCAAGCAGATACTTATATGAGAAAGGCATTGGCTAAGAAAGATAAAAAGAAAATGGCTCTTTGTAAAGAATGGTTAATCTATGGTAAACCACAACAAGATGAACATGGTGCGCCAATAGATGGAGGTATTAAAAGAGGATATAGTGAACAAGAACTATTAGCGTTCTGGGAAGATTTAAAAGGATATGCGACATATTTATTTAATAAATCTCATGCTACAAGCTATTCATTATTATCATCAATAACTGCATGGTTGAAATATTATTATCCAAAAGAATTCTTTGCAGCGATACTATCATTAACTAAAGAACCTACTAATAAGAAGAAAGACAAAAAAAGACCTAAATATATCGAATTACTTGAAAAGCAATTTAATATAAAGGTCGAATCTCCTGATATTAATTTATCAGATGAACTGTTTACTCCTCTTGCTGACCAAGATAAAATACTATTTGGATTATCAGCAGTTAAAGGAGTGAAAAATAAAGCTATAGATGCTATAATAAATAATAGACCATATACTTCTCTTGAAGATTTTTACGATAAAGTAACTAAGACTAATGTTAATAAGACTGCAGGAACTAATCTTATTAAGTCTGGTGCCTTTGATAGAATAAACCCTAATCGTAATGCGTTAATAAATGAGTTTCATAGCATAAGAAAAGATAAAGACGAAGAGTTATGCGAAGAATCTTATAACTCTATAACTTGCATGGCTTATGAAGATGAAGTTCTTAATGCATATGTTACTTATAAACCATGGATTGATAGTTATAATGTAGGAGACATAGTTAACTTTGAAGGACAAGTCATGGCTACAGAAGAAAGATATGATAAGAATGGTGGATTAATGGCATTTGTAACAGTATATGCTGAACCATGCACTATCAAATTAATAGTATTCTCTCGTCAATATAGATTGCATTGTGACTTATTCGATAGGGCTAATTACGGCAGAACCCTAAAAATCAAAGGAGAAAAGAAAGACAAAAACACAGTAGCCTTTAAGATAGGCTCATTGGTGCGAGAATAGTACAAAGACGCAGACAAAACAGAACTTAAAAGAAAAGTAAAAAGAAAAGAAGAGAAAAAATTAAAATAAGGTGAGGCCCATGCCTCACCTTATTTTAATTTTTTCACCATATCATTCACTATATTCATCATTTTATCCTTACGTTCTTTGGTTAAGTTGCTATTATACAATATATTTATTAATTCATCAACGTTACATAAGTCAAATGATTTGTCATAATTTTTTACCGTTATGTTTGTACCCTCAATATTTTTCACTGTATATACATACATATCTTTTCCTATTTCTTCTATGTTGATTATTTCACCGAATCTATTTGGTATAAGATCCGCTTTTAGTATTGTCTTTTTTAATTCAAACAAATACACATACACTATATCGCCTATTTTATATTTCATATATATCTCCTTATTTTTTCTTTTTTTTGTTTTTCTTTTTGGTATTAGTGTTACCACACTTACTTGGAGCTAATGCCATATAACCACCTCTTTGAAGTCAGTTTCTTTTAAGAAAAAGGGGACATCCGCATGTCCCCAAAAAATAGGAGGGTATATAGTGAAAAAATTATATGGAACACAAATATTTGTCTTCGCTATATTATTACGTGTGATATCAGTTATATTTTTTAATACCAAGATTGATTTTTAATATTAGCATCTTCTTGATTGAATTTAAGAAGTTCCATTGTAGAGCCACCATATGTTTTGTAAGCATTCCATGCTGCTTTATATTTTTCTGTACCGTCTTTTTTGTCATTTACTTTCTTAGCTGCTGTAAATGATGAAGTTACTTTACCACTACCCCAAGATAGAACGTATACTTTATAAGATTTTTCTGAAACTATATCATTATTCTTACCTTTAGTTAATACGTCAAAGTCAAAGCAGTATCCGCCTGTATCTTTTACAGTAAATATACCGTCGCTATTAACTTTACCTTTAAGATCTGGGATATATAGTTTAGTTCCAATTGGCATATTATGAGCAGCTACTCCTTTATTATACCAATCTTTTGTTTTACTACCATCTGCTGTAATAGAAACACTTCCACACCATGGTCCATAATTTGTAAGTCTACATTTGTTTAATACGCATACATAGTTATTACCATCTACTGTACCTGTTGCTTCTTGTACTCCAGTACCATTAGCTGCTGATGATGAAGCTACTTTGTCTGCTTCTTTTAGTTCTTTAGATCTTACAAAGAAACTATATCCCCAAGCATAATGACCAGGTCCCCATTTGTCTATTCTTATAGCTTTAGGTGGGTTATAAGGTCCACTAGCATGTCCAATTATATGTTCTCCATCTTCATCTTTACCTAGATAAACCATTGCATGATGTGTTTGTATTATCTTTCTAGCTTTAACGCTATCTGGATTAACTTTAGAGCTAGATACCATTATTACATCTCCAGGTAATGCTATGTTTAATCCTTCTTCATCAACGTACCACATATCACCATCATTATTAACTATTTCGGATACTAATGAATTGTCTGAAGCTCTCTTATTATATAAGCTTGATAGACCTGCATATTTATAAGCAGTTGATACTAGTGATGTACAGTCATAAAGTGCAGGATTTGTACAACCATGTAAAGTACCTTTGTAATATTTAATATCATTAGGGTCTACTGTTCTAGGACTATTATTATAAGTAGCTTTTCTATCTGTATTTTCTTGACATACTTTTTTAACATATTCTACTATTTTATTTCTACATTCAGCACCAGTAAGTCCATTTGATACTGAACCCATACTTCCTGAGCTTTCTAATCCTATGTAGCCTTTAAGACCATTATCGTATGCATAACCTGTACGATTAGCATTAAAGTTTTCGAAATAGAAATCTTCAGATGTATAATTATTAGATTGAGTTGTATCGGCTTCTTCTCTTGTATCTACCCATTCACCTCTATTAATAGTATTATAATCTTTATATTTTGCTATAACATCAGCATCGAGTTTCTTATCAAGATTAGATGTATCGATTTCTCCTATTTCTCCATCAGATTCGTCTTTTAAATATTTAGAAGCTATGCCTTCAGTTGGATATGCTTTAACATCTGGAGCTTGAGTATCTACTTCTGTAGTTTCCCAGTTCATTGTAAATACATAATCAGATTCAAGAGATTTTTCTAATTCAGCTTTAGCTTTTTCGTCATCACCTAATTTTTTCTTTAATTGTTCAAGGTATGCTTTTTTGTCTTCTTTCTTCCATTGATCTATTAAAGTACCTGGTTTCTTATCAGGGTCTAAACTAACATCTGCGTAAGAAAAAGAAGAAGCTCGGTTCTCTACCTTATTTAAATTCTTGAAGTCGTCTAGATTCATATAGCTCATTTGCATATCATCAAGTATAGCTGAACCATTAAATCCTGTTTCATCAAGTATGTCGTATATTTGACCTATAATAGGTTCATATCTTGTACAACACATACATTGATCTATCGTTACGCTAGCTCCATCGTTAACTCTATCATCACATAAACATCTTATTGTTTTGTATTTACCGAATACATCTTGTCCTCCGTAATATACGCAGTTTACGTTTATACGAGAGCCTACTCTACCTATGTTTCTTACCATAGTGGCTAATACATTTTCTATTCTTACAAGTCTTTGTTCTATCTTTTTAGATTGTGCAAGTTGCATGTCGTTAAGCATTGCAAAATTCTTAGCCATTGGATGTGCTAACGGACATCCTGGATGATTACAAGAATATAATCTAGATTCTATTTCATCTATTTTTATTTTAGGAAAATGTTGTTCTAGTTCTGTTATTCTATCATCATAAGGATAAGGATCATTGTAGTTTATAGGTTTACCCTTTGATTCCTTTTCTTTATCTTCCAATGTATCGTAATCAAAACTGAATTGTTTCTTTAATATCTCTTCGTTCTTAAGTTTTCCATCCTGTAAAGCTTGTAGCGGTATACTGTTTTTACTTTCCATATCATAATCTGATGTAGAATAGTTAGGAGGAATTATTAGATCAGGATATATAGGATCACATTTAACTTCAGTTTGTTGATATAATACATTTAATTCATCTGCAGGTTTTACACAGTGGTCTGTTGAACCAGGGCCTGCTTCTACTACATTATAATGAATTGAGTTACCAGTTAACGTATTTAAACTTTCTGTTAATGTATTAAGTCTATCATCTTCTAATACTGGTGCATTTAATACTTCATCTAAACCCTTGTCATAAGGTTCAAATTGTAACATATATGTATCTATTAATTCATAATTAGAATATGACATTATTTCTTCATATTCTTTATTAGTTACTACTGTTTTTATTGTAGGTTGAGCATCTTTAGTACCTTTAGCTTTATCTTGAGTATAAATCATTATACCACCATTATCATATGCTGTAGCACCTACTCCAGCTGTACCTATATTACCAGTAGTAAAGTTATCGTCAGTTTTTGTTTTATCTTTATAGTTATAAACTTTTTCTACTGATATATCATCTATATATATATCGAAAGGCTTTTTGCTACCTATAACTAATGAATATTTATCGTCTTTCTTGAATCCTGTTAATAAAGCTGTACGTCTAGCAAACTTAGTAGTATCATTTGGAAGTGCAAATTTAGAAGACGCTACTACTTTATTGTTCTTATTAACAATATAATAAGTTAACCCATCTTCTATATAACTTTCAGTTGCATTTACATCTATTGCTCCAGGTTCATCATCAGAAGTTACGAGTTTTATCCATGCAGATACTCTAAGTGCAAACTCACTTTTATCAGAATCTACTGCAGACGTATCTATCTCTTGTTTAATACCTGCTAGTTCTGATTTAATTGAACGTATTCTAGCAAAGTAATTGCCTCTATATTTCCAACGGTCTGGTTCTCCGAAGTCTGCATTTTTAACTAATAGAAATTCTACATCTCCTTCTTTGTCCCAGCTTTCTAATGAACCATCTGTTGTTTGTACGTTAGGATATTTCTCCATAACACCTGTAGGTGAACCTTCGAAATCAGGGTTTTGAATTTCTATTTCTTTAGTCATCATACCTTTATCTTCATTATCGTCTGCTTTTTCAACTGTGAACTCATGTTTATTAAAAGTAATACGATAAGCTTTTACCCAGCCTGTTTTATCTTTATTAGTTTCATCTAATATGCTTACTTGGTAGAATCCATTTTTTTCATCCATATCTAAGATTTTAACACGTGTTTGAGAATCTGTAGTTACTACTGTTGTGTCCATCTTAGTTGATTTATATAAATCTGTATCATCATATTTGATCCAAGCTTCATGATTTTTCTTTTCAGTATTTACATAACCGAATTTATTAGCACTGATTATATATAAACTGACAGAAGGTACATAACCTACTTTATTATTAGCTTTGACTTTGTAATAATATTCTTTTGCTATGTCTGTTATTAATGCTTCGTCTCCTAATTGAAGAACTTCTACTACTTTACTAGTTTCATCTGTTTTGGCATATACATTAACAGTAGCATCATCTCCAACGTATGCATATTTATTTATATTAGCGGGATCTGCTTTTACTTTATCGTATTCTGGAGTATCACCACCTGTTGTAGGTTTATCATTTTTATCTTTGCCATTATCATATGCAGTTGGAATATCGAAAGGACTGTCAAATACTACAAAATCAGATGAAGCTAAAGCATTAGCTGAAGTATTATTATTGTTATTATTAGTACCAGTATTACTTGAACCTGATATTGCTGCCTTGATATTTTCTGATAATTTCTTTAAACCTGCTGTATTAGGATGTAGATTATCGCTTACTACATAGTTTGGATCTAAATATCCATCTTTTAGTAAACCAGCAGTTGTTGAGATCCAATTCAGATTGCTATTTTGATTACAATAAGCTTGTATTTCTGAGTTAAAAGTTTTTATTTTTGGATTAAGTGTTGCTGCAGTTTCAGAACCCCATTTACTAGAGTAATGATAATTCTTACCTGTTGGTAATACTTCACCTACATAAATAGGTAGGCCAGGATACATGCTTATTAATTTATCTAATAAATCTTTTTGATATTTTACTATAGGGTTGTTAACACCTAGTAATACGAATACATATTTTACCTCAGAAGGTTTAGGGAATGATGCTGTCTTATCTACTTTGTTACCGTCTTTTTTATAGTAACTGTTAGCAGCCCATCCACCATTAGCTACTACTTTTTGATCGTCAAGTAATTTACAGCTTTTCATTAATACTGTGATAGAGTCTCCTAACCAGAAACCTCCAGCAGCCGAAGCTAATGTAGTATTGCCTGTAGATGTACCTGTACCTGTACCAACGTTACCATTCATTCCTAAATCTGGTGATAAATCTATGAATTCATTTAAGTTAGTATTAGTTAATAGATTATATGGCACATATGTACCATGTACTTGTCCGTATTTCTTAACTAACCAAGTAACTTGTTTGTCTACTTCTATTAAGAACTTTTTCCATTTATCTCTGTCTAGATATACAAAAGGGGATGGAGCTCTATTAAGGTCAAATTCACGCCATAAGTTATCAGCAGTAAATCCTTCGAAGTATAATGCTTGAGCGCACTGTTTGATTATTTTCTTTTCTACATCTTCCCAATCGTATTTCTTATCTTTTTCTACTGCATGTGTATTAGTTTCAAAGAACGCACCTATAGATACAGTGTATTTAGGGTTTTGATTATTAAATAATGCTCTGTCTATATATGTATGTTGATTATTATCTGCACATGCAAAACATATTTTACTTCTATTTACATTGTCTTTAGTTACTTTATCTTCTGTAGCCCCTACAGTATATACAGCTATTTGTTGTAAAGGTTCTGGTATCTTTCTAGAACCTCCACCAGGTTTAACATATATTAAAGGATTTACCCTCATATCATCTAAATATAATTCAAAATGTAAATGATTTTTGTCTGTTTCTCCTGTGTGTCCTACTTTACCTACGACATCTCCTGAAGCTACAGTTTGACCTATAGATACTGCTAGACTTAACATATGCGCATAGTATGTATAACATCCATCAGCGTGTTTTAATTTAACTACATAACCAAATGATGCATCTTTTCTAGATTCTACTACTACACCTTCAGCATAAGCGTGTACATTTTCGCCTTGATCCGCTGGTATATCTATACCACCATGCATTTCAAATCTATCATGATATTCACATTCTCTATATCCATATGCAGAAGATATTTTAGCTATACCTGGTATTGGCCAACCATATACTGTATCAGATTCTTCAATATCATTTGCATAAGTAGCAACTTTCATTACTTTTTTAGCTGATTTTTTGCTAGTTGTTGAATTTTTATCTTTTGATGAGTCGTCTTTTGAGTTATTGTTACTACCAGAACTATTAGATATATAAGAATCTATTTTATCAAACCATTTCTTACCTAATTGTCCTCTTCTTTCATAGTAGCCTCCACGTTCGAAACATTTACCGAATACTACGGCTGCTTGATAAGGATCTTCCATTTTAATATATGCGTCAAATCCTCCGACTTGTTTCTTTAATAAGCTAGCACAGACGGTTTCTTCTCCTGCAAGCTCATCCCACATGTGTTGAATTTGCACATCAGGATCTGTCCATTCTTTACCTGCTGCTTTAGCTTTTTTCTCTAAGCTTGCAAATCTTTCTGAACCTTTTAGCCATTGGAATAGACCTACTGCTGTGTATGGTGGTGTTACTTGTTTAGGGTCGAAACCACTTTCACCTTCACAGTTACCTATGATAGCACAACATACTGCTTTAGTTGCTCCTTTAGAAGAACAGTAATTATATATCTTAGCAGGCACGTCATTACCATCTATTGTTCCTGCAGGAGTACTAGTACCAGTACCTGCACTTGTACCTCCACCAGCACCTATAACTGTACCTGAATAAACACCTTCGCCAGGAACTAATGTTACATCTGACACGGAAGTACCTACAGTATTCCCTCCTGTAAATGGTCCAGATGTAGTTGGTACCTTTTTAGAATAATCTATTTCAGTATCGTAATCTACTTTATAGTGGAACGCTCTGTTCCAATTATAATATTTGAAATATTCTTTCATAGCATCTACGCTACAGTTATGATAAGGAGGATACATATGTAATGTTAATCCTTTTATCTTATGCATATCTACCCAGTTATCTGAAGTATTTGCATTTGGCAATGATTCTTGAGCAGTAGTGTAACCATTATTGGCGAAAACAAGACTAACACTTGCTGAGCCTCCTGTACCACTACTACTTCCGCTACTTGTTCCAGTATCTACCATAGAGCCTGCAGTAGTAAATGTAGAAGTATCGATTGCTATTGGTGTATTAGCATCATTTCTACTTTTTATAGTTTCTTTCATATAACCCCATAGATTCTTTTTCATAGTAGTATATGGACATGGTTTATCTTGCGTATCGCCATGACGTACTACGTTTTCTATTGGTATATTATATGTTTTCATTAAATATCTTGTTAATTCTATTGCATTATCAGTAGCTTTATCAAAATCTACACTAGATCCATCTGCTATTTCTATACCAATTGCATTAGCGTTTGTACATGTACCTTTTGGTAATCCTTGACCCCATGGTGCATAGTGTCCATTACCTTTAGTATGTTGACCATTCCAGTTATCTTCTAATATTTGATAAATTTCATCTTGGTCTACTGAATAATGCGCGCAAATGCCTGCTCTACCTGCTTCTGGATTAGGTCCAAGGCATTGCTCAAAATAATCACGTACTGTTTTAGCTGTACCGCCACCAGCATTATGTATAACTATATACTTTTGAGATTGCGTAGGTCTAGATTTTGTAGCTAGACTTTTAATACATTTAACTGCCATTAGTTACCTCCTCCTTTAGTTGGTGGAGTGCCACTAGGTTTAAATGGTGTATTATCTGTAGAACTTTTGTCCATTGTTGCCATCTTTCTATCGAACTTAGTTTTATCTAGGAATTGTCTTTGCTTTTCTAACATCATTTGTTGATAAGCGAATCTATCCATAGATGCTTCTAATTGTGGCATAGCATCCTCAACTTTCTTTTGAAACATCATATCATAATAATAATTAAAGTCTATTATTGTTCCATCTTCGTCGTCTTCATAATATTCTTCGCCATAACTTATACATTTTTTAGTTATAGAACATCTGACGCATTCGTATGGATTGGTTACTCTTTTTAATATTAAAGCCATTATAAATACGCCTCCTTTGTATTGATATCAGTATCTATACTATTACTATACAAAAAAGGCGTACTTTTTATTTGCTATATAAATAATTGCAATGGATTATTCAATGCATTATAGTTTATGTCATGTATTATTCTAGGTTTTACAGCTCTAGGTTTAAGTACTACACGACGTCCTCTATCATCTAATAGATATTCTATATCTTCTTTAGTCTTAGCATGAGGTCGTTCATTATTAGCAGCTTTTTTGACAAAATTAGAAGATTTAAATAATGTACTGTCAACGGTATTCTTCATACCATTGCATACGTTATTAGCTATCTGAGTAAGTATAGATTGATTATTACTCATAGCTCTAAGTCCCTCTTCAGAGAATTTACCTTCCATAGATTGAGCAGCCGCTAATTTATTAGCCATTAAAGATAATGCTTGTTCTTGTACACTATCTTCATAATACATAAAGTAAACTGTTATAGCATGTTTTTGAGATAGTCTCCAACTTCTTCTTGATGCTTGTCTCATAGTTGATAGATTATATCCCATTTGATAGAATACTATAGTTGTAAAGTCAAGCAAGTTTAAACCTGTTTCTACTAATGTTGGATTACATATTAGTACATTTACTCCACGATTAACAAGTTTATTGATGTAATCTTCACGATCTTCAGCTTTAGTCTTAGCTGTTAACTCGGATGCATAATATCCTTCTGATGCTATTAACTTAACAAGACTTTTACCTATATCAGTTTGATTTATCGCATTGTAATATACTAATACTCTTTCTCCGCTACGTACTCTATCTCTTATTATTTCCATGAGCTTTTCTTCTTTTTCACGAGTTTGTTTAGGTAATACTCGTGGAACCATTACTAAATCATCTGTATCTGGATTACGTATTTCAGTTGCACAGTGTGGAGCATCAGGATAATTAGTCATTCCTCTTATCATTTGTCCCATTACTTTTAAACTACCTTGTTGGAATGCATTATTAGCTATTGTTTGTTCATATAATCTGTAGCCTTCACGAACTTCTGAGTTCATTTCTACACCTAAAGGTATTTCTGTATAACTTGGTAATCCTTCTGTCATATCATCTAAAGATATAAATGCTGTATTGTTTAATAAGAATTTAGTAAATACTAATGTAGATATGCCAGGTAACAATTTTTCTTTTGTTCCACGTGAAACACGGTCTCTACTATTACGTACTTGGTATCTAGTTTCACGAGAATATACTCCATATAATCTTGCAAATTCCATTTCGTCTTCATAATCAAAACCTTCGTTTTTCATTAAACTAGGACATAATCTATAAAGAATATAATATATACTATTAGCGTATCCATTTAGTATTGTACCTGTTAAGCCTATCATATGTTTGACTGATTGAGTTAAATAATGAAGTGCTTGACCTTGATGCGATTCAGATGCTAATTGATGTAATTCATCAGCTATAAAATAGTCAAATACATATGGCATTCTTTTCTTTATATATTTTGCTACAGGATATTTATAGTTCTTTTTGATCGTAGGACGTACTGTTTCTCCTGTAGTTAGTAATTCATAATATTCTTGTAGCTTATCTAAATAAGCTGTCTCTTTTTTATTAAGATCGTCTCTCATGGCTAATTCTTCTGTTACTTGTTCTATTTTGTCTATCATTATCCAACCATGTTTGCCTAGTTTTATCCAGTTATGATTGGCGTTATTAGTAACTGGCACCCATAACTTGCAACCACATTCTACTTCTTCTGCTTTACCAGTCTTTTCATTAAAGATTTTCTTTTTAGAATGGCATTTATCATTAATAATACCTTTACTTGCAAAGTCTGTATGAGTTAACGGTATAGTTACTTTTGTTCTTCTTCTACCTACTGTCTGTGTTTCTTCTTTCATCAATACTTCTCCACATTCTGGACACACATATGCTTGTTTACGTTGAGACCATACAGCACATGGTCTTTCATCATAAGATAGTTTTGCTACTTCCTTAGACATTATTACATATATATTTTCAGCTCTGTTTCTATTTTTTAATCTGCCTTCTATATCTAATAATTCATCTAAGTTATGAACAGTGAAGATTTTAGCATTAGGAATAAATCTTGTAAGTTCTTTTTCCCAGTTCTTTTGTAGATGCGATGGACACATTATTAAACAATTTAATCCTTTGTTTCTATTCTCATGATGAGTATAAGTTGCGGCTGAAGCAATAAGAGTTTTCCCCGCTCCCATTTCACCTGATAAGATAGTAGACTTATTAATTCTCCAGTTATTAGTGATAGCTTGTATCATACTCTTTTGTGCTTCAAATAGTTCTATCTTATTTTTATCATGAATAAAATCATCTATGTCATTTACATATTGATCATACTTATCTGTTCCTGGAATGAATTTAGGTTTAAAGCTAGTTTGTATCTTCTTAGCTAAAAATTCACCGAACATGTCTAGATAATCATTTAATCCATGAATAGAAGGTAGTAATACAGAAGGATTATTATTCCCTGCTATATTTATTTCTCCTGTTCTTAATCCATTAGATATGATATCTACTAATAATTGTCTGTCGAATACTACTTTATGTGCATTCATATCATCTTTAACGCCATATATTGTTAGTTCTGTTATTGCTCCTTCTAATGCTAATCTTCTTTTGATAAAGTTTTTCCATTCATCTAACAAAGGTACTGAAGAATACTTTTTAAGCTTTTCGAATAATTTATCTTCTATTGTTTCATCTTTAGTTGTATATATAAACAACTTATAATCTTCTCTTGATTGATTTATTGTTATTTGGTCGTCTTGATATAATATAGTATGAACATAATCACTGTTAGATGTCTTTTTAGACATAGTTTTATATTTTTCATTAGAAGAATATGCCCATTTAGCACTTCTTAAAGATATATATACTCTGTTCTTACTTTTGTTAAGTACTTTTATTATATCTTTAGTTGTAGTGTTAAAGCCTATCATAGATATAAATATAAATTCACCACTATCTTGATCATAGATTGTTTTATCAGTCCATGCATGAAGTGTGTGATCTATATTTATTTTTGAGTACTCATTGAGTTTATTATACATATAATTCCTCCTTTTAATTAATACTTACGAAATCTCCATCTGCTGTAAAAGCATTTAGCTGAACCATGTTTGATATAGTATTTTTACATGTTACAGTATTAGTTTGACTATCTCTTATTTCTTCTGAACTTACTGTTTTAACAGTCATACCTTTTATTACATGATTAACTCCTGGGATTTCTTCTACTATACCATCTAACTCTCCACTGGTTAGTATTAATCCTATTTGCCCTAGGTTAAATGGCAATAATGGACTTGTATCTTTCTTTGTCTTATCTTCATCAAAAGATTTATGAAAGTCATTATATAGTCCATCGTTTTCTATTATGTCTGTTAATTCATAAACGTCTATTACAGAACCTCTGAATAGTTGTACTTCTAATTCAGGGTTAGCATTAACAGTATACTCTCCATCGCAATATCTTCTTAAAGAATCAAATTCTATATTTAGCATTCTGTCTAAAGCATCTGCATAATAAGGATTACTTCTTTTAATAGCATATATAGTTATTAGCTTTTCAGTTTTATCTTTATGTGCTATAACCATTACTTCTACGAAGTTTTTTGCTATGAAATACCACATATCATTATACATTCTGTAAAATGGTACAGTATAAACCATTAATCCTCCAGGCTTTAAGAATCTATATGTTTGTTTAAGCATTGCTTTTTCATTAGCTTCTTTTATAGTTTGATTAAAGTTATGTTCTAGTTCAATTTGTGGTCTTGGTTTTAAGAATAATATATCGAATACTTCATTACTTATTTTAGAACCACGTAATGTACCTATTATAGTTTTGTCTATTTTCTTTTTAGCATCATATATTCCATATTGTTCTTCATCTAATCCATAGACTTCTGATACTGAGTTTCTTATGCATCTAGCAAAGTTACTTACATTGGTTCCATCTCCACATTGTGGGTCAAAAATCTTTATATGATCATCTGCTTTAATGGACTCACATATTGTACTTATTAAGTCTGTTCCAATTCTATTTTCGCCTGATTCATATGTTTCTTCTAGAATATATCGTATTGAGTTACCACTAAGTTCATTATCTACATTTGTACTTAATATACCATTGTAAGTTTCAAGTACTTCTAGTAGATTTTCTATTGTTTCTACTGTCTTAATAGCTTCTAGTAAACCTTCTAATTGCGTTCTTATATTATATGTTGAATTATAAGTATAAATTTCTATATCTTTTAAATACTTAGTCATAAGTTTGATATCATTAACAAATCTAGACTTGCATTTAGTGAAATCTACATACTTATTTTTCTTTAAAGAATCAGCATATGATTTAAGAGAAAAGAGTTTTACTTTAAGTAAGTGTTTTACATAATAATTATTTACTTGCATAGTTACCTCCTTTAAAAATAGTTGTAAAAGGCTACATAACTGTAGCCTTTATAAATTTATGTGTATGTTTTTGCTTAACTGCTTTGAATTTGATTTTATTATCTTTTTTAAGCTTAGACTTATAAGTTTTATAGACATTAGCAAATACTACTAAACTTACTAAACCGTCACCAGTTAAAACATCTATGAATGCCATTTCGTTTCCTCTACTATCTTTCTTTTTCGATACTTTTTGAATATATCCTTCTGTTATATAGTTATTATTTATTTTTATATCATCCAGATTTATTCTAGGTAATGTATTGAATTTATTTTCTGTATAAGCTACTCTGTATAATACTTCTTCTACTTCTGCTTGAGGTGCATAAGGTTGCAGTATTAAATCTTTACTTATCTTTATATCAGATTGAGGTTCTTCTTTACGTAACTCACAGTAATACTCATAATTTTCTACGGGGTCTCCTATTGCTCCTGATAATATCAATGGTATCATAGCTTTTTTAGAACAAATTCTTTTTTCAACGTTGTCATGAATTTGTTTAACCAATGGTTCATCAGATGCTTCTGGTATTTTATCATAAATTTCGTCTAACGCTGCTTTAGAGAAACCTGCTAATGCACAGAAACCGATTCTTATCTTATCTCCTTCTACCGTAAAGTTCCATTTAGATTTCTTTAAGTCAAGAGGTAAGAATTTTACACCATTAGATACAGCGTCTAAATATAATTCATACAATTTACGTTTCTTTTCTTCTGTCTTACCACTTTTATTATTATAATTACATGTAAGAGTCGCTGCTATAAACTCTTTAATATGATGTACCTTATAATAAGCTGTTATATAACATATTGTAGCATAAGCTATCGCATGAGACTTATTAAATGAGTATTTTCCTGAATCTAATATTAATTTAAAGATATAATTAAATGTTTCGTCATCCATAGAGCCATGTACTAAACTGTGTAATTTTTCTTCATAAGTTTTTATTTTATCGAATTTCTTTTTAGCAGATGCTTTCATTAGGTCATAACCTTCATGAAGAGGCAATCCCATATTAGAACATACTGCCATTAATTGTTCTTGATAAATCATAATACCACAAGTGTCTTTAACTACACTATCATACATAGGATGTATTAGCTCAATATCTTCTTTACCGTTTAAGACATTGATATATTTCTGATCTAACTTAGAAGAAATACATGGTCCTCTGACAAGTGCTAAACAGTTTGCTAACTCTTCTATACTATTTGGTTTTAATTTATACATTCTAGACTTATAAGTGTTGGATCCGATTTGGAATAGTCCTGTAGTATTTCTAGAACTAATTAATTTCCATACTTCTTCGTCATCATAATTGTCAAATTCTATATCAAATATATCGCCTGTTAGCTTTTCACATTCACTTATAATATTTAATGTATTCACAAATTTGTTAATTTTTTATAATTTCTTTTATTAATTCTTCAGTAATTTCTGTATCATATTTTATTTGTACCAATTTTATATTATGTTGCTTAAGTAATTCTTTTTTAAGCTGATCTCTTTTTTGAGATCTTTTAAATGCTTCTTTATCTTTATGAAAAAATGGAATATATTCATAATGTTGTTTACCGTTATATTCTATACATAGATTTTTATCTTCTATATAAATATCTAAACGCATATGAGTTCCTTCTTCTGTTATTAACCAATCAAAAGTTTTTTCTATAGATATTTTATCTTTATCTATATATTTGTAAAGATGGCTTAATATTTTTCGAATGTCTACACTCATCCAAGAATTATTAAAAATATATTTACTTTTTCCATCTGATACTGCTAAAGATATGTCTTCAATAGAATCATAATATGCTGAAAATGCTTGATACGTAAAATCGCATTCTTCATTTATTAATTTCGAAGATATAAAATTATATTTCATATATATTTTTTTTACTTCAGATAACATATAATCAATACCAGGTTTTACTTTTTGAGGAGTTAATCCTAGTTCTTTTAATAGATTAATCCATCCTCCAAAATTTTTATCTATATGACATTGATTATATTTTCCGTACTTCCTATATAATGAACTATTTGTTGTATGATTTTTTATACAAAAATTATATACGTCTTCTTTCACTTCTTCTGGAGTGATTTTAGATGCAATATTTAATGGTATATTTAATTCGTTTAAAAAATTAGTAAAAGAACCAAATAATCCCTTAATTCCTGTTTTACTATATTTTGTTTTCTTTTCAAATAATTCACAAGTTAAATATCCATATTTTTCATAAACTTCTTTTCCAGCATCTAATAATTCTTTTTTTGTATTTTTAGATGGTTTATTTTTAATATTGAGTTCTTTACATATTTTTTTAATTCCTCCATATTTAGTAAAAAAATTATTATAATCAGATATTTCAAACGTTGTATACGTTTTAAATATATTTTTATTCATATTATTTTCTATTTTATATATCCTTAAAATTTCAGTATATACTTCTTCTTTTGAATATTTAGGTTTATTCACTTTATATCACCTCATAAGTAAATTACCCTATGAAATGATATTTATTGCTATAAAGAAATTATAAAAAATGCTAGGTCATTTCTGCCTAGCTCTCATATTTTAATACGATGTTCAGACTGTATCTTTTTACGTGGGGTTGTCATATATAATTACTTATATATGATGGAGATATTCTCCCAGTCGTTGAGGCGGATCTTATCGTGCCTGCTGATTTTCCCTATTTTTTCGATTGTTACGACTACAATAATTACAAAATACTGTAGGTGTACGAAAAACTTAACAGGTTGTACTTTTTGTACTTTTCCAGCATATAACCCACTACATATGAGAGGGCAAAATCTACCCTAAATAATCGTATTTAACTAATTTTTGACTTTCTGCCGCATGTAAATCAAGTGAAGTTGCATTTAATTCTTTGTCTACTTGTCTTATCATTGGAGCGACATCTATTATATCTGTATCTGCTATTAAAGTACCTGCTGCATGTATAGACATATGAGAAGGCAAATTTTCTAACTTCATGGCCATGTCGAATAAGTCAGGATATTTTTTTTGCCATTCTTTAAGCTCTGGTATATATTCTAATGATTCTTTAATAGATAAATCTGTTTTCTTATCTTCAGTTCCTTCGATATAATAAACTTGTGGAATTAGTTTTGCTATTGTATCTATTTCTTTTAAATCTATTTCGTACAATCTTCCTACGTCTCTAATTGCACTACGTGCTTTACGTATACCAAAAGTAGATACGGCCGCACATTTTTCTATACCGTATGTGTCTATAGTATATTTAAATAGTTTATCTCTACCTTCGCCACTTTCACAGTCCAACGTTAACACCCTCGGTTTCCCGATATTTATTAGGGGACTAGACTATATCTTTACCATTTCAGGCACACCGTACATAGTCGTTGAACCTTCCTCTATTCGAAGCTCGGCTGCTGATTTCCCATTTTTGCGCTACTTAGCACACATAATAACCCTATACGTGCTTTTATCTCAGCTTATAGCATCCTTAACATTTCTTTTTACTTTCGCAGCATTCACGCTTAGGCTTGTTTCATCCTTACGTTGTAGCAGTTAAGGCTTTAGGGTGAGCCAATGTAGGTTAAGCATTGGCTCTTTGTTCCAGCAATTCTCGGTGTCGTAATCCTATAGATTATCTTTCTCTATAAGACGACTAAATTTATTTCTTTTTCTATTTAAATAAATGGTTGAGTTTTTATACATAAATTTATATAGCTCCTTACTTCTTTTGTTTGAGCTATATTCTAAACTATATACTTCTTGTTCTTCTCTTCTTTTATAAAGTTTTGGTATTTTAATTTTACATGATTCATTTATTATATTATTTATGCTATTTAAAAAATCATATGTTCCTATAAAACACGTTTTATATCTATCATATCCTCCACATTTATAGCATGTAATACATCCGTCGCCATCAAAATAACCACGTATAAAATGATGTATTAAGTGTTTAGGTACCTGTTCTTCAGTTGGAAACGTAAGCACATTAGTCTTATGTTCTATCACTCCTAATTTGATTAAATCATCAACTATTTTATCGCTAGTCATTGCTATTCTGCTATATTCTGTTCCTATTTTATAACTATTAGAAGATATATAATCATGAATAGGATATATTGATTTTATAGATTTTTTAAATGCTTCTAAATGTTCTTTATCTGAGCTGGATAGTGTAATACCGAAAACTTTTTGGTTATTATTTATTGATATATACCCATCAGCATATATAAAACCTAACCAATAAGCTTTTTCTTCAGTGTCTATAACCTCAAAGAATTTTTCATCTAATGAATATTTCCTTGAGTTTTCTTTGTTACTTCTTCTTTTTACACCTGCTGTTTTTAATACGTATAAAATTCCGCTATAGCTCATATTGTATTTTTCTGATAATTGCAAAGAAGAACTTCCGTTTTTGTATTCCTCTATTATTTTTTTGTTTCGTTCTTGTTTTTCTTTTTTGTTCATTTAAATCACCCAGTATTATATTACTTAACTATACCATTTATTTATATAGACTTTGAAATTTTTAATCCACGTCTGGAATTGAACCAGTTCTATAAACAGATAAGAATCTATCAAATAATAAATTATACTTAATAGAATCTATCTTAGTTATTCCGATTAAATAAGCCACTATACTACCACATACTGAACCACGTCCTGGTCCTGTTTTAATTCCGTCTAATTGAGCATTGTTAACTAAATCTTGCATAATTAAAAAATAAGAATTAAATCCTAGCTTATCTATGACATCTAATTCTGTATAAATTCTGCTCACATATTCACTAGGATTTGTTATCTTATATTTAATTTCGTCTAATCTTTTAAAACATAAATCTTCCAAATATTCTTTTTCGCTGTTATATTTATCTGGCACTTTGAATTTTGGTAGATTTAATTTATCTGCTTTAAATTCTACAGTTTCGCATTTACTGTTAATTACATTTGTGTTTTCTATTGCTTTTAATATAACGTCTCTATCATATAATTCGCTATCAAAACTTCTGACTAGTTCATCATAACTCATCATATAATAGATTTTATCTACATATACAGACTCGTTTTCATTTTCTGGTGCTTTCATTTTTCTGTTTATTCTTATATGAAAATCATGAGTCTTCCAGTCTTCTTTATTTACATAGTGAACATCATTTGCTGCAACCAATGGTACATTCATTTCTTCTGACAAATAAATAAGTTCAATATTAACATCTATTTGTTCTTGAAATTCTCCTGGTTGTATTTCAAGGTAAAAATCTTCACCGAATATAGATTTGAATTTATTTATATATCGTTTTGCTCCTTCTATATCTTCGCATAAAATCAAGCGTGGGATTATTCCTCCCACGCATGCAGATGTACATATTAAACCTTCACTATGATTTTCTAAGTATTCCATTGTAGTTCTAGGGACTTTATAGAAGTTATTTATACTAGCATCTGAAGTTATCTTTAATAGATTTTTAATACCTGTCATATTTTTAGCTAATAATATTAAATGTGTATTAGTTTTTTCTTCTTCCTCTTCTTCTGGTTGAAGATAAACTTCACAACCTATTATAGGTTTTATATTATTATCTATACAAGCATAATAAAAATCATACATGTCTGCTAGCGAACCATGATTTGTTACGCATACAGTTTGCATATTTAATTCTTTTAGTTTATCGACTAATTGGTCTAGTAAGATTATACTATCACCTACACTGCCGTAAGCTAAATGTAAATGAGTTATTACATAGTTTTTACCATAGTCCATCGTCATTATCATCATTGACTTCTATGATTTCGAACTCATTTATCTCATCGTCTTCAAAGTCAATTTCTCCGTTTTCCGCAATCTGGCACGCAAAACATTTCCCTAACTTCTTATGGTCCTCTTCATAATGAACACAATCTATTATATTATTTAGTTCATCTAATTTTATTTTAATATTATCGCGAGTACAAAAAGTTCCTTCCTCTTTAACTGAATCTCGCGGCTGTGAACAGCACGCAGAATTATATTTGCACATATATATGTCACATTTCACTGTAGTTTTATGTTCTGTCATATCATTCTCCTCATTATTTTATTTGTATTCTCTACATTTTATGTCATTGCAATTAAAAATTTCTCTTAATATACTCCTATGACATTGCAAGTCATCTTTCTCGTAGCATATTAAAAATACATCTTTTCCCTCATCCAGGTATTCTTTTATTTCGTAAAACGATTTTTCAAATTCAGAGCTTGTTGATGCTTGTTCTATATATTCTTCTCTGAACTCTTGCCAGTTCATTAAACCATCTTTATATCTTGCAAATATATATTCTGAAGGAGCTAAAGATGGTCTCCATATAAGATTATATTTCTTTGGATTGAATGTTGTAGTCGGTCTAAATCTTGTTATTAATATTTTTACTACATCTTCATTGTCTGGCAAATTTTTTATATTACTTAAATATGTTGTATATAACATGTTCTACCTCCTAATTATATTATAATAGCCACCCATTTCTGAGTGGCTATATTATATATTATAACATATATAAATTAATATTAATTTGAGGTATAGCTTTTTTTCTAGATTTACTTTTGATATTTTGGTCGATATTATAAAATTTTAGAGCTCTTAAAACTTTTTCTGTTACTTCTGAAGAAAATTGGAATGTTACAAGTCCAATTTGGTTATCTACTTCCATGAATTTTATATCTTCATTTAGATATATTTTTTCTTCTGGATATAGATTTGAGTGTAGTGTATAAGTGATACATAAAGCAGATTCTGTTCTACCTATAGTTTCGACTCTATCTCCTGTTACTACTGAATGATAACTCATTCTGTCTGGTTCTTCAACAACTTGGATAGCGCAATTTACAAGATCTTCTACGCGAAATCTTTGTATAACACTATAATTTCGCAATATATCATTTAGGCAATCTGTTATATAGTCAGCTGCAAATGAGAAATTTGCATCATAATAAGAAGTCATTTACGTTAACTCCATTATCTGTTTTAGGTTTCTGCTTTTTCATTTTCTCCGTTTGTAACTCATATACTATTTGTGATAGTCTATAACATTCACTTTCTAGACGAGCTATTCTTTCCATCATTTCTTCTTTAAAGTCAGCTTGATCTTTTCTAAATCGCTGCATTTCTAATTCTTCACCCATGGATCTAGCAGCAGTACCAGGTAATGTTAATATTCTATGAGCTGCAGGATCTACCATTGCTACACTACTAAAATCATTAGGAGCAAGAGTTCTACTGTAATCTACATTTAAACTAGGCTCATAATTTCCAACAACTATATCGCCTTCATTATTAGCAAACAATGAACCTGATGCAAATTCTGATATTTCACTATAGTCATTTCTATTTCTATTAACAGTCATTTTTTATCTCTCCCCTGTTGTACCGAAACCTCCTCTATCTTTGTTTCCAAAAGTTTCGACTTCATCAAATATTAATAAAGGCATTGATTCCATTATTCTGAATTGTCCTATTTTATCTCCTTGATGAACCATTGTACCTTTACATTTACCTGTGCCTTCTAGTATTTCATCTTTACCTTTAAGACAATAAACTGGCATTAACCATTCATCGTTGTCTCCTATATAAGTATCATCTACAACACCTACTGAGTTAGTTTGTATAACTCCCCAAGTTTTAAATGTAGAGCTTCTAGGAGCTAGATGTCCTTCATAGTCTTTAGGTAATTCAAGGGCAAATCCTAATGGTACTTTAGCCATTTCACCTTCTTTAACGAATACATCTTTACGTGCATAAACATCTATCCATTTACCTATGGCTTTTTGTTTTAATTTAGTAGCACCTTCAAAATATTTTATTCTTAATTTCATTGGTTCTTTTGTTGTCATTTATTTTACCCCTCCATCTTCTTCACTGTGGCAGCTGCATCCTTCATCGCCACATTGACATTTACTAGTTTGTAATTCAGCTATTTCCATATCTTTTTCGTCTATCATATTGTTCAATCTATTTATCTCTTGTTGAGATTCTACTAGTTGACCTTTTAGTATAGCTTCTGATATAGTTAGCTGTTTTATTTTCTCTCCTAATTCTTGTATGATTCCATCTGCATTCATATTAATGGACCTCCTTTATATATTTTAACCACATTTACTCCATGAGCATTCTGGGTTTTGACAACTTACGCATCCTCCTATTGCTAGAAGTGTTTTCTTACCACAAGCAGGACATGTTGTATAATAATCGTCTAAAGAGTTAGCTTTTTCTTTAACCTTTTCTTTAGTTATCTTGGGTTTGACTGTTTTCTTTGGTTCTGGCATGTCTTCATCTTCGTATTCATTGATACCATATTCTTCGCAGAATTCTTTATGCGCATCTAATAATGCATATGCTACTGCTGAAGCACAAGATGAACCTTTAGATGTTGCATGAGTAACATGTTTAGAAACTTGGTAAGCAGGACAGTCTACTACTGATAGTAATTGATCTACTATTTCTTCTGCTGGAGCTCCTTTTCTAGCACATAAACTAGATAGTCTAGATACAGCATTTAACATAGATAAACAACCGCCTTTAGATCCTTTGTCTAAGAATACTTGTCTTAAGTCTCCTGTATCTGGATCGAAATAGAAATTGCAATGTAAGTGTCCGCATCCAGTAGTTAATTCACGATATACGCCACGTACATTATTATCTATCAATAAAGTGTCTCCAAATTGTAAACCAGATTCATTCTTCATTTCAAATACTGGAACTTCTGTTTCTTCTTCTTTAGAAGCTTCAGTTAGAATTGCATCACGTTTACAACCTGCTCTATATATAGTTAATCCTTTACATCCTTGTTGCCATGCATATATATATGCTTGTTTAACATCTTCTACTGTAGCACTCTTAGGAAGATTAATTGTGGAAGATATTGACGCGTCTATATATTTTTGCCATGTTGCTTGAACTTTTACTCTATTTTCTACTGGTACTTGATGAGTTGTTATAAAGAATCCTGGCAATTCATCACTTACTGATAAATCATGTAGTTCTTTATATTCTTCTGCTTGTGTATTATCTATTAGATATGTTACTTCTTCGCCTCCATTTAAGCTTTTAGTTTTACGAGTATATTTTAAGCTGAAGAAAGGCTCTGCTCCATATGATGTGTCTAGCATACCAGCTATTGAACCTGTTGGTGCTATTGTAAGTAATTGTGAATTGAATAAGCCTTCTTCTAATGCTTTGCACAATTTGTCAGCGTTATATTCTATATTTTCTAATAGATTTCTAATTGGTTTAGATCTTTTAAGTCTTTCAGCATCATAACCATAGAATGGTTCTAATCCTTTTTCTTTCATGTAATCATTAGATGCTATTATTGCATGATATAATATAAAACTACCTAACTCATCTATTATTTTAATAGATTCTTCAGAGCCATAAGTTATTCCTAATTTGATTAGCATGTCTGCAAATCCCATTACTCCTAAACCTATTTGTCTATATTTCTTAACACTTTCTCTTTGCATTTCTAATGGATGAAGATCTGCACCTTCTATTAATAAATCATTTATTGCGTATACTGCTTTATATATTGTACAAGCTAATTCCATATAATCTATGATTGCAGTTTCTGTATAAGGATCCAATACAAATTTAGATAGATTTATTGCACCTAGATTGCATGCTCCACCTGCAGGTAATGGTTCTTCTGCACATGGATTAACTCCTGCATATGCAAAGTCACCTGCTTTAATATATTCAGATAACAAATTATTGTTATTCATATTGTCCCAATAAAGAATACCAGGTTCGGCATAGTCCCAGTTATTCTTTGCTAGTTTTTCGAATAATTTGTCTGCATCTACTTCTTTAGTTATTAATGAACCGTCTTCTAATAAGTAAGAACAAGTATATTTTTGTTTGGTAACTACTGCATTCATAAAGTCATCAGTAACTTTTACTGATATATTAGCTGATGTTACTTTGTCTGTATTAGTTTTCTTATCTATAAATTCTTCTATGTCTGGATGATTTATATCCATAGATAACATTAATGCTCCACGTCTACCTTTTTGTCCTATAGTATCAGTTACTTGAGCGAATGTATCCATGAAACTGCATGCACCTGTAGTAGTCTTAGCTGCATTATGAACAGGAGCTCCATTAGGTCTTAAATTAGATATGTCTATGCCTACTCCTCCTCCATAAGAGAAAGTTCGAGCAAGTTTACCACAAGTATCATATATACTTTCTATATTATCATCAGGTGGTTTTAACACATAACAATTTGAATATGTTATTTTAGTCCCTTGATCTTGAAGTCCTCTATTGGCTAATATTCTACCGCCGAATATAAATTTCTTATCTACTATTAATTGTTTTAAATCTGGATCGCCATTTGATACACGATCTAACCATTCATCAAATGTTTCACCATTATTTTGATATTTGTCACGCCATGTGCTGTGTGCTAGCTTGTTTGGCAACCAATCATTAAGATTCATATGTTTTCCTCCTTATAACTCATTGTTGTCGTCTATTATATAATTGATTATATGTTGAGACCATGGCTTAAATCTACTATAATTGTCTATCAATTGTTCTTTAGTAAACCATTGATACATATATTTTTTATTACATGGCTCCATAGTAAATGCAAAAGTATCGAGTACAAATGCTATGCCTAAGTGGCTATCTCCTACATCTTTAACAAATCCTACATGCTTAAAAGGTAATGGTTTATATTTGATTATATTAGTATGTAATAATCTTACTAAAGATGAAAATAAATTATCTGAATAGCCGTCTTCAGGATATATATGATCATATAATCCTACAGAATATAAATCAGATGGTTTATTTATCGGAGCATCGCTACGTTTCATAACTAAGAATTCGTTTTTATCATTACGTATCATTAAAAATGGCATGATTTGTGTAACCTCTATACATTTGTCTAGACCATCATGTGATATGAATTTCCCGTCATTAAATTCGGTATAAATATTTTTATTATTAGCATAAGTAAAGCCATTATCGAATTCATTAACTTGTGAAAATGGAATGGCTAATACATCTTTATAATCTATTGCACTTTTCTTTTTCTTCTTTGCCATATACATACTCCATTCTATTAAACAAATAGAGGACGTTAATCCTCTATTTATATTT